TGCCTCTAATACTGGCTCAACAGTTGCCTCAATAATTGGCTCAACAGTTGCCTCAATAACCGGCTCAACACTTGCCTCAATAACTGGCTCAACTTGTGCCTCTAATACTGGCTCAACAGTTGCCTCACTAACCGGCTCAACAACTGGCTCAACAACTGGCTCAACTTGTGCCTCTAATACTGGCTCAACAGTTGCCTCAATAACTGGCTCAACTACTGCCTCAATAATTGGCTCAACACTTGCCTCAATAATTGGCTCAACACTTGCCTCAATAACTGGCTCAACTACTGGCTGTAAAACTGGCTCAACTGGTGCCTCACTAACCGGCTCAACACTTGCCTCGTCTTGTATAGTAGGCGCAATTTCATTATTTGTTTCCGTCTCCATTTATAATAATTATAAATATAATAAATATTATAAACTTTATTAATTAACTAATACACAAAATATTTTATATATAACCAATTTATTTTCTAACTCTATTTATAGCATGTTGTGCTTGTGAATTATTAGAGCCGCCATAAGTCCAATCATTAAAATTTTTATTTAATGCTTGTAACTTCTTAAATCTTATGTAATCCGATCCCGCATGTACAAATTTTGTATTGCCCGAATACATAGCTATTCCATTTTGGCCACTTGTTCCATCGCCTCTAACTTGTAGTCTTGATAAATTGTTTCCGCCTATTTGATTAGCCTCTCTTCCGTAAATAATGTTTGTCGGAACGTTAGCATTAGTAATAACGTCTCCGGCATTATATGCAGTTCTAAAAGGACCTAATACATTTTTCTTATAAAGTAACGGAGAACTAGCAAGACCACTATTATACATATTACCAAAAGCACGTGACAAATATTTGCGACTTAATGCTCTATCATTACCACCATCGATTGACCCATGTAACATTGGCTGTCCAATATTTGCTTTTCCACCTAGCGAGTTTTTATCAAATATCATAATATATTATTACACTATATATTATAATTATTAAATAAAAATTAAATTAAATAAAATAAAAATAAACAAAAAAAACAAAAAAAACAAAAAAAGCAAAAATATTACTAAATAAATTTATTAAAATAAAAACAAAAAATAAAAAAAACAAAAATATTTCTAAATAATTTCTTTAAGTCATTTTTTATAAAACATTATTGCAACAAATTTACTCACACATAATTCGCGGAGCAATATTCATAGTAATTAATTCCTGAAACATAAGTTTGCAAGCATATGGCAACTCAACATATTTAAAATCATTTCTATTTCCGCACGTATTACAATAATGAATATGCTCTTTATTATTAAATGAAGCAATTAGTCCACATTTATTACATACAAATACGCTAAATGCGTCTGATGCGTCGTAAATTCGTCCTTTTGTAAATCGGGATGCCCCATGCGATATCATACAGTCCCGCTCCATTTCACCAAACCGAAGACCACCATCACGAGACCGACCTTCGGCAGGCTGACGAGTTAAATTAACCATAGGACCAATAGATCTACTATGTTGCTTATCATTTACCATATGCTTAAGTCGTTGATAGAAAGCAGGTCCAATAAATATGTTCATTGTTAATTGTTCACCGGTAAGAGCATTATACATTAATTCATTACCTTTCGATTCGTATCCTAAATCATTGAGTTTTTCAATAATATTGGAAATATCAAACTCGCCAAAACTAGTTCCATCACCAAATAGCCCCATTTCAAGTAATACTTTGCCCAGCAGCGTTTCTTTTAATTGAGCAATTGTCATACGGCTAGGAATAGCATGTGGATTAATAATAATATCCGGTTTTAATCCATTTGCCGTAAAAGGCATATCTTCTTCAGGAATAATATTACCAATAGTACCTTTTTGTCCGTGACGGCTTGAAAATTTATCTCCAATTACCGGCTTTCTAAAGTTACGAATACGGACTTTACAAAAATTATAACCATCGCCATTTGTTTCAATATAATTTTTATCTACGTAACTTTCCTCTTGCGTTCTATGCGAAATAGACGCATCGCTAAATTTGACATTTTTTGTAAAATCATTCTTATTTTCTTTAATAGGAATTACTTTTCCAATAATAATGTCGCGATCTTCGATTAAAGTGTTTTCTTTCATAATTCCCTGAGACGTTAACTTATCATAATTTCCAAATTTGATGTTTTTGGTTTTTGTTTTATCTGGTTTACATCTGATTTCTTCTGTACCAAATAATTTTTTATCTTCATCTTTCTCAGTGTGATAAATTGTTGCTAAAAACAGGCCTCGGTCAATAGATCCCTTATTAAATAATAAGGAGTCTTCCTGATTGTATCCGCTATGGCTAGCAATAGCAACTATTACTTGCTGACCAGATGGAATATTGTTTAATTTGATAATATTCATAACACGCGTTTCTACAAGAGGACGCATTGGATATGTTAATACATACGCCGTCTTGTCCATGCGATTGTCATAGTTAGTTACATACATACCAATAGCCTGTTTACCCATAGCAGATTGATATGTATTACGAGGAGATTGATTGGAGTCGGGAAAAGGAATACACGACGCTAAAACACCGAAAATAGTACTTGGATGGATTTCACAATGACTATAATGATAAATATTATTAGAATTATTATTATCTAAATTGTATGGTTTCATGGCAATCATTGCATTATTTTGCTCACACGCGTCTACATATTCAATAATCGAATCTTCTAATTTTATTCCTACAACTAAATCATCCCAATTTAGTTCATCATCTTTTATCTTTTGAATGATTGACTTGTCATATAACACCTTATTATTTTTGATTTTTAATAAAGGACGTGTAATACGCCCCGCATCATTGCATACTCTAATTTCTTTAAGTTTGCTATTAAATATAATTGAGGTATAAATATTGATAATACCTTTGCTTTTTTTATCCTTTAAAATAGAATAGACTTTTTCAGGATCATTTGTAAATCCGACCCATGAACCGTTAATAAACACTTTAGCGTATTCATCTAACTCTTTATATGACCCTTCATAGTCGTCAATACACTGAATAATAGGTAATATATAATCATAAAGTCCCGAGCTGTTAGAATTAATTGTTATATGTGCCAAATAAGCAAGGTTTTTGACAACACCAATCGATTGGCCTTCTGGAGTTTCAGCAGGACATAAGAAACCCCATGTCGAATTATGTAGTCGGCGTGGTGGGACTAATTTTCCACTTTTGTCAATAGGTGTATTTACACGTCTAAGATGACTTAGACTAGATAAATAGGTAAGCCTATTTAATACTTGAGCAACCCCCACCTTATTGCTATTAATTTGTTTAATACCGAAATCGCCAGTAGCTAAGGCACGTTTAATGCCTTGCTCAATTGTAGTGGATTTGATTATTTTATAAATATTGGTTTTTGTAATAATATTTTCATAGTCATCATTTGACTTCCAAGATCCACAATTTATTTCACGAATAATTTGTTTTTTCATGTCTTTGACGAGCTTATTAAAATAATTACGTAGTAAATTATTTAGCAAAGGACCGGTTAAATCAATGCGTTTATTCATATACGAGTCGCGATCGCTTTCTTGTAACCAGCCAAAAGATGTTTGCAGTAACATATTTGTCATGTATCCTAACATATATATTTTTTGCTTTTCGGTTTTACAGTGAGGAAATATATCATTGCTTAACACTTCCATCGCAAAATCGTATTTTTTCTTTGAGCCTGTTTCTTTATCCATATTCATAGGTGTATAAATTACGTTGTTTACAATAAACCTAATAGCCAATTCTTTTGTCATATACTTATTTGCGTCAATAATAGATGCTTTGAGAGAAAGCAGCATCTTTTTCATATTTTCATTATCAATATTTAAGAGGATTAGCTCGCAAATTTCTTTATCGCTAATAATATCAAATGCTCTGAAAACTATAAATAATGGAATAGGAATTTTAATACGCGGAATTTGTAAATAAATAGCATTTCCGTACCCATTATTTCTTGATGCAATATACATAGTAATTTGTTTAGGCGAAATGCATTTCCAATCAGGAATACACTTCATTTCGGCCTTCCAAGACCATTTATTGTTATTTTTTTCAATATTAAAACAATAAATTTGATTTTCGGCAGCACGCTCTTGGCTAATGCATGTTTTCTCTGATCCATTAATAATAAAATATCCTCCTGGATCCATATAGCACTCACCTGTTTCGTTATGATCCAAATGTTTGTATTGATTTAATACACAAAGATCAGACTTTAACATGATCGGCAGCTTTCCAATATGAACGTTTTTAATTTTCTTTTGGTAATTTAAAACATTTTTATAATTTTCGCCATTGCGAACAGTATACTTAATATTTAAATCGATTGTCATTGCTGACGAATATGAAATATTACGCAGGCGGGCTTCTTGTGGAAACATAATCTTTGTAGAACCGTTATTTTCATAAATTTGAGGGCGATATATCGAAAAATTTTCGAATGTAATCTCAATTTCTAATCTATGTAAATTATGTTCTTTAATATAATCATGATCAGACGAAATAAGCAGCGGATTAAACATTTCAATTGTTTGCTGAATTTGATTATTTACAAAATAATTATATGATTCCAATTGATGCTTAACCAATTGTTTTAGATGTTTATGCTTAAAATACGATTCGATTAATATCCATGGAATTTCCGATTTAGGGATTTCCTTGTTACAAGATACTTCTTTCTCACAAGGTACATCCTTTTCACAAGATACATCCGATTTAGGAATAGAATTCATGATTGTTATTAATTATTATAAGTTGTAAATTATTATATCAATTTTTTATAAAATTTGGTTAATTAGTATTATTTTAAATATAAATAATATTTTAAATAATACTTTTTAAATCAATATGTCAACGTCAACACAAAAAGTATTAACAATAAATCCTGCTTTATTCATGTTTAATGGTGGGAAAAAAAGTTTAAAAAAAACACCAAAAACTAAACCATATGTTGACAAAAACTATTCTATAAAAACTAACAAATTAAAAAAAGAATTATTGAAAAGAGTGAAAGATTATCAAAAAACCAAAGAAACAGAGACACATGTTGAAGAGAAGTCAAAAGAAAATAATACTAGTCCACAAGAAAATAATTTATTTGATGCTAGTGCTTTTGAGAATAATGATTTTGAGCGCGAATTTAATAAATCTCTCACTTTTTTACACGAGCTCTCCAAAAAGAAAAAAGAAAAACGTGCTAAATCATTAAAAGCATCATCCAATATTGATGTTCATATTGATATACCGAAAAATAGTAATATGTGCAATAATGTAAAAACACCAAGTCATGGCTGTTTAAAAAATGGATCATTACCTACATTTAGAGATTTAAATAAAACACAAAAGCATAATGTTAATGGGCCCGGAAAAAAATTAGTCATAGATTTAGACAATAACAAATATTTTGAAAATAAACCGCCTATTAGTGATCAAGTATTAGAAAATAATTCTAATATAAAAATCCAAGAAATTCAAGAATTAAAAGAAGTAAAAGAAGTAAAAGAAGTAAAAGAAATACAAACAAAAGCTATTAATTTTTCAGAAAATAATTTAGATAATAAACCAAAAATGCCTGCACAAATGCCCGCACAAATGCCCGCACAAATGCCCGCACAAATGCCCGCACAAATGCCTGCACAAATGCCTGCACAAATGCCTGCACAAATGCCCGCACAAATGCCAGATCAAGATGCTATTAATTTACATATTCCAAAAATAAATAGAATAACAAGAACATATAAATATACTTTAGGGAAAAAGAATGGATCCAAGCATGTAGGTTTATTAATAAAAAACAGAGATACACAAAAAAAAATAAGACAAGAAGTAACCAAATTAAAGGAACAACCAATTCAAGATGTTAAAAATTACTTACGTAATAAAAATCTTATTAAATTAGGTTCTCAAGCGCCAAATGATGTATTGCGAAAATTATACGAAGATAGTATATTGGCAGGTGAAATCATAAATAATAATGCCAACAATTTGGTTTATAATTTTACCAATTAGTTTCTATATCTTATTTCTTATATCTTATTTCTTATTTCTTATTTCTTATTTCTTATTTAATAGTTTAAATATTAAGATTATTAAAAAAATAGAAAATCCAATATAATATGTTTTAACTAGAAGTTCATCTTGAAAATTTATAGTATTTAATATGTTTTCAACCTCGCTCAATCCTTGTATTTTATCATTGTTTTCGCTTATTATATTATCAATTATATTGCTGAAACCTTGCCTTTTTGGTAAAGGAGGTATAACTGGTTTACCATTTCCCCAAAAAGAAGACCTGTCTAATTGTTTAATATCATTTACAGTTAAATACACTTCAGGGCTCCATCCTCTATAAGTTTTTTCTGTTTCTTTCGAATTAATAATATGACAGTTTAATTGAGTTTTCATACAATAAGGCTTGCTTTCTGCAGCAAATGCGGATATAACATCCACCACATTACCGCCTATTTTTCCAGCACTGGCAAAGGTTGATGGTAATAATCCATTTGCTTCCTCTTGTGGTTCGCCTCCTGCTAAAAATTCCCCTAATGTTGTAGTATTATCTATATATTTATGTACAAAATTTTCTCCAGAAATGGTTCCGGTAGTATCTATTACAGTACATGGAATATTTGTTTTTAGCACATATTTATTGCCGACAATTCCTGGACCTGTATTGTCCCAATATTTTTTACATTCATCTCGTGTTCCTTTATCTGCCTTTATTGTTATATAATCAACATAATTCCATAGTCCACCCAGTACTTTTACAGTATTTTTCATACTAAACTTGTCGTCTGTAAATTCAGTACCAACCATTTTCCCTGACGGTTTTACACAATAAGCATATGGATGTGCAATTCCAAATTTTGTAGTAACAACACATTGCTCTGCGCCCATTTAAAATAATATAATATAATATATTATATTATTATTAGTATATTATATTATTATTAGTATATAAAACACCAATTTTATTAAAATGCTATTTTTATTAACATAAAATTAAAAAGCTCTATCATGCATAGCTATATATTTCTTCTCATTTTTCATAACATTGTCCCTATGTTTGTCTTCCTCTTTTTTAGCAGCTTTCTCTATTTCATCTTTGGCTTGATTACTATCTGTAATCATATTTGCACCTTCAATAATAGTAAACCTATTATTACTAAAATTATATATTAAATATATTATTAATATTAACGTTAGTGTTATTATAATTCTATAACTATTCAAAAATAAATATTTTTTACTTTTCATTTATTTTTATAATATATTAATATTATTAGAAGTTTTATAATAATATTAATATATATTATAAAACATATGAAATTATTTTTTAATCAAATACAACCAAACATACCATGGAAGGCGGCTTCAAATAATAATGTAACAATTATTCCTAAAAATGTTAAAAATGAAGTACCAGACAATAGTAATAATATTGTTCCATGGAAAGAAGAGTGTCCAGTCAAAAAATATAAGTTTCATGCTAATCCTATTAGGCATTATAGGAAGCAATATTCAGATATAACATCTAAAGAAAACATATTTAGCAATATTTCTTTTATAGGAAGCATGGACAAGCCCGGAAATAACATAGTAACACATAATATAACACAAAATCAAACAAATAATGCTTCAATAACATATATACAAAATGATAACGATTGTAAAACATTAAATAGCGACAAAATTTATGATCCTTCTTTAAATAAAGTAATATGTTCATCATTACATCCGTCTGCATTAGTAATTAAAAGAGCCAATACAAGACTTTCAACAGACTATGCTTCATCACATAGAGAGCTTTTATATAAAAACAATAAATCATTTACTCAAAATCTGCCTCTTAATACTGTTGCTAATGGCGGGCTAGGTATGAATTGTTATAATGGCACTGCGTGCGCTATTAAGTTTAATCCATCTAATAAAAAATACCAAACACAAGGACCTATAACATCTAGTGCTCGTATAGCATCGTTAAAATATGATTGCGGAGATTGTCCAAAAACCAAATCTTACAATAATAAATGTCCACCCGGTATGCCATTAGATGAATGTAATGAATTAACTAAAATTTTGAAATCACCATTATGTTATGGATGTATAAATGACAAAGCGCATATTCGTCGCAAACGAATTAACATATTGAAATAAAAATGTTTATTCAATTAAAAATATTTATTCAATTAAAAATTCTTTATTTACAGTAAAGTTGTGTTTTTTGCACCAATTTATTGATTTTTGCATGTTAATATTTATTAACATATTTAATTTATTAAAAAACTTATTTATGAGAACCTCTTTAGCGCTTATATTATATTCTTTAAATGTTTTAATATAACTATCATCTATAATATGATCAAACTCTACTAAATCAATATCTAAAATAACCTCTTCATTATTAGTATTGCAACAATTACTTATATTAGCATTAACATTATTAACATTATTAGCATTAACATTATTAACATTATTAGCATTAACATTATTAACATTATTAGCATTACTTATATCATGATTAGCATTAGCATTACTTATATCATGATTAGCATTATTAGCATTATTAGCATCACTATTTCTTATAATATCGCAACTTTGTAAATATATTTTATTTGAAATATTCAAATATTTCAAAATTCCATTATAATTATTATAATTAAGTAAATTATATTCAATATTCAATATTTTTAATTCCCGTATTAAACCAAGAGTATTTTTGATATTTTCTAATTGTTGCTGACCGTATATAGCATTGATTTCTTGTAATTTAGTAATAAATAATTGATTAAAGTTTATATTAAATAAACTATATATAGTTTCAACTTGATTAATTAAAATATCAAAATTTTCTATAATATTTGAAATTATTCTTTTATTATTATTTTTATAATTTCTACAAATTATATATTTCTCCGAATTAGCGCTCCGGCTTGTATTGGGTTTAAATATAAACACATTTTCATATAAATTACACAATAAGTATATTACTTCAATAGTTTTTATTTTAAATATGTCAAATATTTTAATAACAAAGTGGCCGCCTTTTTTCTGCATAATTAACGCATAAAATATTTGCGACAATATTAGTTTAAAGGATATTTCTTCTTGATTATTAAAATCGGACGAAAAATCAAAACCGCCATCACCTGTTATATAGTCCATTGACTTAGCATATTTCTTATTACAATACAGCAAATTTTCTTTTAGAAAAAGGTCGCCATTTTTAGAAGCACCATATTCCAACTTAATGTTTTTGTTGGAATTTAATATATGCGATGCTTTTTTCCATGATGGAATATTAGTATTATCATTTATTAAAGTCATGCCATAATAAACGTCATTTGGATTTTTTCTTTTATAATTGAAAGCTTCAATAAAGCCACCAGGACCTTCTGCCAAATGAAAAGTTTGTATAGGATTTCTATCATTTAAAAAGTCAAATGTATTTATCATTTCTATCATTTTAAAAAAGGATCGCGATAATGGTTTGTATTTGCATAGCGACAATTTATGATTTGGAACTATTGTATGTATATATTCGTATGGATTAGTAATTTTTTTCATAATATCCCAATATTCGTAATATTCGTCTATAGATTGTTTTAATATAAGTAAATAATGGTGTAATGAGTTGCATAATAAAAGATCTTTATTGTGTATAGTCTTTTCAGGTAGTGATTTGTCATTTTTATATATAATATTGAAATCTAAATTCAAATTGTTTAAGTTAGGTAAGTTAATATATGTCATGATTATGTTTTTTCTACTAACATATACTAGATTATAATGTTTATATAATTATAAAAAAATATATAAACATTATAAATAATTATAAACATTATAAATAATTATAAGCTGCGCAGCTTTAATATTATTAAAAAACATATTAAAAATAAAAAAATAAACATATTTATGCTGGGTTAATTATTATGCGCGGTCTTACGTTGTTTACTTTGTTTCAGCTTGCTTTGTTTCAGCTTGCTTAGTTTCAGCTTGCTTAGTTTCAGCTTGCTTAGTTTCAGCTTTCTTAGATTTCTCAACTTCTTTTAATGTTTGCTTTTCCTTTTGACTTCTTAATTTTTCTTCAAGCTTAAGTTTTTTAGTTTGCTCTACCAATTTTGCTTTCTCTTCAACTGATAACTTGATTTTAACAGCAGGCTTCTTGGTTTCTACAACTTTCTCTTCTAAAACTTGATTTTCTTGCAAATATTTTTCGGCCAACTTTTTAGATTTTAAATCAATAGTTTCCTTTACACTAGTTTCCACGTTTTTATCAACTTCATCAAATTCTTTCATGGAATTATCTAGAGCCTCGCGCACCTTAATATTTTGCTTTTTACTTACTAGCTCATCCGAATTGTATTCGACATTTCTTATTTTTTTGAATATAAAGTAATTATTTAAAAATGATATTTGCTTCTCTTCGCTGCTTAATTCTAATGCACTACCCAATTTCTTCGCTAAATATGGATTTTTCTCAACTTCCATCTTCATAAAATTATACAATTGCTCAAAATTACCCATACTATCAGGTAAATTTAGCTGCTTATATTCACTTTCAGTTAATAACACAAATCCGTTATTTTCCATAATTCTCACAAAATATTTGTAATTTACTAAATATTCTCTAAATGTTTTGTTAATTGTTTCTTGAAAAATATCAATACCATAACCTAAACATGTTTCATCATCTATAAAATCATTATATTCATATTTTTTAGTGAGCTCCCATATTTTTCTTTCATTTTTAAATATACTAACAGATTCGTCATTTTTATAAGAATTTAACATATTGAAAATTTTATGCCCATCATAACATGTTCCAATAAAATAACCCTCTAATGCAGTACATTCTTTTACATTATTAATAAAACCATTTAATTTTGCTTCATTTTCAAACATATAATGAATAGCAAACTGAATAGAGCTAACGTTAAACCCGTTTTTAGCAATACCATAATTTGAATATACTCCTTTTCCTAATAATACTTCATTTTTTGTTCCCTCTCCAAAAAGAGCCTTTATAATTTGTTTCGATTTATCATCGTAAAACGCCGATCCTTCTTTAATATTTAACACACTATTTCCATGTAAAAACAGCGCCTTTGGAATAACATTCAACTTTTGCGCATAATTCAAATAGCGAGCACACACACCATCTAATCTATTTTCAATATTGTCTTTACTAACATCTATACCTAAAACAAAATAAAGATTAGCAGCTACCCATTTAGGTAAGTCGCCGCCTTTACCGACCGCATAATCTATTAGCGAATAACCGGATTTTGATACTTTATTAATCAACATATTTTTAATATATAAATTGTGAAAATCACGTAACGACTTTGTTTCGGACTTGTTAGACATTTTATTATAATAAACATCTTCGTCATTATTTATTGTTACTCCGTTTCCAGATGTTAAGATTGCTTCGCTAACTGGATTGTGTATTGATTGCCAATTTGCATTGGCCACATGATAAGCATTCCCGAAATTTTTACCTCCAGATCGCAATTCGCTAGTTTTATCAGAACGAATACGGAGAGGTTCCCATTTCCAGAAATCGGGTTTGTCAACATTATAAGCAAACTCAACAATAGTATTGTCTTCAATTTCCTCGCCTTCAAGTGTATAAATCTTGAGATTATTGGAATCGTCAAGTTTTCCCATTATATTGCATAAGCCCGCGTTTACATCATTGGGATTAGTGGGATAAAATCGCGCAGGTTTGTAGCTATTGGCATAACTATCAAGCATAGACCGCTTAATATTATTATTGATAATATCATTATAAGGGTTTATGTATCCGTGTTTTTTTTCGTCAAATCCAACATTTAAGATTAATGTATAATAGCTTTTAATTTGGTTGTATGATGTCAAATCTTGGCCGTCGCGATTTAATGTACCTATATAATTTGCTCCAAACTCATTTTTTTTAAATTTTACTAGGAAATCAATAGTATTGTATTCGGGTGGTTTCCATTTAAATGATTGTGTCCACGTATTTTTATAATTGGGTGCAAGAATACCCGTTTGAGTGCTTGAAACACCAGTGTTTGCAGGTGTAAAAATCAATCCATCCGTATTATATTCATATAATCCTTCTTTAATATTATTTAAAATTGTAGCACAACCATCAAATATATCAGTGCCGTAAAATTTCTTGACAACTATTTTCATATGTATATTTGGATTGTTTGTAACTGATTTTAGTTCAATTATTTTAATTGCACTACTTAATATATTAAGACGATGTGCAAGCTGATCTTCTTTAATGCTTTTAGTTTTATCTTCTTTATCTTCTTTATCTTGTTTATTAGTGTTAGCATCTGCCATAACTGCTACTTTATGCAATTTAATAAATGGTAGCCCTGTAACATTTTTTCCGCCTAAATAATATATGTCGAAACAAGCATACATATTTATAAATATGCCTTTTTTATTATGTAAAACATGTTCGCCATCTATAATGCTATTAAAAAGCTCTTTTTTCTCAGTATAGCATCCCGTAAATTGTAAATTTACTGTATTAGGAATAAAATATAAGCGTCCATCGGGCGAAATATACAATAATTTTCTAGTTCCGTCCGCCTTATCTGTTACAGTATAATTATTTCTAATATTGGGAATAGAACTATTACTATCGTTTATTTCTGTTTCAGGCAGTAAATTTATCATTTGCAAAGTAGAGGATGATGGACCAATGTGATCTTTAACGTTAATAGTCATATGCTCTTTATAGTCGGAGCCTTTTGCTAATTTCAAATATGCATGAGACATATTATTAAGTTCGCTAATAGTTACAGGATAATTGGTGTCTTGTAGTCCAATTAAAATATATTTAATAACTTTTCGCAAATTAATATATAAAAATTCCTTGCTAGCAACCAACTTTTGCGCGCTAACAAATTCATTATTTAATTCAATCTCTATTTCAAAATGTTCGAGCGAATTAAAGACATCGGAGTCTTTAATATTGTATTGTTCAATAAATTTACCATCATATGCTTTGGATGTTTTCACAATACTACAATGAACTAAAAATGGTAGTTGTGGGTGTGCATATTCATAGCGCTTAATATATCTAAACACCTTTTTAATAGAATTCCATTTATCTTTTAATTCCTCAATAGTACTATTTGTTAAAGCAAAGTTTTGCTCTACTTGATAACATACGCGAAAATTGTAGTCATCAAAATCCAAGGGATATAACTGATCTTTGTCATTTTTGAAATATTCTTTTTGGACAAATGAAATATTGTTTTCGTCCACTATTCCGGAAAAATTATTTAACCTACAATAGCTTTGAATATTTGGCAGTCCTGTTATTTGTGCTCTAATATTAGATAAATTACTTGAATTCATGATTTTTAACTGATAATTTTCATTATTTAATTTAAAATCATAGTTAAGTAGGCTTTTAATAATATTATAAAAATCCACTTTGTTTATATTTTTAATTTTTTTTGTTCCAAATCGTACCTCAAATTCGGGGTGTATATTTTCGGGAAATCGACTATAACTTGATAAATATATTTCAATATATTTCAAAAATTTGATGCTTAATTCATCATTAAGCTCTTCTTTTGATTTAGGATCTTTCATATTTGTAGTTGCTCTGCTTTTACTCATAATTGATATATAATATTATTTATTATTTATTATTTATTACTATTATAATAAATAATATCAATTTTGTTTAATTTTGTTTAATTTTGTTTAATTTTGTTAAATAATGTAAAAAATATGTTAAAACACAACATTAAATATATATAAAAAAAGGATTTAAAGAGTTGTTGCTACTTTTAAGTTAGTTTCTTTAATAGTGTCTCGTATATATCTTGCTTTTTCTTCTTTTTACCATGCTCATCATATATTGTAATATTTAATTTACTAGCTATGGTTGTTAAATCATCTAAATTATAACTACTAAATGCTTTAATCGGTTTTTCGATGTTTTCAATATTATAATAATTTTTTAAAATAGCTTGTAATTGCGTTTCGCTATAATTATTAATTAATTGCACATCAAAATCGTTAAATGATGTGCTCATTTTCACATTTGAAATTTGCAATAACTTATAATTTTTTAAATTAATAACTTTCTCATCATCATTTGTGCATAAAATACAATAAGTATTATTATCGCGAATAACAATTACATTTATTAAATATAATACACATAATGCATGAAACGTTTTAAAACATATTTTATCATTATTTGTTAAATCATCTTCTACAACCATTCTTTGTATTTTAAATTCTTTCAAAATATTTTTTTGAAGCCTCACCTTCTCTACACATTCAATCTTAAAGTCTTTCATGACTTTGAATGCATTAATATTTTCTAAATCAATGTCATTAAAATTATTTACTAGTTTATAAAATATCCAAAATAATTTATCAGCATAATGTTTGGAATTATTAATCTTGGATGGTTCATTATATTTGCTATACTTTTTTGTATATTTTATTTGTATTTGATTTTTGGGTACATTCAAAATTGGTAATTCTACTTTATCTCCCTCCTTTTCTCCTTTATCTCCCTCTTTTTCTCCTTTTTCTCCTTTATCTCCGTTTTCTCCATAACTCAATGTATATAACATATATTGTTTTAAGTCATCTAAATCAATAGCTCTTAATAACTCTTCCTTGTTAATAGCTAACATTTAATAAAATAGTACTATTTGTCTTTATTATCTTTAAAATAAGTTGTTTGCAAATTTCTTTTCAATTTTTCATCTTTATTAATTTCGCTTTCTTGTTTTTTAATAAAATCAATATAATTACAAATTTCATTATATGTTTTATATGATATTTTGTTTAAATTAACGAAAATACCATTGCTATTCTCATTTAAATAAACATTATTTAATTTTAATATTTTACCTATTTCAATATGATGAAAATGTTCAAGCAATTCAATTGCTTTACATAACTTAATTAAATCATTTGATTGTATTATGGCGTCATTGTTATCATTAGTCCCGCAATCAATTAAATTTGTTTTCATAGTAATACTTTCATTTAAATTAATCATGTATTTAATAGCTATTAAATAAAGTTATTAAATACTTTTTAATATAAAAAAATAATAATACAATAATAATACAATAATAATACAATAATAATACAATAATAATACAATAAATTTATGCTTATAACTATAAACTATAATTCTTAATATTTTCTACAAGAGTTTTGGGAACCTTAATTTTTAATTTGCTATCATCTTTCAATGTGTCTTGTTTTATGCCTACGTCTTTTAAATCGGCTTTCAAGGTTTCATAATTATTGATACTTATTAATTCGGCAATTATACTAATAAATTTATCATTTAATTCATAACGCTGTCCTAATATTCTAACTTGTAAAATATCGTTTTCTTTTATTTGTGAAAACATTTCGTTATTATAGTGATGATCACGAGCTATAAAAATAATATATGGACTTGAACCGTCTTCTAGCTCTAATTCAGCACGAACCCCTACTTTTGTTAACGATTTAGCAACACAATTGATTAGAGTTGATTCGACCGGATTTGTAATTAAACATTCAAACACGCATTCAAACAATACTTTATTTCCAAATAATTCACCGCTTGAATATGTCAACAACTTAACACTGTTATTTTTAATAAATCCTTCTTTAATACATTTATTTTCATTAAAATTTTTAATCTTTGCTTCTAAAATATTATAAATGTCATTATTTATTTCATTATAATTTAACACAATTTTCTGTGTTAATAAAGAACGCATAAATATATGCGAATTATCTAAAATTGTTTTAGTAGGAAGAGATTTCCGATTTTGTATTTTAGACATATTGTATTAATATATATATTAATAATTTAATCTTTATAAATTATTTCAATTTATATAAATAATTAATCTATATATTAAATCTTAATATTTAATCTATATATTATTTTTGTAAATATTATTTTTGTAAATATTATATTGTAAATATTATTTTTTGTTATAAATATTATTTTTGTAAATATTATATTTTGTTATAACTTATTTATTATTGCATCAGAGAGATTTATAAACCACCGCTTTTTGTCAAATCTTCGAATATCATATAACCGAAAATATATTTCTTGAGCAGCGCAAAAATAATGCTGGTTTAATGATTTTAGTGAGTTGATCACGTCTTCATGAACATCCAAAATGGTAAAGATTTTTTCAGTATTTGCTTTTCCTGCTTGATCGCATCGAGCGCCTTTATTTGTAGCATATTTTATTTTAAATTCAGTAACCAATTCTTTTGTTATTTTTTTATTTGGATATAATATTCCTAAAACTCCCGCATAATCTTCAGTTTTTATTTTATTACTTTCGACGACTTTATCAAAATCATTATAGTCCTCAAATTCGCCAATTACTAAAATAATTCCCGAAGATTGCGATTTTTCATGTGTGTTTACGTTTTTAATTACATATAAAGTATAATCTCTATACTCGCTTTTATTTGGTATTAATAATGCCTTTGACTTGCCATTAGCTGTTTTCATAATTTTTGAACTATAATAAGCCAATAATTTTTTATTAAACGCACTTTCTTCATTATAGCTATCATTTAACAAATAAATAACAAGCAACACGGTCTTATTGTAATCTAAATCGTCTAGCAATATATTAATCGCTATTTTATCAATTTCGTCATGAGTTATTGCTTTTTTCTCTCGTAATATATCCATTATTTTACCGTAATAAACATACTTATTATCTTTAATATATTTAGCCCCTTTTATGGGTTGAATGTTTGTGATTATATATTTATAATTAGTTTCTAAGTCTGCAATATACGATTTAACTGCCTCTTTATTGGCACTGGATAAATTGGTTAAATCGTTATTACTATAAAGCTTAATCAATGGCGCCGTTTTTTCTTTTGTACTATTTGGAATTGGATTAGGAATAGGATTAGGAATAGGACCATTGGATTTTGCTTGATTTATTTTTTTGTCTTCTTCTTGTAATTCAAATGTTTCCGGAATGCTAAATTTAAGTTCGTTTGGCTTGTTAATCATTGCGCTGGTGCGCTCAAAAATAGTAGCATCATTATTCAGATTTGTTGGTTGAAAAATATACATAGATCCAATATTTATTAATTTTCCCATGTTATTGTATTTATCGCTAATATATGTATATTCATTATTAACTAACTCATCTAGAGCATTGTTTATATGCTCTAATGGATATTCTTTAAATGATGTAATTTGTTTAATAAGATCAACTTTTTCATAAAAGTAGTGCTCTTTGTATAAATCTCTCAATAGCTTTATAATAACTTCATTATTTGTTTTCAAATAATTATCATTATAACTTGAACTATTTATTAGCGGGTCTTCGTTGTAAACCTTTTTATAGTCTTCTATAGATGGCTTACATGAATATCTGCATTCGGCCATATAATCGCATAATGCACTATATGCCTTGTCACCTATACTATAATTTATTGTAGAGTTATTTGAAAGAGTAATGGCTAATTCTTTATTAATAAATTTCTCGTCAAATTTTTGCTGCTCGTAATTAAGTAAACAATCTACACTATGCTCTTTTAATACTCGCGTAACAGTTCCAATTACTTTGGCTTTTTCTTCTGCTTTCCTGTAAATAAATAAATCAACGGCTTCACTATTATTACTTAATATTGTAGCATGCATATAAATTTGGACATTGCGCTGAATAAGTGGGAGATCTTTATGGCTACATGTTCTAATAGCTCTACCAATAATTTGCTCAATCCTGTTTATATTATACCACGGCTCTAAAATGTGTATTTGTCTAATATATTTAAAATCCAACCCTTCACTTCCTGCGGCCGATAAAAGTATTACTTTCACTATTTCACCATTAATATTATTTGTGTCGGTACAAGCCTTTAAATCGCCCAATATATCAGGAGATATATTGCTGTTTCCACTAATTATAACGTATTTTGCGCCTCTAAAACGCTGTCCTGGTGCCATTTCCGACTTCTTCTTATAACTATTTACATCTAATTCTTCGCTAGGCGGATTAGCAAATAAAGATCTATTTGATCCGTAGCGAGTAAATCCGGCCGTCTCCAGTGCCAACGCTAGCGGTATTAAACCCGAGTCAATAAATTGCGAATATATAATTAGCGGACCTTGCGAATTGTATAGTGCATCCAATATTGATTTAATTTTAGCACTATATTTTTCTATAACATTATAATCATATATATTTGTTTTATTAGTTCCACTAGTAAAGTCATTTTTATATTTATAGCCGTATCTTGATTTTGGTGCCTGACTTTCTTGATAACTCATTATATTATTTATCCCCATTTTTCCGACACAGTCTCTAATATTTACAAGATTGTTTATTTCTTCTAGATTAATATTCTTAATAACATCCTGAATATTATTATTATAAAGTTTCATTTTGTCATCAAAATAGCTCTCCAATTTAGCATTAGGAAATACCATGTTTAACGCTTCTAATGGTTTTTGTAGTAATGTGTATCCAAAGGTTTCCATTGCATTAATTTTGTCTTCATCAAATTTTGATATGTTATTTTTAAGGACTATATTATAAACATATTCTTGATAAGGTGATATACTATTTACATATATATCAAATAATTCTATTTTTTCAGTTAAACTGTTTCCGTTAAGCTTTAATTCCGGATATGTATTATTAAATATACTTTTAGTTTCCGTAAAATCATTAGGCAATATTCTAAATGGAAAACTTAACGGATTATCGCCTTTTACATAGCTAACATAGCCGTTTATCTTTCTCCTAAATAATTCAAGCCCCACTTCTTCACCTTTACTGTTTACTACAAAAGTGCCATCACTGTTAAACACGTCTTTAAGCTCTATTTTTGATCTATTATCATTTATATTTAAAATATTTATTAAAAATATTATTTCTTTAAAGTCATTAAACATCGGTGTTGCAGACATAAATAATAGCTTTAAGTTGCTAACATTTTTAACCAAATTCATTAATTCGTTGGACACTAATTTGTTGCTGTTATCTTTAGATTGGCGTATATTATGTATTTCGTCAATTATTATTAATCTATTATTGAAATATTTTTGCAATTTCTTTTTAATCAGCATTTTTCTTTTGCTATTGTTTGGATCGTCGTCTGCAAATTGACTTGTTATATTGGATTTTTTCATTATTAGATTACCAAACTGTGTGTAACCCATAAATAAATAATAATTTGATATAATGTTTTTCACTATTTTTATCACTTTTTCACGTGATAAATTTTTTTGCAATATATTAATCTCATTTAATATATTTTGACCAGCGCAATTATTAATAGTCCAATAACCATTGACTAATTCTAATTTATTTTCGTCAAATAATTGTAAATAAAAGTTTTCTTGAACATTTGGAGAGGCTACAATAATAATTCTGTCATTATACCCCATATATTGTAAATATTTTCTGGTTTCTTCTGCTACACCTATTGCTGAGCATGTTTTTCCTGTTCCTAGTCCGTGATATAATAATAGTCCATTATATGGCGTATGTATTGATAAAAAGTTTTTTATAAATTTTTGATATGGCGCCAATTCAAAGTCCTTATTACATATTTCGTTTGCTTGCTTTTCAAAGTCTGCTTCAATATTTACTTTTATCTTATTTTCCATGAGCTCTTTATTGTGCGCTATTTTAATATTGAAAAATTCGTCGTCATGATGCGGATATAAATATTTGTAATTACTATTTAGCGGATTTTTTAACTCCTTGGAATTTAATAATTCTAAAGCATTTAAATAATATTTTAAATCGGTTTTTGTATTAACGTCGCTTGCTAATCCTTCTAATTCTGATTTGTCAATGTCTATTTTATTTATATTCTCTCTAAATAATGAGGCTAAATATAAATTATTCTTTTCTTTATTAATAGGCGGTGCTTCCTCTTCTTCAAGATCTGGACTTTCTTCTTCTTCCTCTTCTTCCTCTTCTTCCTCTTCTTCTTCGCCTTCTTCCTCTTCTTCGCCTTCTTCTTCTTCGCCTTCTTCTTCGCCTTCTTCGCCTTCTTCGCCTTCTTCTTCTGGACTTGCAATAGGTGGTGCTGCAACTGTTTGAGTTTTTCCTTCTCCTATGTTATCAAAACCTTCGCTAAATGCTGCTTCTTCTTCTTGTTCTTTGATTACTGCATCTTCTTCTCCTCCTTCTTCGTCCTCTTCTTCGTCCTCTTCGTCCTCTTCTTCGTCCTCTTCTTCGTCTTCTTCATTTACTGCGTTTACATCTTCTTCTTCATCCTCTTCATTAACTGTGTTTACATCTTCTTCTTCATCCTCTTCTTCCTTTACAGCGTTTACTTCTTCTTCGCCTTCCCTTTCTTCTTCTTTTGCTTCGCTAACGCTTACTTCTTCTTCTTCTTCTCCTTCTTCTGCTTCTGCTTCTGCTTCTTCTTCTGCTTCTTCTTCTGCTTCTTCTTCTGCTTCTTCTTCGCCTTCATCTTCTTCTTCTCCTTCATCTGCTTCGGCTTCGGCTTGTGCGTCGGCGTCTGCTTCAGCTTCGGCTTGTGCTTCGGCTTCTTCTTCATCAACTTCTTGTAATTCTTCTTCACCCTCTCCTTCTGGTTCTGGTAGTTCATATTCTGGTACTTCTTCTTCTGGGTCTTCTTCGTAATCTTCTTCTGGTTCTTGATCTTGTTTGTTTTCTTCTGGTTCTTCATCAAATTCTATTTCTTGTTCCTCTTCTTGTTCCTCTTCTTCTGGTTCTTGTTCTGGTTCTTGTTCTGGTTCTGGTTCTGGTTCTTGTTCCTTGGTAGTATTACTTTTAGTTGGTTTTTGTGAACTAAACATATTCATGAAAAATTGATCCATTATTACTATATATTAAATATATAGTTTATAAGTTTTTAATAAACTATTTAAATAATTTATTATATTTTTTTTTTCATAATTATATTCTCTCAAATAATTAGAAACGTCGTCTATAGATACCCATTTAATTTCGGTAATTTCATAAATTTGATAATTATTTTTAGGAATATAATTATTATTAATTATACCAATAAAGTATTTGTGCTTATATGATTTATAATTAGAACCACTAAATATTTCTTCGTATGGAACAATGTTATTAATAATAGCAATGTCTTTTTTTTCATATCCGGTTTCTTCTTCAAATTCTCTAAGTGCGCAAATTATATCTTTTTCTTGATAGTTACGGCGCCCTTTTGGAAAACCCCATTCGGGTTCACTATATTTTTTATCGCATAAATTTATCAAACATTCTAAATCATAGCTTTCAAAAATATTCGAATATCCGGTTTTCAAATTTATAAACTTTGTTTTGGATGTTTTTTCCTCATTTTTATAAGAATTATTTGTGTTGTAATTCCATAAATATTGCCATATGCTATCAAAATCATTGTTTAATATAAATTGTCTCTCATGTACTGTCATGTTATTTAATAAATTTGTAATATAATTTTTATCTTCTATAGAATATTTTCCACGCATGAAATCTACAAATGATAACGTGTCTTTACGTTTGATTATGAAAATATCCACACTATTTTCCAATATATTTGTTAATGGATTTACTTTTTTAGTAATCCTTATAGGAATAATACCTATACTTGTTATAGGTACTTTACATTGATGAAATAAATGACCTAGCTTACCACAGTTATTACAAAAAATAAATTTTTTCGTATTCATTATAGATTTATAGATTGTTAATTAATATACTAATTATGTTTTTATATATATTTTTTTATTTCAGTAAGACTAACTATTATAATGCATATTATAACGCATATTAACTATTATAGATTATAATAGTCAATATAAAATCTATAGTATTATTAAAAATTAATAGTTATTATTATGAATAACAATAACAATAATAATAATAATAATAATAATAATGGAATATTTAATCCTATTATTTGGGGTCCTCATTATTGGTTTGTCTTATATACAATTGCTTTGTCATATCCGTTAAATGTAAATGAAAGCACTAAAAAAAAATATTACGACTTTATAACAAATTTGCCACTATTTATACCTGTTCCTGATATTGGAAATGTATTTAGTAAGTTTTTAGACGCATATCCGGTGACCCCTTATTTAGATTCGAGAGAATCACTTACAAAATGGACACATTTTATACATAATAAAATAAATATATATTTAGGTAAACCAGAAATGTCGTATTATGATGCTTTAAATAACTATTATACAAACTATAAATTAAAAGAACTTAAAAAGGACGACGAACGGAAAAATAAGCACAAATATGTTTTTGTAAGTTTATTAATAATAATAATAATATTAATTATATATTTATATATAAAATAATGGCAGCAAAATTAAAACTTAAAAAAAAGAAAAAGAAAAATAAGTATCCTATTTTAAGAATAGTTTTGATAACTATATTAATATTAATTTTATTATATTTATATATGAAATAATAATATGAAACTTGAATTACTTATTTTATTTATAACGGTTCTAGTATTACTTAATACATATTTTGAAGGTAAATTAATAAATAAACTAAAGCAATATGAAAAATATTATAAAATGGCTTTTTTCGCTTTTATTGGGCTATGTGTTTATTTATATATAAAAAAAGATCCAAATAATTATAGAGATTTAGTAACTAACTCAAACGGATATATAAAATATTTACCTATTGATAGAAACACAGCAAGTATTATTACTCCAATTATCGACTTTACGTCAAACTCTATAACAAAAGAATTAAACAATAACTATAATATATACAATAATCCAAGCATTCAAAAATCGGTAACTTTCTCAAATCCTTCAAATATAAATCATAATTTATCAAAACAACAACAAAAGATTTTATATTCCGGAAATACTTCTACAAAGCGAAGCGTAAGTGAAACTAAAAAGAAATTTGTTGCAGCATCTCAAAATTGGCATTGCAAACAATGCAAAAAACAATTACCTGCATGGTTTGAAGTAGATCATGTTATAAAATTGGAATATGGTGGCTCAAATAATATAGATAATTTGGAAGCATTATGTAGAGATTGTCATGGTAGAAAAACAGCTTGTGAAAATCTATAATAAAGTTTGTGTTAGTTAGTAGATCATAATTATTATAATATATTATATTATATTATTATAATATGCCAGATAGTTATGTTACACAAATTCAAGAATTTGTAAATAATAGTGTTACAAAAATACCCGAATTTATTAAATATATTAGCTTAATTTTTACAAGAATATTGGACAAAATTGTTAATGGATTTATGGTAAAAGAGACGATATTTAGTGGTGTTAATATTGAAACTTCTAGTATAAAACATAAATATTATAGATATTTTATTAGCATATTACTTATATTAATATTATTTTTGTTTCATTATTTGAACACCAGACAAAATCTATTTTATATTAAAAACACCAAATATGAAGCGTTACTAGAAATAATGTTAGTAGCACTTAGTATATATTTTTTCCTCTTTTTTATTTATAGAAATAATACTTCATGGGATAATCCTACTAGTACTAGTAGTACTAGTAGTAGTAATAGTAAATATAATAGCGACACTCAATATGCTAACGTATATAGCCAAAGAGCTCTAATAAAACGCGATAGCATTACAAATAAAGAAGCATTAGATAAAGACGTGTTAAAAAAATCAGTTACTACTCCATTATTTAACATGATGAAATATATTTTCTATTTGTTGTTAATTATTATAATACCATTATTTGTAATAAGTTATGCTTTATATTCGCACAAAGTAGATGACGCTAATTATAACATTACAAGAGTTACATTAATAATAATAATAATTTTGATAATGTTATCAATAGTAGCACTCATTTTTTCTATAAAAACTCCGTCTTCTAGTATTTACTGTGAAATAAAAACACCACCAGACGGCGATGGTAAACCCAGCTACACAAATATAATAATGGCTTATGTAAAATATTTTGCATGCATATTTAAAAATCTCATATTTTTCATTCCTTGTTTAATAGCCATTTTTGTAAGCGAATTAAATAAAGACATTGGATTAACACCCTCTCCTGTTTATATATTATTTTTCATATTATTATTGTTAATAACATTACTATTTTTGTTGCCACTACTATTCAGTGCTATAAGAACATTTGATAAGAGCGATATATTACAAGGCACAGGACCTTTTTATTTAAATAAAGAGCGCACTTTAGGAAAATATCAAAACTTAAATACCAATTTAAGTAAAAATGTTGAATTGCCTACTACAGTTCCAGAAGCAGAAGCCAATCCAAGCGAAGACAAAATAGATAAAATGTTATCCGCTTTTAGTATAGATAAAGCTCAATTAGCTTCTCTCTCCCCAAAAGCTAACACCATGATTAAAGAAAAAGAGAGTTTAAATAAAACATTAAGTGCTGTATATAATAAAGGCAATAGCGCTATTAATAATGGCACAAAAGATAGTAACAATGATCCAAATGTAAAAGCTTACACTTATACACTATTTAAAGATGAAAATAGCAGTTATAATATTAAAACCGAATATCATAGTTCGGTAATAAGTAAAGAAAAATTTCCATATAGTTATACCTACAGTTTGAGCTTTTATATATATCTTAATACGCAACCGGAAAACACCTCAATAGCATATACAAAAGATACTATATTATTTAATTATGCTTATAAACCCGTAATTTATTATAACGGCAAATCGCAAAAAATAATAATAAAATCTAGAACAATCAGTAATAGAGGCGATCAATTGGATACAATTTATGAGTTGGCAAATCCTAAGTTTCAAAAATGGCTATTTTTCGTAATAAATTATGATAATAATATAATAGATGTATTTGTAGATGGTAAGTTAGTAGGATCAAAAGAAAACGTATCTCCATATTTTAAAGGCGATAACATAACTATAGGCGAAAATGATGGCATTCATGGAAGTATAAAACAAATATATTATTACGATAAAATAAAAACTCCATCAACAATTGAATTGTTATATAATTTATCAAAAAACAACGCAAAAGCATGAAATAAAGATTTAAAGAAAGAATTTAAAGAAACAATTTAAAGAAAGAATTTAAAGAAAGAATTTAAAGAGCGAATTTAAAGAAAGAATTTAAAGAAAGAATTTAAAGAAAGAATTTAAAGAAAGAATTTAAAGAGCGAATTTAAAGAAAGAATTTAAAGAAAGAATTTAAAGAAAGAATTTAAAGAGCGAATTTAAAGAGCGAATTTAAAGAAAAAGATTTAAGACATTAATTTAAATATTAAATATTTGAGTGTTGATTTAAACATTATAATATTTTTATATATAAAATTATAATGAGTGTAGTAAATATAATAATAGTAATAATACTTGTGGTTGTTCTTATATGGGGACTTAGGAATTTGTTTTTCAAAACAAATATAATCTATGATATTATGTGTGATGCAAGATTACCCGCTGAAAGGTATGATAGTGCTAGTGCAAGCTCTTCCTTTTTTTCAAGTAATAAAAATGTGATATTTTCTAAAAATATACCTGAAACAAGTTCGTCTAACTTTATGTTGAGTGTATGGTTTTATATAGAAAATTGGGGAGATAATATATCAAATGAAAAGAATATTTTATTTATGGCAACTCGTGAAAACGCAAGAACAGTCCCAGAGTTACAAGTTGCTTTATCGGGTATTAGCAATAAGGTGACAATCGAAGCGTCTGGCAATTTTTTTAAAAATATAAATATTGCATTAGATAAATATGAAAATAATTTGTTTATTGACATAGAAAGTTATTTAGACAAACCAAACACCGGAAATAAGACAAACTTTTCAAGATATAAAATCCCTAACATTTCTGTTCAAAAATGGAATAATTTAACATTAAGTGTAGATACTCGCACATTTGATGTATATTTAGATGGTAAATTGCGCAATTCATTTATATTACATGGACTATATAAAAACGATGATCCAAGTCAAATTAAAAAAAATATATATATAGGCAATATGCAAATTACAGGAACAGCCGCAAATAATGATGGCTTAAACAGCAGTTTTGAAGGATTTATAACACGTATACGCTATGAAGGAAATGCGATTAATCCACAAGAAGCATATAATATTTATAAAGAAGGTATTAATGCCGGGCTTGCAAGTAGTATGTTTAATAAATATAGATTGAAAGTCAGCTTTTTTGAATATAACAAAGAAAAGGGCACAATCACAATTTAATAATAATAACAATAAAAATTAATAACAATAACAATAACAATAACAATAACAATAAAAATTAATAATAATAACAATAACAATAACAATAAAAATTAATAATAATAACAATAAAAATTATAATATTATAATATTATTAATATTATTATAATATAGTAATAAATATGAACCCACCCGAAGGAATTTTGGAAAATATTAAAAAAAATATGTCATCATTAATTCCATATAAAACTGAAAAAAAAAGCATGTTAAACGATTTTGTATCATCAAACACTATGATTTCAAGATTGACCTTTTTATTAGCAATTATAATATTGTTTTCTGCCTTATTTTACATTGGTAGTAAAATTTTATATGTGTTATTGTCTCCATCGCAAACACCATATATTATTAGCGGTATGAAAGACGCAACCGAAGCTTTAACAGTTACGCAAGCATTAGGAGCAAAAACATCAATTCCTCTTTTAAGAAGTGCCAACCAATATGAAGGTATTGAATTTACTTATTCATTTTGGATATATGTGAATAATTTAGAATATAAAGACGAGATAGACTACATGCATGTTTTCAATAAAGGATCGCCGCCAAATTCCACAGGTGAAGGGGGATCAGGTTTATTTGGTCCCAATAACTGCCCCGGCGTGTATTTATATAAAGGCAAACGAAACTATTCAACAAATTTATTAGAAAAATTTCCAATATTAGGTATGTTAGTAAGAATAAATGTGTTTCATAATAATAATAGTGTTTCAAAAGCATATTATGATGACATATATGTAGACGCAATACCAATTAAAAAATGGGTATACGTTGTTATTAGAGCAACCTCTCAAAATATTGTTGACATATATATAAATGGAAATTTAACAAAACGCCATAAGTTATCAAATATTGTTAAACAAAATTATGATAATTTGTATATTAACTATAATGGTGGATTTTCTGGTAACATATCTGACCTAAAATATTTTAATTATGCTATAGGAACATTCGAGATTAATTCAATTAATTCCAAAGGACCTAATCTTAAAACCAAGAAAGATAGTAATATTAGTAAATCTAAACCTCCATATTTGTCTTCGCAATGGTATTTTAATGATACCGACGTATTAACATGAGCACATATATATTATATTTTTGTTTTTATATATTTTTTTATTAGTATATTATATTATATTTTATTTTTAATATTTTATTATTAAAAATATAAATTTAAGTTTTAGTTTAAGTTTTAGTTTTAGTTTTAGTTTTAGTTTTAGTTTTAGTTTTAGTTTTAGTTTTAGTTTTAGTTTTAGTTTTAGTTTAAATTTAACATGTATAGTTTTAAAATGTATATATATTATAACTATGACTGAATTGGGTATTGATAGAAATAATTATATTATATTAGAAAATTCATTACTTAATAGAGGTAAAAAAGGGTTAACTATACATGCAAAAACATCCATTATAACTAAAGAAGTCCCTAATACAAATAGCACTAATAGTGATGTTAGTCTTAATGATTATTTTATTCAACAATATTCCGACAAATATAAACATAGAATATTTCTAAGTCAAAGAATTATATCCACCGGTTCAAATATACAAAACGATCATTGTTGTTTTATTACTCAAAATAATATAAAAAATAATATTAAATTTATCCATGATGTAAATAACACAAATAGGAAAATATTATTTATAAAAAATCAAGATATTTCCGATAATTCATATAACTATTTAATTAATAAGATTGAAAGCGAAACCAATCCTGTATTTTATCACTTAAATTATTACTTTAATAGTATAACAAACATTAAAGATTATTTTAGCATAAATATAAAGGATTTTATATACACAGATTTTAGTAACGCATTAGGAGAAATAAATGTTAACACTACTAGATTTATGATTTCAAATATTTCAACAAGCAGATCAAGTATATTATCAACATCAAATTCTGGAGCAATAGATTATAAGCCTAGTGATTTTACAACCTTATTTAGCGATAATAAAACAAACGCTACTCAAGATGTAAGTATTAACAAATTCAACAAAGATATATCTTATTCGCTGCATAGCAATATATATTGTTATAACAAACTCACATTAGATTTTACTAATATAAATAGCTACACATTTAGTTTATATAATGGTACTAATATACGTAATTTATATGACTATCCTGATAATAATCTCAATACATTCAACACTTTCATGATTAAAACAAACAATTTTGCTATATTAAACAATATAAAAGCAAATAGCAAAATAATAGTTAATAAAAACGAAATATTTTTTCTTAATGTTAAAACATTGGATATATGTTCTAATTTTTATGCAAATAACATAAATTATAAAAAAACTACCGATCTAAGTAATACAATATTTTTATCATTAGGAAAACAAATTACAGGTATAACACAATATGACATATATAATAATACTCACATTATACCGAAAAATAAGATTGTTTTCGATATTTCAAAAATAATTTTTAAAAAAAATATAAATTCATCATTAATAACAAGCGCTAATGCAAAATATAATTCGTTAGTTCTTGATGCATCTAATTTATATTTATTGGATTTTACATTTAACAGCTATAATAGTACTAGCAATAATAGATATATTAATAGTAGCGATTATAGTAATAATATTATAAATTACAATAATAATATAAAGTACAATAATACACTCTTCAATTATGTTGAATATAAAAACAAAAAAGTATTTGATTTAAATATTTCAAAAGTAATTGATTTTTCAAATGCTAGCACATATAGCAATAACTACTATAACAATAATGTCAATAATTTATTAACTATAAATAACAAACGCCCCGACTATGCTAGTATTAGTTATGAAGTTTTCAATAATGCTTTGCAGTTTAAACTTAAAAATTTTGTTTTTGATAGAAATTATAGACTAAATAACTTAGCCGACTTGTCAAGTAACTTATATACATCAACACTTGATTTTGATCTTCGTTTTAATTATGGAGCAACAATAGTTATGACATTGGACATAACTATATTATTAAATAATAATAATTTAGATTTATGCAACAACAATCCTTTTAACGAAATTATAAATTATAGTAAATTAAATTTTTACAATTTGCAAGTTATAAATTTATTTACTACTACGATTGGAAGTGATTTTGAAAATGTAGATTGTATCTTTATATATCATGATCCTGCTACAGAAACCGACCCAAAATTCTTATATCCTAATAACAATATTGAAATTAGAAGAGATCCAACTATTGATACTTTGGAAAAAGCAATAGTTCTATTGCCTGGTGCAAGAACATCTACACAAAATAGCACATTTGTTCCTGCAAAAAATGGATCCAATTTATCAAGAAAAATGATACAAGGTCTAATAGGATTAAATAACATTCCAAAACTATTATCAATTACACCATATGATCCAAATTTTATAAATGGGCGCGGGTTTATTGATCAATATCAAGTAGAAGACGATTGTAAGAATTCCCAGGATCTAGTATATGCTAAAATAAACGCTAACAAACATTATTCCGCAAAAGATAATGCTACAACTACAACAAATAGCCTTAGAAATATAAATTTTGCAAATGTTGTAAGAAGCAGTGCACGCAATAGGCTATCTCAATCTTGCATTGCTAATTTGAGAGAAAACGCAGTATCTAGACAAAATTTAATTCTAAATTCTCCTGTAGTTACACCGTTTAAATTGTTTGTTAAAAAATAATAAATAGCCTTACCTTAATCCTTAATCCTTAATCCTTAATCCTTAATCCTTAATCCTTAATCCTTAATCCTTAATCCTTAATTTTAAAAATTGAAATTATTCTATTATTTAAAAAATATAGAAATAATATTAATAATATTAATAACACAACATGGATAAACAGAATGTGGATAAACAGAATGTGGATAAACAGAATGTGGATAAACATAATGTGGATAAACACAACATGGATAATCAGATTGTGAACAAAGACAATGTAAACAAATACAATGTAGAAAAATATAAATCTTTCAGATTGTATGATTATAATGTTTATGATGGACACAATAAATTGACTAATGTACAAATTAATCCATATAAAGACAACAAGAAATTTATAATTCAAGCATTTGGCATTAATGAAACGCATAAGACCGCTTCAATTATTATTGAAAACTTTTATCCGTTTTTCTACATTCTGGTAAATGATGAATGGAATGACCAGCGAACTAATTTGTTTTTGGCTCATTTGAAAAAAAAGGTTGGCAATTATTACGAAGATAGTATTGTAAGTTTGAAGCTCGTAAAGCGGCAAAAATTATATGGTTTTGATAATAAAAAACTGCACACTTTTATAAAAATATCATTTGTAAACAGTGCAATATATAATAAAGTAAAGAAACTATTTTATGTTGACACAACCACAAAGGAAAATGGTTTTGATAGATCATTAAATGATGATGGTTATGTATATAAAGACGAACAAGGAATTACAAATTGTTATTTGTATGAAGCAGACATTCCGCCATTATTAAAATTCTTTCATAGTAAAGAAATCATTCCAAGTGGATGGATTAAAATGGCGTCGCATAAAGTTAAGAAAATAGCAAACAAAACAACACATTGTGCGTATGAATATTGTATAAGTCATGAAGATATTATTTCGTATAAAGAAAAAGAAACAGTAGTAAAATATAACATATGTAGTTTTGATATTGAAGCAAGTAGCAGTCATGGCGATTTTCCTCTTCCAATTAAAAACTATAAAAAGTTAGCTACAAATATACTTGAAAATTATTATTCGCATTGTGAAGACTTTAAGGCCAATTATGATATTAGCATGTTAAAGCATGAAATATTGAGTGCTTTCGATCTAAGCACCAATAAATTAAGCTATATTGCTAAAGTTTATCCGAAAGAGAAGAATTTGAGCGCATTAAATTTTGAAAATTTGATTGAAAATTTGGCAAATTATATTCCGGCAAATTTTAAGAAAAAATGCACTAATGGAATAATAGAAATAAGCGAGTCGGAAGACGACGAAGAAGATGAAGGCGACGACGACGATGACGACGCGGAGACTGGTGACGCCAATGATGCTAATAAAGACATTGAAGTTGCTACTAATTTTAAGCGTAAAAAGAGAGTAAAGGCTTACAATAAGAAAAACGCCACATTAATTGAGTTAATTAAAGATAATAGTTGCGAATATAATACAAAATTATATGAATTAACGGAAGCATTTAAAAATACAGGGTTTCCGGATCTAGAAGGTGATATTGTCACGTTTATTGGATTAAGTTTTATTAATTATAGCGAGACGCAACCATATAAACGCGTAATAATTGTAAAAGGTGGTTGCAAAATTCCCGAAAAATACTTGTCATGGGTACAAGAAAACAATGTCATTGTTTTAGAGCGACAAACAGAGAAAGACGTATTATTAACCTTTACAAAAATTATAATTAATGATAATCCGCATATTATTACGGGTTATAATATTACCGGTTTTGATTTCGAATTCATGTATAAGCGATCTCTTGAATTAAATTGCGCAAAAGAATTTCTCAAGTTATCGCGCAATAAAGATGAGGTTTGTTGTTCAAAGGATTGGCGCACTGGATTAGAAGACATTGAAACTAACAAAATCATTTTAGCAAGTGGCGAATACAATTTAAAATTTATAAAAATGCCGGGCCGTATTATTATTGATATGTATGTAATTTTCAGGAAAGAATTTACATTAAGTTCCAATAAATTAGACTTTACGTCGTCCTATTTTATAAGTGATAACGTAACAAGTATAGAAGTTAATAACGAGGCAAATACTACAAAAGTTAATACTAAAAATTTAACAGGACTATCTGTTGGTAGTTATATTAAGTTTGACGAGCAAGGATTTAGCTCCAATTTATATAAAAAGGGAAAAAAATACGAAATCATTGAGTTAAACAAAGAGGACCATTGGTTTGTGATTAACAGTGCTGAAGAACTGGATTTAGCAAATTACAAGTATAAATGGGGTTTAGCAAAGGACGACGTAACACCCCAAGAAATCTTCTCCTTGGCTAATGGGTCGGATTACGATAGATGGACTGTTGGCAAATATTGTTTAGCGGATTGTGATAATGTTATTTGGTTATTATTAAAAGTTGACGTTATTACAGACAAAGTAGAAATGTCAAATTTGTGTAATGTTCCGCTAAGTTTCTTATTATTGCGCGGGCAAGGTATTAAATTGCAAAGTTATGTTTCTAAAAAATGCGGCGAAAAGAATACGCTTATGCCTGTTGTTAAAAAGCAAAAAAATGGCGGAGGGTATGAGGGAGCTCATGTTTTCAAGCCCAAAACGGGTATTTATTTAGATGAACCGGTTGCGTGTGTTGATTACAGTTCGCTATATCCGTCGTCTATTATTTCCGAAAACTTGTCGCATGACAGTAAAGTGTGGACAAAAGAATATGATTTAGAGCATAATTTAATAGGTGAGCAAGGCGAAAAAGATGTGCATGGAAACTTTATATATGACAATTTATTTGATAATGGTTATACTTATGTTGATGTAAAGTATGATACTTATAAATATGTTAGATTAACACCTAAAGCAGCCGCAAAGAAAATTATAATTGGCTATAAGATTTGCAGATTTGCGCAATTTAGCGATGGTAAAGCAATCATGCCCGCAATTTTAGAAGATTTACTTTCAGCTCGCAAAGCAACACGAAAGCTTATAACATTGGAAAACGACGATTTTATGAAAAATATTTTGGATAAGCGTCAATTAAGTATTAAAGTAACTGCTAATTCGTTATATGGTCAAATGGGTGCAATAACAAGCGCCTTTTATGAGCCAGACGTTGCCGCGTCTACTACCGCTATTGGGCGCAAATTACTATTTTATGGGCGTTCAATTATTGAAGAATGTTATGACGACATTAATGTCACGGTTAGCAATGGAACAACTGTAAAAGTGAAGGCGCAATGTGTGTATGGTGACACCGACTCCGTATTCTTTAAATTCAACTTGCGTAATCCTGAGACGCTTGAGAAAATTGTAAATAAAGAAGCGCTAGTTTATACCATTGAGCTAGCAAAGCAGGCGGGTGAGTTGGCAAGTAAATTCTTAAAAGCGCCCCATGATTTAGAATATGAAAAAACATTTTATCCGTGGATTTTGTTATCAAAAAAGCGTTATGTAGGTATTTTATATGAAGACAATCCGGATAAAGGAAAAATGAAATATATGGGTATTGTATTAAAGCGGCGAGATAATGCCCCCATTGTAAAAGATATTTATGGAAATATTGTTAATATTATTATGACAGAAAGAAGCATTACAAAATCTGTAAAGTTTTTGAATGAATGTCTTGGTAAATTAATAAATTGCGAATATCCGATTGAAAAATTATTAGTAACTAAGTCATTGCGTGGGTATTATAAAAACCCAAAACAAATCGCGCATAAAGTATTAGCAGAGCGTATTGGATTGCGTGACAGCGGCAATAAACCGTCTAGTGGAGATAGGATGTATTATGCGTATATTGTGCATAGTAATAAAAAGGCTTTGCAAGGTGAAAAAATAGAGACCCCTGATTATATTAAGGCTAATAAATTGGAGCTAGACTATAGCCATTATATTAGTAATCAAATTATGAAACCCTTATTACAGTTATATGCCTTGGATTTAGAAAATATGAATGCATTTAAAATGAAGCGAGGAGCTACATTGCAATCATGGCATAATGAGTTAGCAAAATTGCGCGAAAAATGGGCTGATCCCGAAAAATATGAGAAAAAATTAGACGAATTAAAATGTAAAGAAATTAAAAGTTTGTTATTTGATAAATATTTGAAAGATTGTAAATAAGTCTTTATATTGTTTTGTTATATTGTTTTGTTTTGTTTATAAAATATATTAATATAGTGTTATATTAATATATATTTTTTTATATAACTATGGTAAATAATATAACACATAAAAATCTAACACATTTTTCACATAAATTTAATATAAAGAAAACAAATAAAGTGTTAAGAAATGTAAATACAAAGTCCGACTTTAAAAAATTAATATTGAAAAGTGATTATATACAAAATAAAAAACAAGTATTTAACAAAATCATTGATGTAAATGCTAATGTAACAAATCAAAAAAATAGTGGTAGATGTTGGTTATTTGCGTTTTTAAATATTATTCGCTATAAAATGATTAAAAAGTATAAGTTACAACCTAGCTTTGAGCTTTCGCAAAATTTCTTATTTTTTTATGATAAATTAGAAAAGGCGAATTATTATTTAAATTATATTTTGGAAAGTTATAGCACTAGTTTAGAAACATTAGAAACCGAAACAGAATTAGTAAAATTAATACACATGTTAGACAGATTAACAGATGATGGTGGTCAGTGGAATGTTTTTGTAAATTTAATTGAAAAATATGGCATAGTACCAAAATCAAATATGAATGATCATTTTCATAGCACTAATTCCAAAGAATTAGAACAATTTTATGATGACTTTTTACGAAAATGCGGCCATAAAATTAGAACTATGTCAAAAACTGAAATTGCCAAAAATAAAGATCGTTTATTGCAAGAAATGTTATTTGATTGCTATAAAATTTTGGTATTGTTTTTGGGTGAGCCGCCTAGTAAAATAACATGGGAATATTATGAAACAAGTAATAACGATAAATCATTAAAAGCACAAAAAATTGCCGATGTAAGTCCGTTGGATTTTTATAAAAAACATGTTCCATATAAAGCACGAGACAAAATATGTTTAATAAATTATCCGTGCAAATATACTCCATTTTATAAATTATATAATGTTGAAATGGCATTCAATATATTAGGTGCTAGTGAGCAAAATTTTATTAATGTTCCTAGCAATATAATGATAGATGCCGTTAAAACATCAATTAATAATGAAGAAGGTGTATGGGTGGGGGTCGATATTAAAAAATATGCTTCACATGACCACGGATTTTTAGATAAAGAAGGATTTGACTATGAAGATGTTTTTGGTTTTGACAATTATATGAAAAAATGTGATGCGCTAAATTATAGGCAGTCTGGTCCAGTTCATGCAGTGGTTATAAAAGGCTACAATTTTGATCATTCAAAAACAAACGGATTTTTAGTTGAAAATTCTTGGGGAGATGAAAAGGGTTTTAAAGGAAATTATTATATGTCAAAATCATGGTTTGAAGACTATACATATCAAATTGTTGTAGATAAAAAGTGCGTGTCGCAAAATATATTAAACGTATTAAAACAAAAACCTATAATATTACCTTATTGGAGTGCGTTTGGTGCTTTATTAAAAGGTGGACGTTAATGTTAATTATTATATTATATTAGTATATTATTATATTATTTAATATTTTATAATATATTAAATAAAATATATAAAACTTACTTGAGTAATAAGCTAATAAAGTGGTGAAGCTTATAATGAATACTTTAACAAATGCAATTAATATTCTTAGCCTTAATATAAATAATACAAATGAAGAATGTATGATATGTAAAGATGAATTGACTTGTGGGCAATGTTATACATTACCAGAATGTAACCATACTTATCATACACATTGTTTGGTTAGTTGGTTTAGAAATGGCGATTCGCGTTGTCCGTATTGTGGAAATAAAGGTATTAATAATACAAACAATGAAACGTTACGACATGTAAGAGGCAAATATTTTACTACACGGTTTGAAACACAAACGTTAGCAGATATAAAAAAATACATATTTTTGAAAAAAAATGATAATAATAAAAGATGTATTGAAACACGTAAGCAATTTGAAAAAATAAAAGCTATGGAAGAAAATTATAAAAATGAAACTGATAAATTGAGAGAATTGCAAAAATCTCTCAAAGAAACCCCTACATTGTATAGCGATGCTAAAAAAAATATTATGTATTTTAGAAGTAAAAAATGGAAAATAGCTAGACAAATTAGATTAGAGCGATTGAAAATTATAAATAATAGTTATATTATTCCTTTAATAATACCCATGACTGTGTCAATATAATTTATTAAGTTATAAGTAATCCAATATCATATTCATTGTTTTCGTTTTCGTTTTCGTTTTCATTATTTGTTCGTCTGTTTGCTAATAAATTATCAATATGTAAAGCCAAATAAAATTTGAATTCGTTGCTATATAAAAAAATTTGTTTATTATTATCAGGATTAGAATAACTAATAATGTTAGAATTAGTTAGTATATTATATCTGCAATTTGGGCATGTTTGATGATCTATTAGCCACTTCTTTATAGCGCAACAATTAAATATATGGCCGCATTCTTTAAGCATAGTTACTTGATCACAATTAGAAAAAGTTTCGTGTGTTATAGCACATGTTTCGTTTTTAGGGTTTTCTATGTTTCCATAATATAAGTCTGCGCTATTTGTAGTAATTAAATCGTATAAATTAGTGTTGGATAATCTCTCAAAATCACCCAAATTATAATCCAATAAATAGGCAAATCTTTGATTGTTAGTGTTATTATTATTGGTGTTATTATTGGTGTTATTATTGGTGTTATTATTATTGGTGTTATTATTATTGGTGTTATTATTACTGTTATTATTATTGGTGTTAGTGTTATTACTATTATTGGTGTTAGTGTTATTATTATTATTGGTGTTAGTGTTATTAAACATATATATTAAATTGTTTAAATAGAGCGTACCATTATTTAAATGATTTATATAATTACTTGATAATAGTAGCAAATTATCCATACTATTTATAGGATTTATAGGATTTATAGGATTTATAGGATTTATAGAATTTATAGAATTTATAGAATTTATAGAATTTATAGAATTTATAGGATTTATAGTATTCATAATTGTCAACTTAATGTTAATGAATAATATAAATAATATATATTTAAATATATATTATTTAATATATTAAACACATTACATATTTCATTATGAATGCTCAACTAGATTATAAATATTTGGCATCTAATGATTTATTGGCCAAATATGAAAATAAAGGATTGTCGGGATTATGTAATTTAGGAAATACATGTTACATAAACTCGTGTATGCAAATATTATCGCATTGTTATGAGTTAAATGAGCTCATTGATTTATGCGAACATAACATTGTTAAGCACAATGACAATGGATTAGTTTTGAAAGAATGGAAACTCTTAAAAGACTTGTTATGGAGTAAAAACTGTATAATTAGTCCAAACAGATTTATAAATACTATACAAGCAATAGCAGCATTAAAAAAGAGAGATTTATTTACAGGCTATTCGCAAAATGATTTACCGGAGTTTCTTATTTTTATTTTCGATTGTTTTCATGAAGCACTAGAGCGAAAGGTAAATATAAGTGTTGATGGAAAAACCGAACATGATCTTGATGAATTGGCAAAAACATGTTATATTATGATTAAAAACACTTATAGTGCTAGCTATTCTGAAATCATTGATTTATTTTTTGGAATACATGTTTCATTAATTATAACAAACGATAATAGTAATAAGATTTTAAGTATTAAACCTGAACCTTTTAGCACAATTAATTTACCGCTACCGCATAGTGACAATAATAATAATAATAAAAAATGTTCTATATACGATTGTTTTGATTTATATACTAATAATGAGTTTTTAGAAGGTTCTAACGCGTGGTTCAATGAGCACACAAATGCAAAGCAAGATGTCGTAAAAACCATTAAATTCTGGAGCTTACCAAGTATATTAGTAGTAGATTTCAAAAGATTTAATAACTCAAATAAAAAATTAAATAATGTAGTACATACTCCATTATTAGGCCTAGATCTGAGCAAATATGTTATAGGTTATAATAGAGAAACATATATTTATGAATTATTTGGGATTTGTAATCATAGCGGGGAAAGTCAAGGAGGACATTACACTGCATTTATTAAAAATTCAAATCAAAAGTGGTATATGTTTGATGATGACGATGTTAATGAAATTAGTGAAACTCATTTAATCACATCAAAAGGATATTGCTATTTTTATAGAAAAATATTATAGATTATAGATTATAGATTATAGATTATAGATTATAGAAAAAAAATTATTATTATTATTATAATATTATATTATTATAATATTATAATATTATGGCATTAGTTAATAATATAACGCAAGATTTTTACAATAATTTAAACACTTTAGGCTCCAATCCTTTTGTATTAATAGTCCTTATTGTTATTATTATGATTTATTACATAATATTTTCATTTTTAGGCAGTTCATATAACTATGGAAGTAATACAAGTAATTCAAATCAAACGTCGGGGCATTATATTATTGAGGCGTTATTGTGGGGAATATTTATTCTTCTAATTTTTGTTAATGGATTAGCTTATTTTTTTAATATTAATATTATGACAGAATTTAAAAGTTTATTTTCTGACAAACCCGAAATAAATATAAAATCGATTGTTGTCCAACCTGACATATCGCTGAATTTTAATGAGGTTTATCATGTTCCTGGTAATAGATTTACATATCATGATGCTAAAGCAATTTGCAAAGCATTTGAAGGAGAATTAGCTAACTTTAATCAATTAACTGAGGCTCATAAAAATGGCGCAAGTTGGTGCAGCTATGGCTGGACGAAAGATCAGCTTGGACTTTATCCAACCAGTCAAAGTGATTGGACAAAATTGCAAGAAAAAGAAGGCCATAAATATGATTGTGGATTACCTGGTATAAATGGCGGCTATGTTCCTAATCCTCATACGAAATTAGGTTCAAATTGTTACGGTGTAAAACCAAAACAAAGTGAGCTTGAGAAGGACTATCTAAATAAAGATTTATACCCTAAAACAAGTAAAGAATTACTATTTGAGCAGCGTGTTAAATATTGGAAAGATAGAATTAGTAATGTGTTAATTAGTCCATTTAATAATAGTAATTGGTTCAAGGCTTAAGCACTCTTTTTCCTGCTTTTATTTGTATTTTCTGCTTTTGCATGCTTTCGATTTGTTGATGTTGTTGCTTTTGCTTTTGTAGCATTTACTTTTATTGCTTGTTTTCGTGTTGCTTGAGCTTCACCTTGTGCTTGTGCTTTCCTGTGATTTTTTCTGGTAAATTGTTTTTTAACATTATCAATTAAACCGTATAATTTAGAAAACATATTTTCACTTACAATAGTTTTATTAGATGTATCATTGTTAAATGTATCATTCTTAAAATTATCCTTAGTTTTTGCTTGCTCTATTATATTAAAACCAGGAAGCATAGCTAAATTATTTAATTTAGGTTTTTTAGTATCTAGATCGTTAAGATATTTTAACATGTTTTATACTATTATTATATAAATAATACTATAAATTTAAGTATTAAACTTGTGTTTAATTATATAACTTGTGTTTAAGTATATAACTTGTGTTTAATTATTATAACTTCTTTTAATTAATTTATTTGTTTTAAATGATCTTTTTGATCTTATAAACTCAATAAGCTCCTTTTCAATAGCATCACTATTTTCATAATCTTTGAAAAACTCTTTAAAACAATCCTCTAAAAATTTGTAACTTAGCATATTGTATTGTTTATATTGTATTAAACTTAATTTACCATCACTTATATTTATTAACGGATATTTCATATTTTTTATATCATAATGATTAAACACATTTGTTTCTATAGCATGCTTGCTTTCTCTCAAAGTTGTGAGTTGACTATATAGTTTTTTATATTCATTGTCTAAAGTTACCCATTTTTTTATACTACTTTGAATATCAAAATTAATTATGTTATTTTTCTCATCCATGTTAATAATAACTTATGAATTTAGTTAATATTAACTTTTAACTTTAAGTTATAATCACTCTGCATTTATTAAATATTTATTCACCTTCTTCTATATCCGGATCTTCTTCTATAATTTTTTCTAGTCCCTCTTCTTCTTCTATTGCTAGTTTTCCCATATCTTCTTCTGCTTTTCATGTACTGTGTAGCCGCTAGTAGTGCTACTGGCACACTTACTTCTGCTAAAAAACTGCCTCCTTTTCTTCCTCTTGATCTTGATCTTGATCCCATTCCTAATCCTCTTCTTCCTCTGTATCTTCTACCTCCTGTAAGCGCTTTCAACTCCGCTAAAGCTGCATCGGCTGCTTGTGTCGCGTTGGCAGATTGTGATGTATCATCCATAGATCCTTCGCTTACCATATTTATATATTATCCAAATATTATAATTTTTCCAAATATTATAATTTTTCCAAATATTATAATTTTTCCAATTTATGATAATATTTTTTTAATCGTATATTATATTTTATTAATAAAAATAATACTCCTAAATGTAAAATAAAACTAATAAATATAAAAAATAAGAAAAAAAACAAATATATATGTATTTGCTTTAAGAAATAATCCATAATAGGATTAATTATAGCGCTCATTTCTTTCTTAATTTCTTCCGATTTTAAAAAGTTAATACAATGATACGCTATGCTACTTTCTGACACGCTGGTTTTTGACACATTATTTTTTGACACACAAGTTTTTGACATATTACTTTAAAATTATAATTATAGTAAGTATATTATTTATTATATTTTTATTTATTACATTTTATTTATTACATTTTATTTATTACATTTTATTTATTACATTTTATTAATTACATTTTATTACATTTATGCGTGAAAATATAAATTCATTTTTCTAAAGTTTTATATAATTAAATAAATGAACAATCAGATTTATGAAATATGTGAAAATTTTAATTTTAGCACTTTAAAATTAGAAAATCCTACGCTACTAAATGCTAATATTTATTTCAGCAAATTAAATAGTAATCTAAATAAAAATTTCTATATTCAGCTTCCTAAATGTAGAACTAAACAAGGAATAATTCAAGCTAATAATAAATGCTTTTGCGATTTAGAATTCAACAGCAGCGACAGGTTAATAGTTGAATTCTTTGAAAATCTAGAAAATTATTTTATTAAAGAAATTTGCAATAATAAATCATTATGGTTTTACGATTCCGAAAATATATCCAATGATGATATTAATGATTTTATTAACCCAATTATGAGATCATATAAAGGTGGCAAGAAATTTTTAATTAAAGCAAATATAAAGCAAGAGAAAATAAATCTTTATGATGAAAACGAAAAGAAACTTACTTTAGCAGATTATGACAATAATAATGAAATAATTCCGCTATTAAATATAAACGGAATACGATTTTCTAAATCATCATTCATCATTGATGTTATATTAGTGCAGTTTATGGTTTTATATCCATGTGATAGTTTAGAAAATCAAATATTGATTAAAATAAATAAAAAAAAAGAGGATCCTTTAGAGAATAATAATGCTGAAAATAATAAACATACATTATTAACTAGTAGGCCAGAGTTAACGCAAGCACAAGACCAAGAGCTAATGCAAGACCCAGAGCTAAAGCAAGAGCTAACGCAAGAGCTAATGCAAGAGCTAACGCAAGCACAAGACCCAGAATTAGCACAAGCACAAGACAATAATTCATTTAAATATTTAATGAATAATTTAGAAAAAAATCAGACTATTGACGATGATTGCGAACTAGAAATAACTAATTTAGATGTTATTACAGAAAATAGTGATCCAATAGAAATAAAGTCCCATGAAAGTATATATTTAGAAATATATAAGAAGGCTAAACAAAAAGCAAAAGAAATAAGAAGAAATGCAGTAGAAGCATTTTTAGAAGCCAAAAATATAAAAATTAAATACAATTTAACAAATATAGCTAACGATAGTTCGAGCGATGAAGATATTTAGCTAATTTATGCCATATATAATTAATATACTATAACTATTAATTATATTTTTGTTTTTAATTGGTTTTCAATTACTATTTAATGATTATTTATTGTTTAATGATTATTTATAGTTTATTGTTTATTGTTTATTGTTTATTGTTTATTATTTATTATTAATGATTATTTATTATTGTTTAATGTTTATTGTTTATTGTTTATTATTTATTATTAATGATTATTTAAATATTATTAAAAATTTTTTATTATTTATTTTATATAAAATGACTGTTACAAAAAAGTTTTTCAAAGGACAGTTTCTCAAAGGCTTTAATTTTGAATATTTTTTAGGAATAATAACATTAATTATTGTTGTCGCCGCCTTGTATAACTATTCGAAAGGCAAGAATTTATTAAGTTCGCCTATGTCAAACAGGCTTGACTATTCTGATCTAAATGGTCAACCTACTGATACTATGCCAACAACTGTTTCACCTACATATGCGCCATATAACGGTGTTTCAAATACATCGGTAGCAACATCAGCCGATAGCCCAAGTGGCATAAACCAGCTTGCTTCCAATAAAGCAATACCAAACCCATCCGACCTTTTACCCAACAATAGCGGTAATCTTTGGTCAAACTCTATACCGCAAGCTGATGCCGATTTAAAAAATATTAATCTATTAAATCCTTCGCAGTTGGTCGGAATTAACACGCAAGGTTCAAGTTTAAGAAATTCTAACTTACAATTAAGATCTGAGCCAGCTAACCCAAGATCAAACACTAACTGCCCCTGGAATATTTCAACAATTGAAACTGATCAGTTCAGAAAATCTTTAGAAATAGGCACATAATAACATGTTTTAACATGTTTTAACATTTTATATTCATTTATATATAACTATATATAAATGAAAACTCTGGTAAGCAATACTTTGTTTAATGTAATATTGCTAATATTTATTATTATTATTGCTACAAAATTATATTTAAATAGCGACACATTCAATTTAAGATGTATTATATCTGATGTAAATGGAAATACATATTGCGTAAGAGATAGAAATAAGCTCGATTTAGCCGCAGACAGATTAGCACATGTTAATAATAATTTAAATAAACTAGTAAATCATTTATCAAAAAAATATCCAGAAAATGATAACGTTCAACGTCTTATAAATGGTTATAATCCTAAAAAAATATACGAAACACTTCCTACAAGCGAATTTACAGCTTATAGTGAAAATAAAGGCGAAAAATTAGCCTTTTGTTTAGATACCGAAAAAAACAGTAAAGGTCGCTTAATAGATATGAATACATTAATGTATGTTGCGCTTCATGAAGTTAGTCATATTGCTACTAAGTCAGTAGGACATACAGATGAATTCTGGTCTAACTTTAAATTCATGATAACAGAAGCAAAGGCTATTAATATTTATAATCCTATTGATTATAAGAAAGATCCTGTTCGCTATTGCGGTATGAATATTACTGATAACCCCTATTATGATGTTAAATAAATTGATGTTAAATAAATTTATATATTATTTCATAAATATTATAACTTTGCTTACACACTAGTGATGGGTCATTAATGTCATTTTTCTCATTATTATTTATGATGTTTTTGCTATAAAAAAGCAAGTTATATTTATCAATATAATTATTTAAATCAGGAAAATAACAATCACAATCATAATCATTATCTATATACGTAATAATTATTTCATTAATATTAAAAATACTATTTTCTTGTTTCTTATAATTGTTCAAAAACAGTTCATAAATTTCCGCCCCACCAATAACCCATAATTCACTATAGTTTTTCGTTTTAACATAATCATCTAATTGCTCCAACGTTGCAAAACTCTTTACACAATTTTTGCCATTATATTCATCTATTTTCAATGATTTAGATAAAATTAGGTTGTCCCTATTAATTAAACCGTTGACTTTATTAAGACTTTCAAAAGTTTTTCTACCCATAATAATAGCATTATTACCATTACCAATAGTTAATTTTTTAAATTTAGCCATGTCACTCTTATTATTCCATACTAACTCATTATTTTTACCAAGTCCTCTATTTTTACAATAAGCCGCAATAATATTTACAATCATATTTATATAAAATTAAACTCTTATATTTATATAAATGTCAATTATATTTAAGTCAAATATATTTAAATTCTATATAAACAATAATAATACTTTTAATGAGGTTTATTTATTTATAAAGAAAAAATATAGTGTGACCAATCCAGGAGCTCAATCTATTCCAACTATCGACGAACTCAATAGCAATTACAACAATTACAATAGTTTTATATATAGCGAAGTATATGAAAAATACTTTGCAAATGATCTTAATTATAATGATTTAGACTACTTAAAAACATATAATAGCAAGATCATATTTGTAAACGATGCTATTGATATTGATGACACCATTGAAACTATTAAATTAAAATTTATTAAACATTATAATAGCATTGCTAATGAAGACAAGAAAATATGCTTTGAAGAGCTATATTTATATTGTTTAACACTATCTAAATTTAATAAAATGGAATTATTTAATAATCTTACGGCAAATAATAAGAACGATTTAACGCAAGAAAATCTAATTAGCTATTTAATAAATATTAATGAAAAGAAAAGTATACTTGAAAGTTTAGAAAATAAAGAGGTCTATACTTTCGACGATATTGATAGTATTAGAATTCATGACATTAAAGAATATATACCAGTCGGACAAAGCCAGTTAAAAACTGCAACAACTTTTACAGTCAATCCATATGATTATTCTAGTAAAACACCCAAATCTCTCGGTGACATTATTACTACAAACAATTCAAATATGGTATTTGATTATAACATATACAATAATAGCATAATTGTTTGTTTAGCAAGCACATTACTTGAAACACCGCTCCCAAGTAGCGACGATGAAGCTATTATAAAATTATATTTCCAATTTTTATATTCTAAAAATATTATAAATAAGAGAGATTTTTTAGCGCAAAAAATAGAGTTGCTAAAGAAAAGCACCGAATTAATTAATACACCCTATTTTAATAGCAAAAATCAATTCAAATTTTTACTTACCAAAATTTATAATAATTCAAATGACCTAAAATATGAAAATAGCGGAATAAAAAGTATTAATATCAATATTAATAGTGCTATTAATTATAATATATCATTAGAAACATTATTCAAATTATTTACAAGCAGCGAGCTTTATCCGTTTATTAAATACAATCCAGGGAAAAAAATGGAAAATTTATACCGACTTTATTGCATTAATGAAGCAAATATTAAAAAGGTACCCTTATTAAGCAAAACATTGATACTAAAATATGCCAAATTTTTAGGTAAATCACACACTATTTCTTTTTACGTTAATTCCAAAGATGAACTGTTTGTAAATAATATTAATGAGTTTCTTATTGAGCTAGAAGACAGTGGAATTATTAATCTTAAAATAGATTTTAAGAATGTTATTGATCTAACTACAATTAATAGCTTAATTGCTACAAATGTTAATAATATTATAAAATTTATTGGGAAGTTTGTATCTAATAGTAGTATAGAATTATTTAATAATTTGGATAGCAAAAATGTTGAAATTAATTCTATTAATTACATAACAAATGTAAAAATAAAAGGCATGTTAAAAATAAGCAACATAACCAATTGCAGCAGCTATTTGTTTAATACTATTAGCTCTAAATCTGACGAAATAGTTATGCGTTATAAAAACGTATCTAACTTTAGCATCATGAATTCGGAGGAATCGTATATTATTGAGCTTATTAAGCAAAAATCCAACGAAACAGACATATTACACAAATTAAAAGAAAACTTTAATTTATCATTAGAAGACGCCAAATCCAGATTAATAGATGTAATTAATTCTCTCAAATTAATGCAAGATACTTTTAACCATAAAAAAATAACTATTAAAAATAATCCGGGATTTCCAACCTTATTTAAAAAAATAAGCTCTAACTATCTCTCTATTAATATAGACAATATAGACAATATTAACTATTTAGACACAATTCCTATGTATATAGATGGATTTATTAAAATCCTTTATGGGCTTATTGACGATGAGCAATTAAAATTAGAAGTTTCTAATATATGTAAAAAAACACAATATATTGATGAAAGCAAAGAAAACACGTTTATAAATTTAGAAACCACCATTAATAAAAACATTAATCATGTATTAGAAGATGATGATGATGTCATAAATGATGACACTAATAGCGCGCATAATGATTTAATGGATATTTTACTTGGTGATGGTGATGGTGATGATGATGATGAAGACAATGAAGACAATGAAGACAATGATGATGATGGCGAAAACACTACTAATATTGATAAAAAAATAAATACAATACATGAAGAAGGCATTAACGAAGGTAATGAAGAAGACGAAGATAATGATGGAGAAGGCGAAAACGATGATGAAGGCATCAACGATGATAAAGGCGACGAAGAAGACAGCTACATAAAAGATATTGTTAATGAATATATAGACAACACAGAAGATGTTGTAGAAAGCACAATAAAGGATACTATAAAAGAAAAAGCAAAAGTAAATATAACGACTAAAGTAGAAGAACATAATGCGACTAATGCAAATAAAGAGGAAGAATTCAAAGAAGTATCAGAAAAAAGCAATCCTATTTTAAAAAGACTAATTAATAAAGAGCCAAAATTATTTACAACAGACAAAAATAAATTTTATACAGAATATTCAAGATTGTGCCCTGCTAACGTTAAAAAGCAGCCAGTCATTTTAACAAAAGAAGAGAAAGATTATATAGACAAAAATCACAGAAATTCGTATACAGAAAGCTATGAATATGGCACAAAAGAAGGAAACAAGTATTATTACATATGTCCCAGATATTGGGACCTAGAAAAAAACATCAGTTTAACACACACAGAAGTAAAAAGCGGGCGCTTTGGAAAAGTCATTACTAAAAAGAATAAAGACGGAGCCTATGACGGTAACATTATGGAATTCACAGACACAAAATATCATATTGACGAAAAAGGGAATTACATAAATCATGTACCCGGATTTTTAGACGAAAAACACAATAGAAATGGTTATTGTTTACCTTGCTGTTTCAATAATAAATTATGGAATAAGTCACAACAAATGCAACGGCGGAGCAAATGTTTGAATTTGGATTATAGCACAAACGAAAACAAGAAAGACTATTATAACTATATTAAAGGCCCCGAAAAAATGCCATTAGAAAAAAGTAAAATCGGGTTTTTACCGCTAAGTATTCAAAAAACCTTACATTTCGATAATTTGGATTGTGTTACAAAGCAAATACCTAACTTATTAAGATCAAATCGCAATTGTTTATTACGTTATGGTGTTGAAAATAGTAACAAGCATTCTTTCATAGCTTGCATTGCCGATTTATACGAAACCTTAGTCCTAAATAACTCCAAATCCGTTTCAATTAGTGAAATGAAAAAACTAATAATAGCTAGTCTAACAATAGATAGTTTTATAAAATACAATAATGGAAACTTACCGCACATATTTATTTCCAAAAATTTTAGTGAATTAGTGGACACTATTAGTAGTAGTCAATATACTTCAAGCGTGTTATATAGTCAATTAGTGTCCAAAACAACAAATAAACTCGACGACCAAGCACACATAATTTTTATTAAAAAGATTATAAACAGTTTTGAAAATTTCAAAGCCTATTTAGATAGCGACGCTTTTATTGACTATACTTATTTATGGGATATAATATGTAAAAGCAATCCTTTGCTTTTTCCAAACGGGTTAAATCTGATTATTTTGGATATTACAAACGAAGACACTACTGATAATGTAAAAATTGTATGCCCTAAGCAAAGCTATAGCAGCGAATTTATAGATTTACAAAAAAAATGTTTATTGCTAATACAAAAAAATGAGTATTTTGAACCCATTTATTTGATCAATAATACTATTGACTATTATATTGTAAAAACATTCAGTTTTGCAAAGAGCAACGAAGATAAGCAATTAACAAACTTTAAAAAAATTTTAAATATTATCAGAAATTCTATAAATTCAAAATGTGTCGGTGTTACAACTACAACTACAAATAAATACGACAACTCTACTTATGATTTTAAGCCTAATATACAGTTAGATAATGTAATCAGCATTTTAATAAATTTGAAATATGATATAACTTATCAAATTATGGATTATAATAATAAAGTTATTGGCCTATTAATTAATAATGCTAGCGAGCATGCTTATATTCCATGTTATCCGTCGGCATTATCATCTACTCATGAAACTATACCATATAAAATGATTGACGAAGTAAGTGAACAAGACCTTAATGATTACAATAATACGAAAATTATTTTAGAAAAATTATATAATTTGAGTAATGCTAAACTCATTATTAAACCGTTATACAAAATAGTGGATGATAATTTAATAGTTGGTATTCTTACGTTGGGCAATCAGTTTATTCAACTAACTAAACCAGAGTTTAATAATAGCGACGAATTAAAAGAAATTAATGATAAGAGTTATGTTTATATTGATAAAGATATACAAACAAACCTTTCTATAGACAATGAACGCGTGTCCATGGTCAATAATATTAAATTAGAAACACAATTTTATGATAGCTTCAAAAATAGTTTCAAAAAAATATTGGGAATGCATAAAAACAATGTTTATAAAACTAGTCTATTAAAAATAATTAATAACAATTCAATGCTATATTTAGATAAGTTATCTAATATTTACAATTTATTAAAGGATGTTGGAGAGAATTATATAATATTTTCTAAGTATGAAAAACATATATTGGACGCTATTAAAAACGTGTCGTCGTGTATTGATGAGGAAGATTGTAATACATCATATTGCATGAAGACAAATGACGTATGTTCATTAATTATACCTAAGAAAAATCTGACAAATAACGAAGACAACGAAGAAATATATTATAGCCGTTTATCGGACGAATTTGTAAGATATAATAAGTTTAAAAATTTCATTTTTGAAAAAAGCGTATCATATAATTATGGGTCGGTTAAGTATAATATTTTAGAAAATGAGCTCCTATTATTTCATTCAATATTAACACAAGATTATTTTAAAGATATTATAACTACAAATAATCAAAATGTCCTACAAAATACGTTCGACACATTAGGAATTGTAGAGACTAAAGACATCTTAAATTTCAAGAGAAACAACTTAAAGAAAGACACAATCGTTATTGGTGCTACAAAAGACAAGCTACAAAATATTCAAGATTATTATACTAAAAATAAGCTTGTAAATGGTCCTGGACCAATCGGATCTGTAACGGGTGTTATGCCTAAAAAAAGCAAATTGCAAGTACCATTGTCTAACGTATATGATGACGTAGAGAATGACGTAGAGAATGACGTCGAGAATGACGTCGAGAATGACGATTTACAACATATTAATTTTATTGAAAAAAACAGTGATCCTAATTATAAATGCGGTTTCTACAAAAGCATACTTAGAGAGAGCATGCGACTAAACTTTAAAGAGCAATTATATGAATTGACTTTTCACATGGATAACAAAATATGTTCTTTTCAATTAATTTTAAGTATTATTAAACAATATACTCAAAATAATAGTTTAACAATTAACAGTTTAAAGAAAAAGTTAGTAGACCTCTATACTAGTGATGTCAATTTTGAAATATTATGTTATATTTTATTAAAAAATAATAAAAAAACATTATTAGAAAAAGTAATTAATAGGGAAATCACATTTGAATATTTAGTTTATAGCGACCTTTATTATATAACATATATTGACATTTATATGTTAGCTAAAGAATATAATTTACCAATAATATTATTATGTAATAGCTCTATTGATCTAACAATTACTGATGAAAATTATATTATATGTAATATAAACACATTAAACCAAGAATATTATTTCTTTAAAGTGCCTAGCAAATATTCGCGCAAAAAAGAGCATAATTATAACTTGCTCTATAATAAGCAATCAATCAAATTTAATATTGAAAATGATCTATTAGATACTCCTAACTTTAAATTATACAGCAATATTAAAAAAGATCTTAAAGTATTTGAAAATAAAATAGAAAAATACATAACAAATTTCAATTTATCAAAGTTAACAAACACCAAGTATAAAATAAGGCAAGTAAAAAATATTGAAATTAAAAAAAAATAAATAACTATTAATTAAAATTCTTTATAATCTAAATCTAAATCTAAAAATCTAATTCATAATCGTCGCTCTTTCCCATGTTAACTGTTTGCATAGTATTAACAGTTGCCTCAATTAATAAATTATTAGTACTGCATTCATTAGAGGTAACAGCATTTAGCTGTTCCATTAAAACCTTTTCATCCATTTTCTCGTTAACAGGTAATACGTCTTTATTTGGCTTAATGGTCATAATAAAGTCGTTGTCGATCAATACTTTAAAGCTGCTTGTTCCATAATATCCTTCTTGTCCGCACATAACATTTGCAGACACACCTTTCATATTATCAATTTCGCCATGTTTTGCCGCCTTCAAAAACATTTCCGGTGTTTCCTCAAATGATGCTTTTGCGATTGCACCAATATCATCATTGTTAATTCCATGCCTAAAGATCGAAACCATCTTATCGTTACATGTCATTCTATCTGCCAAAATCGTTAAATGGCGATAATTAATATATGTACTGTCAAACTCAATGACCTCCGAAAACTCATCAAATATGCTTTGGCGAGCTGCCTCAATACCTAATACATTATAAATCTCAATAATATGATTTGAAACCGTTCGCGTTTTGTCAACAAAATCCAGCGCTAATATATCTAATAAATTGCTGCCAACAGTATCTAACACCCACAACTCCTTTTTAATATATTTTGTATCCACTTCCTCAAAATTATCTGTTATTTTTCGCAGTGTCACTTTATCGATGTTTTTAATACCGCGTAAAATAAGATTGTCTAATAATTCGTCTTGCAAATTTCTCAATAAATAAATCTCATCACTCTGATCGAGTGTTTCTAACACATTTTTGTTCTTCTTTTTCTTTAAAAGCTGCAAATTCCTATTAATCCTAATTCTAAAAATTAATTTATCAGAATTGTAATCTGTATACATACATGTAACATTGTTATAGCTACTCATTAAGCCAAAATGAATGTCGTCCATTGATATATTTTTGTCCAACATTTCCGTTTTATTCATAGCCATTCGAATAATCCATTTTGATTTTTCTTTATCTTTATTTGTGTCATAAGTGCTATTACATTCGTCTAATAATTTCTCAAACTCATTATATTCTTTCATCATTTCCACGTCCTCAGTTATTAAGGAATTCATATCGTCGGGATCAAAGCATATTTCGATACACTCCACTAGTGATCGCAATTTAGTATTTTCTATTTTTGTAATATATTCTTTCACTTTATGCTGATCATAGCTCTCAGGTTTATTAAAATAAATAGAGCATGACAAGCTTTTGGGGTTATCGCTTAACGATAAAATCTCTTCAATACGCGGAACTCCACGGGTTACATTTGATTTGGACGCAACACCAGCAAAATGGAAGGTGTTTAGCGTTAATTGTGTTGTAGGTTCACCAATGCTTTGTGCGGCAATCATACCAACCATTTCACCTGGCGCAATTAACGATTTCTTATATGCATTATTAATGACTGTCATTAAAAGTTCAATAGATTTACGAGTAAGCCGTTTATATAATAATAAATCTTTTGGGCTCAAATAGTAAAAGTATAACACTTTAAAGAGATTGTTTGGGCTACAATAGTTTAGCTTATTTAAATTCTCATAATTGGCTTCAATAATTTCAAATACTTCTAATGGCGTAATATCAAGAATTACGTTTTCCTCCTGATTTCCTGCTATATTATTAATAATATGGGTAAACGACACAGGCACGTTTACAGATGGTTTATAAATAGCATTGAAAATTTTAGCAATTACGTCTTCACGAGCTTGTAACATGTAGTCGATGTAATATTTGCATTTCTTATCTAATTCGGGCTTTTGCTTTTTAAATTTGCTATACGCTTGTTTAGTGTATAGCGTCCCATAAATGGAGTCTTTCGAATAATCGTTGGGCATTTGGTAATGTCCGTAAATTTCTTCAATAGACATGTTAACAAACGGGACTTGTTGCGACTCTACTCTAACGGGGTCAAAGCTATCGTCGCCATATTTAAACTGAATAATTTTGTTTTTATTGTTACGAACGGTCATGTCATAATGCACCATTAAGTCTTCAAGGCCTTTAATTAGGCGGCGTTGAATGTAGCCGGTTTGGCTCGTTTTACACGCTGTATCAATTAGACCCACCCGACCACCCATAGCATGAAAGAATAGCTCGTCTGGATTTAATCCGCTAATAAACGAATTTTCAACAAATCCGCGAGCATTAGGCGAATCGTCATATTTGGTATAATGCGGTAATGTTCTATCCTCAAAACCATAAGGAATGCGTTTTCCATCTACGTTTTGCTGTCCTAAGCATGAAATCATTTGCGAAATGTTTAAGTCGCTGCCTTTTGAACCGGCATTTACCATCATTACAAATCGGTTATGCGTGTCAAGATTTTGCCGACCCAATTTACCGGCCTCAAATGACGCCTTATTTAAAATATTGTTAATACGCGTTTCAAATTCTTGGACGTTTGAGCGCCCTGTTTTATTCTCGAAAATGCCTAAATGAGTTTCGTCAATTAAAGATTTTACTTCGATTTTCTTTTTGTTAATTGTATCGTTAATTTTCTCATTTGTATCTTTGTCTGCAATAAGGTCGCTAATTCCCACACTATAACCGTGAACTTTCATATATTCGGTTACAATATCTTGTAAATTATTAATAAAGTCGCAGGCGCTGTCAACACCATAGTCGTTATTAATTCTATGGATTAATCCGCGGGTTGTATCTCCAAGAATACCCTTTTCAATGTGGCCGCGTTTAATAGCTCCTTTATTGACTTCCAATACATTATTAGATGTTTTATAATCTTCGGTCGTTTCATTAAATTGCTTTGTCTTATATTTTAAAGTAATATTTGGAATAATTTGACTTAATAGCGAAAAGCTACTTTGATTAGGGCTATCAAAATTAATTTTTGTTAAATCGATCGTTTTAAGATGTGCCATTATATTCATGGCTGTTCTAGGATTGAAATTGATGGCTTCACGTGTAAATAAATACGTGCTTAATAGCGAATCTTGAAAAATGCCCACAATTGATTTATTGTTTGCCGGACTAATAATTTGGTATTTTACAGCTGCCAATGTTTTGAGCTCGATTTCCGACTCGTCATCTTGTGGCATATGTAAATTCATCTCATCACCGTCAAAATCTGCATTATATGGTTTTGTATCGGCTACATTCATTCTAAATGTGTCTCCCCTCATCATTACTCTAACAATATGACACATCATAGACATTCGGTGAAGAGTTGGTTGTCGATTAAAAAGCACCGCATCGCCATTTAACATGTGGCGGTGTACGATGTCACCTACTTCTAAGTTTATCGATTCGCGATCAACATAGCGCAAACTAATACAATCGCCATTCTTACGCTCGTAAATTTTTGCTCCCGGATACACATCAGGACCGTTTAAAATTAATTTGCGCAAATAATTCCTATTTTGCGCATTTACAATAATTGGTTTTGTTAAATTTTTGGCAATTTTTAGCGGCACTCCTAGCTCGCTAATAGATAAGTTTGGATCGGGTGTAATAACAGATCGCGCACTATAGTCAACGCGTTTTCCCATTAAATTTCCTCGCACTCTGCCACTTTTACCGTTTAAACGCTCTTTAATCGCTTTTAATGGGCGACCAGATCGCTGAGCAACCGCAGCCACACCCGGAATTTTGTTATCTACAAGAGTTGCAATATAATATTGCAATACAGTTGTCCAATCATCAATAACATTGGACCCGGATTTTTGCTCTATTTTTTCTTGCAACATTTTATTTGCCTTAACAATATTAATAATAATATGTGTCAAATCGTCTTCACTACGTTGTTGTGCGTCATGTTTAATAGATGGTCGCACTTGTGGGGGTGGAACAGCCAGAACCTGGCAAATCATCCACTCAGGTCGCGACCATATTGGGCTAAACCCCATAAATTTTACGTCTTCATCCGAAATTTTCTTAAAGATTTTGAGCATTATTTCTGGAATAATTTTCATCGCCATTTTGGAGTCTTCTTTCTTAAAGTCGTAATTATTAAATTCCTCTTCTTTATCATTCCATTCGGCAATAATTGTTGCTAAACCTTCTTTTCTAAGTTTAGGCTGTAAGCATCCGCAACCATTATGCGAATCTTCTCCGCACCTGTGTTTTTTACTTGCTAATGCAAATACTTTTGTCCACCTGGCGTCCGCATTTAATTCTAGTAAATAATTGTATTTTTCTTTATCAATCAATAGTTTACTGCATTTAATACAAATACATCTAGAAATTTTCATGATTGTTGATAAATATTGAATGTAAAATACGGGTCTTGCTAGGTTAATATGTCCAAAATATCCAGGCGACTGGACATAATCAAGCCCATCGGTCGGGCATATCATACCCGCATCTAAAACACCCATACGAGGGTCAAATAGTCCCCCCAATACCGGCTTATTATTTATATGCGTATCTCTATTTGTAATTTCAACAACTGACCCCTTTTGAATTTCATAAGGGCTTAAAATACTAAATTGAATACCAATGATTTTAGATGGTTTCTTATTTTCAAAATCGGTCATTCTTTTATAATAGTTAAATAATATTTAAATAATATTTCTTCAATTTTTAATTTTTATAATTAGTAATAAATTATAAAATTGAAGAAATATTAATATATTTTAATAATAAAAACTATTATGCCCCATAAACATTGTACAAGAACTAAAACAAATAGTATTCCAAAAGTGAATTATGTTTATGATAGCAGCAACTCGTCGACCACTAGTGGATCAGATTATGAATATTCTGAAAACAGTTCAGACTATAGTTCAGAAAATGGATCATATGATGATTATGATGATCATGATGATCATGATCATGATGTTAGTTTTAATAAACGTGATTATTATAAATTTTTAAGTGAACTATATCCTTCAAATTATAGTAAAAATAAATATAATGCGCTCGCTTATGAAACAAAAAATAATGAGCACGAACATGAGCATAAGCATACGCATAAGCGTGCAAAGAAAGCGCATACTACTAATTTTGATACATTAACTAGTTCTTTAAATAAGCATAATTTGTTTAATAGTAAAATTATTAAGAAAAAGCATAGCGCTGTTTCTAAGAAAAATTATATGAAAAAGTTAGATGATGAAAGTGACAGCAATGACGATGATGAAGATGATGAAGATGATGAAGATGAAGAAGATGAAGACGAAGATGATGATGATACAAAATATGAAAAAGGGTTATTGTCGGACGGTTTCAAAACTCTTCTTGACAATGTTAATAAGTCCGATAAAAGTATTAATATTATTGTAAATTTGAAAAATGGAGAAAATAAAATTTATAATAATAATAATAATGAAAGTACTAATAGTAATCAATCATATATTGTAATTGATGAAAAGGAAGAAGACGATGAAGAAGAAGAAGACGAAGAAGACGACGAAGAAAAAATCAAAGCACAATCTAAAAATAAATTAAAAATGAAAAATAGCAAAAATAGCGAAAATAGCGAAAATAGCGAAAATATTGAAATCATTCATAAAGATGATGTTATTCCGGCTCCGCAAAAGATTTCAAATAAGAATTACAGATTATTTGATAAAATTTTGCATGCAGAAGAAAAGGAGTCGGAATATTTCAAAACTTGTTTATCTAAAAATTCGCAATTGGAAGCAATTGCTAAATTAGAAAAGCTTAAAGAAATTACAAAAGTAAGTAAGCCGTATTTACTACATTTGGTTGATCTTGATATTCCTGATCAATATAAAGCGTGTGCTTTAAGAAAAATCAATACAATGCGTTCAATGTGTGGTCATGGCAATAGTGAATATTTTAAGATTAAGTCATGGGTAGACTCCTTTTTAAAGATCCCATTTAATAAGTATAATAATTTGCCCATTAGTTTTGCGGATGGTATTGATCAATGTCATGATTTTATGGAAAATGCCAAAAAAATATTAGATAGTGTTACTTATGGACTAGAAGATGCTAAAATACAAATAATGCAAATGATTGGATTATGGTTAGTAAATCCTAACGCAATCGGCTGTGCTATTGCTATTAAAGGGCCTCCTGGAACTGGTAAAACTACGCTTATTAAAGAGGGAATTAGTAAAATTTTGAATAGACCTTTTGCGCTTATTGCATTAGGTGGGTGTGGCGACTCGGGTTTTATCGATGGTTTCGACTATACTTATGAAGGTAGTAAGCATGGAAAAATTGTTGACATATTAATCCAATGTGGTTGTATGAACCCACTTATTTTATTTGACGAATTAGATAAATTAAGCGATTCGTTTAAAGGTCAAGAAATTACAGGTGTGTTAACACATTTGACAGATAGCACGCAAAACTCCAAATTTAGCGACAAATATTTTTCAGAAATTAGTATTGACATGTCTAAAGCATTATTTATTTTTAGCTATAATGACGAAGCAGCGGTTAATCCTATTTTAAAAGATAGGATGTATAAAATAGAAACAAAGGGTTACAAAACAAAAGATAAATTAATTATTGCAAAAAATTATTTGTTACCAAAAATTAGGGACGAAATTAAATTTGACAATGATGCTATTATTTTTAGTGACGAATTATTAGAATATATTATTAATGACTTTACAGAAAAAGAAGACGGGGTTCGCAATTTAAAGCGTTGTTTAGAAATTGTGTATAAAAAGTTAAATTTATACAGATTAATGAAGCCTAATGTAAATTTATTTGAAAATAGTGACGGTTTTAAATTAAAAACCAAGATTAGCTTTCCATGTATTTTAACCAGGCAGCTCATTGATGAGCTAATTAATAAAGCATCATCAAAAGATATTCCATATGGATTATATACATAGTTGTTTAGTGTTACTAGTTAAATAGTTTATTACATTTTTTTATAAAAATTTGTAGTTTGTGGTTTACAAATTGAGAGTCTAGACACCACTTTTTTAATGCAACATTTATTTTTTAATTTTCCATGTTTTTCATATAAAAACCCGTAACTAGCTTTTTAAATCCTTTTTATATATATATAAAGGCATCAAATACAATGCATTAAATACAATGCATCAAAAAAAATATAAAATTGAAATATAATCTTATTAATTATTAATAACATTATAATATGGATTATAAGGATAAATCACGCAAAGAACTTATTATTTTGTGTAAGCAATATAATATTACAGGTTATGCTTCTAAAAATAAAAATGAAATTTTGGATTTATTAAGAAAAGTTAAAGAAGTAAGCGTTAGTGACGTTGTAAGCGTTAATAGTGACGTTGTAAGCGTTAATAGCGACGTTGTAAGCGACGTTAATAGCGACGTTGTAAGCGTGAAAGAAGTTAAAAAAACAGAAACTAGCGCATTAAAGCCTCTTATTAAGTGGAGCGGAGGTAAAAGCGACGAAATCAAGTTATTTCAGCACCACATACCTTTAAATTATAACGTCTATTTGGAGCCATTTATTGGTGGAGGTGCCTTATATTTTTATTTAAATCCTAAAGTCGCAGTTATTAGTGATGTGCATAGTGAATTAATTGATTTATATAGTGTAATAGGCAAAGGACAAGCAAATGAAATATATAAATTTATGGAACAAACGCCTAATAATGGGGAAACTTATTATAATGTGAGAGATAATATGGTAGTAAATGATCCTCTTAGTAACGCACAAAGGTTTTATTATCAACGAAAAACATGTTTTAGAGGGATGCTGAGATATAATAAAAATGGCAAATTTAATATTCCATATGGCCGGTATAAAACGGTAAATTATGAAAGTTTAAAAAATAAAGATTACGAAACTTTACTAGCAAGAACACACATATTGTGTAAAGGTTTTGAATATATTTTTGCAAATTATAACGACGAGCACAACTTCATGTTTTTAGATCCGCCATATGATAGTGAGTTTACCGACTATGGGTATTGTCAATTTGGGAAAAAAGAGCAAACAAATCTAGCCAAATGTTTTAAAGATACAAAAATCAAATGTCTTATGATAATCGGAAAAACCGCTTTTATTGAAGAACTCTATAAAGATTATATTGTTGGCGAATATGATAAAAACTATAGATTTAAGCTATATGATGGTCGTGTTGGAGACGAAATTAATACAAAGCACTTAATTATTAAAAATTATTAGTTTGCGGTGCCCCCCTTAACTATTTAAAAAAAGGATTTAAAGAAGGTTGCGCGTTTTTTTATTCTGCTTCGTCAAATTTTCGCGTTATTAGGTCGCCTAATGTTCTGAAATAACCATAATAATCATCTTGTATCCAAGTAATATTTATTAATGCCAAGAAATCTTCCATGTGATCTATTTTAATTCCTGCTTTTTCGAATGCCCCTATATTTGATAGTCCTGCAGTCAATATTGATCGGTTATAAACGCTCCAATTTAGTATTCCGCAATTAATAGTATAATTGCTGTATGTTGCTTTTAATGATGTTTCAATTTCTTTACACTTATTTACTGTAGCAGGGAGTTTTTCGGTATCGAGTTCAATGTTTCCTTTTAATTCGCGATAATAAATAATTTTGTTTAATTCATCTTTAAAAATTAGGTCTACATCCTTGTTTTTCTCATTAATAGTTTGAATTCCGCAAGCTAATAATTCCAAATTAGGGCTAGCATTTATTAATTCTTTTGACAAGAACTCGCCTAGTCGTCCTAGCTTAATATTAATAGATTGTGCGCTGGGTTTTGCGCCATACAACAAATGCGTGATTGATCCTGGTTTGGTTAGCGTAATAGTGCCTTGTAACACTTTTTCGGTCCATGCAATCCCTTTGATCTTTAAGTCGTTGATAATATTGCTCATAGTCTTAATCTTATAAATATATTTGAATGATTAAAAAATATATTTATATTCAATTTTTTATATTCAAATTTTTGTATATTATAGGTTATAGATTATAGGTTATAGATTATATTAACGGCTTCTTGTTCTTCTTGTTAATGCTGTTGTTCTCATGCTTTCCGGATTTCTTATAATTGCGTCAGCCCTGCGATTGGTTTTATTTACTATTCCTAATTGTGCTTTACTATACTCATCACGTAAGTTTTGTATATAAAGTTGCATATTTACTTCTAACGTATCCATATCATTAAGCGTACTTTGCATAACATCTGCTATATAATCTATACCCTTTATTCTTACTTCTTGTTGGAAGAACCTTTGTTCATCATCTAATCTTATTAAATATGCAATTTTTTCTAAAACACGGTTTAGCTGCTTTATTAAATCCATTGATAATGTTGGAATAAATCTATAGTTATATCCATAATTTGCTTGTAAATTCTCTCTATAATTTTTAAAGTGTCTAAATTTCTCTCTAAGTTCTTCATTATCAATTAAGTTTATCAAGTCAATCCTTAATTGTACTGGTGCATGTATTGTTGCTAATTCTAAATTCATTGACGCTAATTGTCTGGCTACTTTTTGTGGTTCAAATCCAGCCATCCTTTTGGTTTTTATGTCACTTCGTATGCCACTTTTTCTATTTCTCTTTCTCTTTGTCTTTGGCATATATTATTATATATATATAATAATATATTTAGTTATAAAATAAATCACTTTATTCTTCATAAATCCAAGAGTAGTAATATCTATCTTGATCACTATTTTTAAGATTATTATATTTTAACGAAACATTAGCCTCAACACATAATGCGCACAATTCTTTTTTAAAACCTATAATGTTTTCTTTATCATAATTATTTTTAACACTATAATACGGGTTTTGTATAATAATACGCGTAATAAATTCGCGCTCTTGTGAATTTACTTCAAATGCACCAATATAATAAGGACCTTTGGTCTGATCTATTTTTGGTAAATAATAACCAATATAAAAGTAGCGCTTTGAAACATTTACACTACCAAAATCACACATTTTGTACATATCTGTATACATAAATGTTGGAAATAATTCTTTAATATTAACCATTTCATAAACCCATGAACGCGCCCACTGTATTGCTGAGAAACTTGTTAATAATTTTAAATTTTTAGACTTTAAAATGTTGGCAAAACTTTCGTCATCATTATTATTTTTAATTTCAATTTCATCTTTTATACTATCTTTAAACTTAATAAAATCGGCTTTAATATGTTCAACATTATCAACATTGTCAACATTGTCATCATTATCAACATTGTCAACATTGTCATCATTATCAACATTATCAACGTTATCAATATATTCAATATTAGCACTATTGTCCTCATTATCAACATTATCAGCATTATCATCATTTTCAGCATTATCATCATTTTCAGCATTATCATTAGTTGAACGCATTCTTAAGAATTCATAAAATGATGGAAATAGTGGACTTATAAAATTGTTAGTTTCATTGCCATTAGTTGCATTACCATTATTTTCATTACCACTAGTTGCTTCATAATTCGACAAAATATTTCTTTTTCTATTACTGTGTATTGTATTAGCAAAATATACTTTATTTACTTGTGTAAACATAAATGCATTATTACAAACCACATTAAAACATAACATAATTATATTATAATTACTAAGCATTTATAATAATTGAATTGCTATAATATTATTACCACTATAATTTATTATTATTATGTTCTTATATAATAATCAATATATATAATTTATTATTATTATTATGTTCTTATATAATAATCAATATATAATATAATCAATATAAATTTATCAAACTATTAAATTCGTTCTTTTTTTCAGCACTTAAAGGTTCATAGCCCGTTATAAATTTAGTATCATGCGCATTAAATGGATCAGTTTCTCCCTGAAACGCCAAGGTTGGAGAAAAATATTTATTCTTATAATCGTTATTGGTTTGAATAACTGACATATATGATTTATTTGTTCCTCGCATATTTAAATAATATTGTTGGTCACTGGTTATGCATGGGCAACCTTTTGATGAACTATATTCGCTATTATAAAAACAACATTCTGGCAAAAATTTGTTTTCTTCAAATAGTACTTTTGTTGGATCTATTTTAACATTATTATATGATTTATAATTTAATTCAGGATGCTTAAAAACTTTAGACATTAATGCTATTGTATTGTTAGAAGGCTCAAAAATAACGCTTTCTAAAGCATTGTTATTATTGTTGTTATTAGTGTAATTTTCTTTACACTTACTATTCCATTTATTATGCCAATTCGTATATTTATAATAAATATATGTTATAAATAATATTGTGGCTTTATCAAATATTAAGACAAATACTACAATAGCCGTAATAATTTTTATTATTCTTATTTTTAAATGGTGTTTTTTATAAAAATCAAAATTAATGTTGTTAAAGTAATTTGCATATTTTTTTACCATATTATTATTTATAGATTATTTATAATAACGCTATAAAAATATTATATATAAAAACTATTTAAAGAAACTTAATCTCTTCTAATAACTTAATAACTTAATAACTTAATAACTTAATAACTTAATAACTGATAATCTGATCTAAAAACTCGGCAAATTTAGCATAAATAAATAAAGTTATACAAAATAGTACTAAAAATACTATAAAACCACCTCCAAACATAACAATTGGAACAGTCATAGCAATAGAAATAAAAAGTCCAAATATTGGTATAAGTAAGGCATTCATTCTCATAATCATCAATACAATCATTGTTATTAAGCAGGTTAACATTATCCCCGATACAGAAAAAACTATAGTTAAAAGCCACCCCATTACAAGACTAGCAACCAGTAACTTCCATGATCTAAGTACTAATATTATTGTATAGTAGACCACTAGAAACATAGAAATAATTTTTCCCAAAAAATCATTTATATTCATAAAAAACATACTGATTTGTAAAAACATCGTTTTCAAGCTATTTTCAATTAAACTATAAAAATACATAATTAATCTTAATAAATATTCGATAAATCCTTTAATGCCTATAAATATTGTAAACAATATTGTGAAGAAATTTCCTATATAAGTTAATATTGAATTTATTGGTTTTGTAGAGCTTGTTGCTACTTCTTCAGTTAATGTATTTAAACAATCGTTGAAATTATTAACAATATATTCTAAATCATTATTATCCTGTACTTTATCGCTGTTTATTACAGATGCAAATGGCATTAACAATGGATTACATTTATTATCTTGCCATGCATTTCTGTATGCTTGTAAGCTAGATTTAATATAAAAATATAATGCAATACAAAAAACTATTAAAAAAACAATAATTGTGAACCATATATCATTACTATAAAGTTCGTCATAGCTTGCATTTTCAAAATAGTCGCTAATTTTTTTCTCTATATTAATTTCACTCTTAGTAGCCATATTATTATAGCATTCTAAAAATAATTATTGTTTTTAGTTTATTAGTTTGTTTCTTTGTTTGTTTGTTTGAAACTATCTAGAGAGAGCCTTCATTACTGTTCCTGGTAAATCATGATTTAAAGCTTCTCCAAGCCTTGCACTTGTTACTACTAAATAATATATAATAGTAATAGCAGAAGATACTTTTCCAAATAAATCTGATACAGTAATAAATGCTCTGCTTAATTCTATTAGCAAAATATTAAATCGCGCTCCTAAATCACTCATCATATTTAATGTTGATCCATGTTGAGCAACTAATCCTGTTTTTAATTGCTCTAAAATTCCGACAAATAAGTTGCCGCTTTCTAAAAAGTAGCTAAACGAATCGTATATAGGTTTTAAAATTGTTTTCATAAAATCAAATTGCATTTCTTTTGTGCATTCTCTAAAGGTTTCGCCCGGGTCTTCCTGTACAAGACCAGCTAAAGGTATTACTAATGGATTACATCTATATTTATTCCAATTATTTTTTAAATGTGTCAAACCAATACTTAAGGTAATTGACAATTGGATTAAACTGAAGATTATAACTATTAAAAATGCTTTACCAGTATCACTTAAACCCATATTTATAATTATATTTATTATAATAAATATTATAAATATAATGTTATAATTGCATTATTTGCATTATTTGCATTATTTGCATTATTTGCATTATTTGTTATATTGTTATTTGTATGTATTTTTACCTATTAACTTGGCTTTAAGATCTTGAGCACCCACAATAGATTTAGATGAATCGCTATTTTCATCATAACCGCCATTTTCAGCATGAACCTTATTATTAGCATCATATAATTTTTTGCGCTCTGCCTCATCAATATTAGTTTTTTTCTCGTGCTCATCAGTAGTGGTAGTGGTATCAACACTTTTCATTTGTTTAGACATAGCCATGATGTCCTTATTATCTATATTTTCTATTAAATTATAGTTTCCTAAATATAGAAATGCCAATAATAAACATATTAAAGTGCCAATTATTAATTTATAATAATTCTTTCTAAATTTATAATTCATATTTTTATATTTATATAAAGTATATACTATAATTTATACTATAATTTATATAAATTGTAGATTATAAATTAAAGATTATAAATTAAAGATTATAAATTAAAGATTATAAATTAATTTATATAAATTATAGTATATAAATTGCAATGGTTAATAATAATAAGGAAAAAAACAATATATTAGATAAACAACAACGTATAGATTTAGCTGCATTAATTAAAGCAAATGAGTGTGATGATTGTACAAAAGAAATCCGTTCCAAGAAGCAAAGTATTCTTATTAGTAACGATGTTAAACATATGGTTTTCTTAAAACAAAAGCATGAAAAAATGAGAAAAGCCGACCATGATGGCTTTGATGCATTATGTGTAAAAGAGTGCAGCTTTTTATTTAATAATTATACTGATTTGTATAATAAAATTATAAATGATAAATTAGATTTGTCTATTTTAGAGAGATTTTTAGCAATATTGAAAAAAATAGAGGATGGAGAAATAGATCAACATGAGGGATCTTATTTAGTAGGATCGTATTTAAAAGAAATGTATATTGATAGCGCTTTAAAATCAAATAAAAATGCAGATACTAATGCTAATACTAATGCTAATACAGAACATGAAACGTCACATACTAACAATGAAAAAAAAATAAGCTATAAAGATTTTAAAATGTCAAAATGCTAAGCTCTCAAAACATGTTATTTTATAAATAGCATTCCATAAATGTTTCGTTGTTGTCTTCACTGTCTGGTTCTTTAGCTAATAGTAGACCTTTTAGTGAGTTAATTTCTTCTATTAAAATTTTATTAATAGCTTCTAACTTACTATTTTCTTGCGCTAAAGCCTTATTTTTATTTGTCAAATGACTAGTATTACATTTTAATTCTCTCAATTCTTTATTTTGCGAGTTAATAATATCTTGTTGTGAGCAGCAATGTCCAAAATTCTTAATATACTCTTTTTGACTTTGAGCAACCCAATTTTTATGTTTTTGCGTGTCAAAATGACCTCTAACAAACTGCGAGCTAATTTGATAAACCCTATTCATGCAAGCACATTTAATATTTCCTTGCCCGTGTTCCTTTACTAATTCGGAATATGTTTTATCGCGTAGTCCTTGTGTTTTTTCGTCATACTTCAAAGTATAATCAGAAATTTGGATCATTGTAGTTTCGCCGTCATTAATATAAGTCATATGTTATTTGTTGTTATTAATGTTAACACTAATAATAACAAGTTTTCAATTTTATTTTAATAGTTTTAAATAAAAGTTAAGTAGGTCCAGGTTTTTTTATATAAGGTTTAGTGCAATGGCTCTCGCTCATCTCAAAACTCCTTTCTTTCTGATTTTCTTTCATTTTTTTAATTCTGAGTTTTCTTTCTTTAGCAATTTCTAAATCTCTTTTGAGAGAATTATCGATTAAGGACACTTTTGTAATTAAATCATAAGTTACATTACTATGTTTCATTCTATTAAATAATGCTATATACATGTTGTCATAAACTTTTGACTTTAATAATCCATTATAAAAGTTAATCATACTATTTATAGTATTACTAGTATAGTAGTTATACTATTACTAAGACTATTTTTAAATATTTTTTATAAACATTTTTTAATGAATTATTATATTAATTATAAAATATTTTAATATATTAATTATGGAAAATAATAATTTATATTCTTTTATAACATACCTATTTTTAACTATATTAATAGTTGTAATATTTTCTCTAAGTTTTAAATATAAATTCAAGAGTGCGCAAAAATTATCATTTAGGTCTTTAACAAACAAAAATTCAAATGCAGTTATTAAAGAAAATTATAATAATATGAATATTAAAGAAGGATTTAAAGAAGGATTTAAAGAGGGATTAACAGAAAGCAATTATAATAAGAATGAAACCGACAGCATTTTTAAAATGATAGATAATAAACTTAGAGGTTTAACCCTAGAACTAGGTGGCAATGAGGGAAGAAGTGAAACAAAGAAAATTCTTACAAGCACCAAAAAAATATGTGACATGGAATGTGCAAAATGCATGATGACAATGTTAAATGATAAAAAATCAATTAATAGTATTAATATTGAAGGCATATTAGATGACGAAACAGATGAAAATTGTATTAAATGTAAAAAATATACTGCATTATCAACATCTATAACAAGTATTATAAATAATTTGTAAATATTATTACATTATTATAAACTTATTTTCTACGCTTTCTTGATTTTTTTCCTGCCACATTTCGCACGCGACGAAGCATTCTTGTTAGTCTCTTTTTATCTATTGATACCTGTCTTCGTGGTGTAGTTCTTATGTCAGTTACTAGATCTATTAATTTTCTTCTTTCCACTCTTGATATATCCGGTAATGCTTTATTTACTGTTTCGCGAAATTCTTTTTGGCTAGTTACTCTTTTTTCAAAGTCTCTTCTATTCTCGGTTACTGTTTTTACAAAGTCTCTTATTTCTTCTTGTGTTTTTCCTGGAAATGCTTTATTTACTATTTCGGGAAAATCACCCATTGAACCTTGACTAGAATTTGAGTTCGCTCGATTTGTTGAATGATATCTCCTCATTGTGGGATTGAACTCTCTAGACATATCGCGTACAGGAGGCAAAGAAGGCAAAGAAGGCAAAGAAGACAAAGGAGACAAAGGAGACGAAGGAAATACAGGAACAGGAACAGGTAGTAAAAACTTTGTTGGATCTATAACTTGCCCTTTTTGTCCCGCTTTCCGTTTTAACGAATTTATTATACTTGGTCTTTTGATCCTCCTCCTTCTTCTTTGACTACGCAACATTTATATTATAATAATATAATATAAATATTTTCCTAAAATATTGAAACAATAATTAAATTTAGTGTATTCTTCTTGTTTTTCTTCTTCTTCTTGTTTTTCTTGTTTTTCTTGTTTTTCTTCTTCTTCTTTTAGATTTCCTCATTTTTCTGGATCTTCTTATACCTGCAGTGCGAGGATCAATAAAGCTGGGGCCAGGAGCTAGATCTACTTTAGCTGACCTAGTACGTCTGGGAAATATGGATGACATTCTAAGTGGAATACTATTAGTATCAATAGGATTATTATCAGGTGTATCTACCAGATAATCGTTTCCACGAGTTAAACTGTTTCTACGAGTTAAACTGTTTCTAAGTCTGGCAAATATTCCATATTGTGGTTTTTGTGGTGAACGCGGAAGAGGAGGAGGAGGAGGTGGACCTGGAGGCCTTTGATATAGTGGTATCGCGAATCCACTCGTTGGTTGTCCTGTATCCGTGAGGCTTTTTAATTGTGCATCTGCTAAATCCTGTTCAAATTGATTAGCTCTAATTTTTTCTGCAAGTGATGCTTGTATTGCACGTTGAAGCTCGTCATTATAATGAGCAACTCTATTGCTTGGCATATATATATTATATAATATTATTATTTAATAAAATAAAATAATAAAATAATAAAATAATAAAATAATAAAATAATAAAATAATAATAAAATAATAAAATAATAAAATAATAAAATAATAAAATAATAATAAAATAATAAAATAATAAAATATAAAAATATAAAAATAATTACTTTAATGGAGGACTTTTAACAACATAGCGGTCTTCAAATTCGCCATTGTCAATAGCGGCTTGGGTATATTTTTTTCCTCCCCATTTTGGATCCATAGGATTAACACTCACTTCTCCGCTTTGATAAAACATTTTGTCTAAAGGTGTTTCTAGGCCAATATCTTGGTTTTTTGGATCAATACCCGCCAACATATTTGTGTTGTATTTTGTACTATTATCTCGTGTAGCGTCTAATATTTTGTTGCTTTCAATAAATTCTTTGCTCTCTTTATTTAAAGGATCTCGATTTATAGATGGTAGGCCGCCCTGATTTTCAAAAATGGATGGTTTAACTTGTATTAATTCGTTATTTTGCGCGTCTGTTGAATATTGCAAATATAATATTGGGCAACTTATATTTTTGCTATTTTGCCAGTCTACAAATTCAGAATAATCTTCTAAACTATTAAATCTTATGGGATTTACTCCTGGAACAATCGCCAATTTTGAATTATATAAATAATAGTCGCCATCTTTTTCAATCAACATATTAGGACATCGATGATTAGACGATTTTGGCTTATTTTCCATGTTTTCGTAAAATTTATAAGAATTTACATAATAATATAATCCTAACATAAAAAACACACTAATCAATAGTATATGTAATTTTTTATTATTTAAAATATCAATATTAAATTTCATATTAATTTTCATGTATTAATACTATTAATATAATAGAATAATAAATATTATTAATTAACGTTAAATATTATTATTAATTAACGTTAAATATTATTATTAATTAACGTTAAATATTATTATTAATTAATAATATTTATTTTTATATTTAATATATATTTAAATATATATTTATATATATAATGCCGTATATCAAATTAGAAGATAACATAGATAATAATAAGATTAATAACTTATTAAGAAGTGGGACAACATTTGTGGGAGCATTTAGTAAAACATGTCCTCATTGTATAAATATGCAGCCACAATGGGAAAAATTTGTTTCTAGCGTTATTAAACGTAAAATTAAGGCCAATGTATTAGAAATTGATGCTGATTTATTAACATCTATAAAAAACCCTTTAATTCATGATAATATTGAAGGCTATCCGAGTTTATTTGTTATTAAAAACAATAAATTTGCTGCTTCGTATAATATGGAAAGAACAGAAAAGAATTTTTTAAAATTTTTAAATAAATATACTTCCAAACCTAGTAAACTACATACAAAAAAAATGCATCTTAGCGGAGGGCGCAAATATTCAAAGCGCAAAAGTCGTAAAAGAAAAATGAGCGTTTAAACATTAAATTATTAAAGTCTTAATTCCTTAATTTCTTAATTTCTTAAAGTTGGGTTAATGCATAAGTCCATTGTTGGAAATATGTCTCCAGACATACATTTATTTTTGGATGTGACTTTAGCACAATTTCTTACATTGCTTTGTGTTCCAATATAACAATATCCATGTTCATTTGAGTTACTTTGTAATGGAACGGGATCAGTTTGTTGTTTTTGTGCTATATTATTTTTTATAGTATTTGGAACATCACGAGTGCGTTCGTTTAATGTTCGATCATTTTTTAACAATTGTCCGTCATTGTCTTCGCTGTTATTGTCTTGATTGTTTGTATTTGTATTTGTATTTGTGTTTGTATTTGTTTTTCTTAGCTCTCCAGAATTTATTTTATCTTTAGCTATATTTGTTTGTAATTGATTGATTGCCGAAACGGATGTGTTTTCTGCTACTGCTAGAGAGCCGGTAAAAAACTTTGAGAAAAATTGTATTATAACAGTAAAAAAATTGGATATTCCACTTATTAATGTTTGCCCTCCTTGTGATGTGTTTTCTATTGTTGATTTAAGAGTGTCGCCCGTTATTAAAGAAATTACATATAAAAATGGTGAAATTAATGCTGTTACTATATCCGTGCCTTCTGCTAAATATGTAAAAATATTTAGGCCATAAAGCGATAATAATATAATAATAATAAACCAGATCAAAAAGCGCCTTAAAAATGGCATTCTAGAACTAGTTACATTATTTTGAAATGTTAATGCTTTATCATATACCATATTTTTTAATGGCATTTGTGAAAAGTTTTGTGCAGTTTGCGAAAAATTACTCTTTATTTTTTCCATTATATATTAATAAATATATATTATTTATTAAAATATATTATTCATTAAAATATTATTTTTATTATTTTTATTATTTTTATTAATATTATATTATTTAATTAATATAATAATATATAAAATAATATGACTAATAAGAAGAAAAAAAAAACCATTATTCATAAATTTAAAAATGTAATGGATAAAATTATAACACTAATTAAAAAAAAAACAAAAAAGAAGCAAATACAAGATAAGCAAATACAAGATAAGCAAATACAAATTATAAAGAAAAAACATAAGCAGCCTACAAAGAAGAAAAAGCAAGTTATAAAGAAAAAGCATAATCAACCTACAAAGAATAAAAAGATGCAGAAGCATAAGAATAAACCTACAAAGAAGAAAAAGCAACCTATAAAAAAGATGCAGAAGCATAAGAAGCAAGCTACAAAAAAGAATAAGCAAGTTATAAAGAAAAACCATAATAAACAGCCTACAAAAAAGAAGCATACAGAAAAGAAGCATAAGAAACAACCTACTATCCACAAATCATTTGTTAAAACAAAAACAAAGCAACATGTAAGAAGAAAATCAGCTACTACGTTAAAACGTAGTGTATTAAAGTATGACACTTTAAAAGATAGCATGTTAAAAAATAGCATGTTAAAAAAGAGCGCATTAAAGGATTATATATCAAATAATTCTAAAAATTATAGTTTTAATGAAAAAGAAATAGAAGCACAAGCAGAAGCACAAGCACTAGCATTAGCACAAGCACAAGCAGAAACAGTAAAATATACTAAACCTATTAGCAATTACGCGCCTAAATCATCTATAAGAAATAAGTCTTATATTCCATCAATAAATAATAAATTACAAATCAGGTCATTAAGAACACTACCACAACTATCAATAAGTTTATGTGATAGTTTATTAGAGCTAAATATAAGCACTACTAATAACGACGTATGTCTTCCTTATAATAGTAACAAAGTTAAAGATATATTATTACATAACTTAAAGGCATCTAAACATTTAGATGTTACAAAATTTATACCACCTGTACAATTTTTATCAAATTGTTGGTTCAATACGATGTTTGTAACCTTTTTCTTCAGCGATAAAGGCAGAGTTTTTTTCAGATTTTTCAGAGAATTAATGATTACAGGAAGAAAAGTAGACTCCACTTTAATTCCTGAAGAATTTGCAAAAATATTTTTTATATTAAATTTGTTTATTGAGGCATCATACAATCAGAGTTCAAAATCAAATATATTATTTAATAAAATAAATTCTCTCACAGATAAATTAAACACAAACTATTTTGTTTATCATATATACAAAATTATAAATAATCCCGCTAAATCTATAAGTCCTACATTATTAATAACTAACAGCAACAAAATATATAATATACCAGATGTAGAAGATCCAGGAAACCCTCTTACATATTATGAAACAATCTTAAAATATCTCAAATATAATACGTTAAAATTATTTAAACATTCTATAACAAGAACAATAAATATTAATGATGTTATACAAAAAAAATATTCGACAAGTTCAATAAACGTTATTCCCGACATTGTTATAATAGAAGATTTCCAAAGCGGAACATTGTTTGACAATACTATTAAACTAACAGATGCGCAAAATAACACATATAATTATGTGTTAGACGCAATAATTATAACAAATAAGGATCATTTTGACCCTAAAGCAAATAGTCATTTTGTTAGTGTATTAACGGTTAATAAAGAAGAGTATAAATTTGATGGAAGCAGTTTATCAAAATTATCACGTTTTGAATGGAAAAAAATGATAAATCAAGATAAGGATTGGACATTCAAAGAAGACCCAGAATATGAGCCTGAACGTTATAATTTTACAAAAGGATACAAAATCATGTTTTATTATAGAAGTTGATTGTGTTTATTGCTGCGTCTATGTGATTTTCTTTTAATTCTTTTAATTCTTTTTTTTCTAATTGTTTTATGTTTTTTTCTATTTTTTTTTCCATACGAATTCTGCATATTATAGCGCAATATCATGTCTCGGGTAATATAATTATTAGCAATATCAGCCATAACGTCTTGAACATAATCTGCATCTCTATTAATAATACTAATTAATATATTGTTTATTATTGCAATAATAAAATTAATATTAGTATCTACATTTAATAGTTTATATATAAATATAAAAACTTCTACTAGCCTGTTTTCTGCGTTGGCTAAGTCAACTTTTGTCTTAAGTATAGCATCATCACCTGAATTGAACCACACAGCACTTGCTTTCTTATGTGCATCGTATAAATCATATAATGTTTATATTAGAAGACCTTTTAAATAGTCTTCTTGGTTTACTCTAGTTGCTAACTCTAAATCTTCTGGTTTAAATCTAGTCAATATATATGAGTTTTTATCCGCTTTTTCCTCTGTTGGATCATAAGGAGGTACTTCATCTTCATATATCATTTATAATATATAAATAATATATAAATAATTTGTTTTTACATTTTTTTATTTCTATAACTACGTCTATGTGATTTTCTTTTAATTCTTTTACTATTTCTATGTTTATGTGTTTTTCTTTTAATTCTTTTTCTTTTACCGTGGGCAGTAATGTGGGCAGTAATAGTCCCATCATTAACATATTTCTCATCAATCTTAGCATTAATAAGATCAATAACATCTTGTGGTGATTGGTAATTTTTAACTATATTGAGCATTGCTGTCTTGTAGTCATTCATAGTAATACAATCATATTTTCTCATTATTTGCCTCATTATTTGCTTAGCTTCATCCTTTGTATCATTAAGATTTTGTTGTTCTTCTGATGTATCTTGTTCTGCTGCTCTGGCTTGGAATAACTCTCCAGCATGCATTTGTATTCTTGTAAGCGTTTCCACTAGTTCGTGTTCAATATTATCATCCAACCTATTCATTTTATATATATATATATATATATATATATATATATATTAAAAAAAAAGGTTACTAAATATAAAATAAACGATTTGTATAATATACAAAAATTATTTAAAGATTACTAAATAAAATATATAATCTATAAACAATTTGATGACTAGTAATTTGATGACTAGTAATTTGATGACTAGTAATTTGATGACTACTTCAAACATTGTCGAAGATTATTTAAAAGAAAATACTGGTAAAAATCTCTCGTTAAGAACAATTCGTGGACATCTAAAAATTAGCAGGAGGAAGATTTTGCAGTTTATTAGTAAGTCAAAACATATTGTTCCTGTGAAACCATTAGATGTTGGGTCGCGGGCTTATTTTTTACATGTTTATAACTATAAAGATTAATTAACATAACTCATTAAACATGTCTAATTTTTCAATAGATTTTTCTAAATTGCTTTTATTTAGATTATTAAATAAGTAATCAGTATTGGGTGTTTCTTCGTTTTTTTTAATATCTTTATAAACGGAGTTTATTTTTGAAACAATAACTTGAACAATTTCTTGGTTTTCAATTATGTTTATTGAATAATTCATTTCTTCGATTAATAAATTAAACGCAAAATATATTATATATTTTCGTTTTTTTTTGACGTTATTATTATATTTTATTATAAATAGTTCGAAAAGGTTTTTTATTATTTTATGTTTTAGTTGATTATTATTATTATTGTTGTTATTATTGTTGTTAATATTGTATTTTTTGTCTGTAATTGATGGATCGCTGTAATAAAATAATATGTCCCATATAATCCATATTGGGTCATGTGTGTGTCCTTGTGGTGCATACATTCTATTTTCGCAACTACATTTTCGTTTTTTTTTAATACATATATTTTCATATTCTATTAGCCATTCATACCAATAACAAACCTGAATAATATTTTTACTTATTAAATTATAGACCAGTTCATTTATAGGTATTATTAGTTCTTTTGGATCATCTTGCTTTAATATAGCATCTACATAAGTTATATTTGGCGCTTTAAATTTCTCGCTCATTGTAGATAATTCAAATGAATTATTTTTATCTAATTTTACATCACATATAACATTCTTCTTATTTGAATAACACAATACACATATAAGTTCGCAAAATAATCTGCGTATTTTATCATTGTTTCTCATTTTTATAATATTATCATTGTATCCATTATTTAAAATGGCTGCAAAATGGTTATAGCGCATATTTAAATATAATGATAATTTTGGATTACCATTATGTATATATTTATATGAATAGTATAAAATAATATCCCATAGGTCTAAAAAGTGGCCGGCACATATAAATTCAGCGCTCCAATAACATGCATTTTCTATTTTTTCATCATATAAATTTTTAATTAGCTCAATACGAGCTTTAGATTTTTGAAACTTTGAAAAAGTTATATTCCTAAATGATGGTCGGCCATCATTTATGTAAGATGGTTCCATAATTATTAATATTATTTAATACTTATGAAACACATTAAAATATTTTTATATATACATAAAATTTTTATATTAATAAATAATAATAATATATATTATTATTTAATAATAATGTATTCCATAATGAAATCTAATATTTTTAAAGCCTATAAAAGTTTTGTTGACTTACCGTTATTACATAAAATATTTATAATAGTGCTAATAATTGTTTTTACGTATTTAGTAAATCCCAGACCATTAATATACGAGAACTATGAGGATATGACATCAGGAAAAAGATTTGAAAGCAAAATAGATAATGAAGTGTATGACGCATTTTATTCTAAATATTATGATGACATTCATGAAAACAAAGACAGAGATGTTGCCCAATTGAAAGTGATTATAAATTATGCTAAAAACAAGAAATTTGTAAAGTTTTTAGATATAGGATGTGGAACGGGTTACCATACTTATTTATTAAATAAAATGAAATATGATGTTACTGGTGTTGATAAATCCAAAATAATGATAGAAAAAGCCAAATCTAAATATAATGATTGTAGGTTTTTTGTAGGAGATATTTTGAAAAATAATTTATTTGATTATAGTACATTTACGCATATAATATGCTTAAATAAAACCATTTATTATATTAAGGATAAGGAAACATTTTTTGATAATTGTTCATTATTATTAACATCGGACGGACTATTAATAGTACATCTTGTAGACAGGGATAAATTCAAGCCTTTTGTGATTTATAAACATGATAAAAATATTTTATATAACCCCGAAAAGCATAATAATAATATTACAAGAAATTTCATTAAATTTAATGCTAATTTAGAATATTTATGTACATATAAGAAGAATGATGAAACTGATAGTCAGGAGAGTAATGATACACATGAAGTAGCGTTATCACAAATTAATAATAATAATACTCCATATTCGTATTATGAAGAAACGTTCGAAAACATTGAAACAAATAGTATTCGCAAAAATACTATTAATTTATATATGCCAACAATTGACGAAATACTAAATATTGCTAAAGGAAAGGGATTTATTATAAAAGATAAGAAAACATTTGATAATATTGACCATCCACATGAGTTTTTATTTATTCTTAAAAAGGCTTCTTAATGGATTATCTCTGGTATTTGCTTGCACGGGCGAAGGAATCTAAAACAAATAGTATAAACAGTCCTAAAAATAAATATAAAATTAGCTCCTCAGTAATATGGTTAGTTTTCTCATTGTGTTGTTCTTCTAATAAATGTATTATGTAATTTAGTTTTGTTAATAATTTGTTATTGTCAAAATTTGCAGCGCTTTCATTGCTATACGACGTGGTATTATAACTTTCATTGTAATTTGATAAGCTACTTTTCGAAGAATTATAATTTCCTAATACATTATTATCCCTGTTTGAATTATCTAGGCCGAGAGAATTGTTGGGATAAATTGGATTAGTTAAATTGTCAGAATTAATTGGATTAGTTGGATTATTTAAATTATCCAAAAATTTATTTTGGGGTAAATTATTTCCTGTTTCTCTCATTTTTTGTATTTTAGCCAGTTCACTATTTAGGCTGTCTGTCAAAGAATTGCTAATGCTTTCATCTATTACATTGGCTTGATAATTTGTGCTACTATAAGTATCTTCTTCTTGACTATTAGTGTGGATTTTTGACATGAGATTTCCTAAACTTGTTATTTTATTTTTTATACTATCGTTATTGTCGCTATTGGTTGTGCTATTGCTTGTTTCGTCAAATGCCACATTTTTCTTTTTTAAAGTTTTATTTGCCATCGAAGATGGTTTCTTATTTAATTTTGTGTCTATTAAATTACTATTTTCAGAATCTATTAGAGCAGGGCTTAATTGAAACATATTATATTATTATAAAAAAATAAGATTATATTATTTGTAAAAACTACTAAATAAAGTTATTAATTACTTGTTTATTATAATATTATAAATTATCTAATATTATAAATCATGCAATAATTCATGCAATAATTCATGCAATAATTCATGCAATAATTCATGCAATAATTCATGCAATAATTCATGTAATAATTCATGCAATAATTCATGTAATAATTCATGCAATAATTCATGTAATATATTACAAAAAATACTTAATAAGTAGTTCAATGGTTTTGTCTACATTATCATAAGATAGTTGAGAGTGTGTTAATCTTACCATTGTAAGTCTAAAATTATCGATTTGTTTATTAGTAATTCTTTTATCGGTAAGAAAAACTGACATTATAACCATAGGAAAATTACTGTGTACAAATACAAATTGTTTAGTATCAACAATAGTGGATATATTATCTATATTTACAGTTCGCATGCTTATTCTTGGATTTCCGCTATACTTATTAACTACTGTGTCCCAGTCGCCATTTTTAACTGCAAAAGGGTGATCTCTGTGTTTATTAATTTGTGATGTAACAAGGGAACATTCAATTCTGCTTTTACTCTTATCTATCTCGTTTTCATCGTTATTTTTAGCTGTAGCGTTTTCATCGTTATTTTTAGCTGTAGCGTTTTCATCTTCCAAATTTTCTATAGAAGGTTTATTAAATAATGAATACATTAGTGTAGTTAAAATTATTAATAACATTATTATTAAGAACAACTTAAATATTTTTTTAAAACGTTTATTAATTATAAAGGTTTTTATATAACCCATATACTATATTATAGTATAATATAATATAATATAATATAATATATGAAATTTTATAATGATAAAAATGGCATACTATTATTTTGTGTTTTATTCTTAGTATGGGCGTATTATTATGGACAAAGTTGTCCATGTTCAAGCAACACGACGTGTGTTAGAAAAGAATTCTATGGAGTTCAACCAAATCATTTATTTCTATTTATAATACTTGGAATATTATTTCCTTCTTATTTTTATAGTATTCAAACTATAGGTATTTTATGGGAATTTGCTGAGTATATTTTAGACAAATTTCCTATACTTGCAATAAAGTATAGTGGAGGTTGTTTACGCTACCCTCCATCAGATTATAACGAAAGTAATAACCCTATTACCAATTATACAGTGTATCGTGGGATTGAAAAACCGCTAAATTATATTGATAAATTATTTAATGTAAAAAATTCAACACTACATGGGTGGCATGGGTCGGTTGCTGAATTAGTCCCAAACCTTATTGGGTTTTTAATTGGATACACTATAAATCGTTTTTTGCTTAGGCTAGGCTAGGCTAGGCTAGATTGTTTAGCTTAGTCTCTAAATAAATATTAGTGTTTATTCTTTATATTGTTTTTTTATTATATTATATTGCTATTATTTCGCAATAGTGTTTTTTATTTATTAGTTTTAAATATTAGTTTTAAATATTAGTTTTATATATTATTTTTATATATTATTATTATAATAATATATGTATAATCCATATAAAAAATATAAGAATTTTTTTAAAAAATTTGACGCTTTAAAAACATTTGATATTAATAAAATGTTAACCAATTTAAGCACTAGTAAATTATTGCTGGGATTACTTATGATATTTATGAATATTGGTTCGCGATATATTGAGTTGCGGTTAACAAATGGTCAAGAAATGATACTCAAAAATATTGCTCGCGAAGCTCTTATTTTTACTATATCCTTTATTGCCACTAAAGATTTATTAATGTCATTTATTATAACAGGTATTTTCATTATTTTAGCAAATTTTGTATTTAACGAAAAATCTAACTATACTATATTGCCCGAAAAATATAAAAAGTTGGCATCAATGATCGATACAAATAAAGACAAAATTATTTCTGATGATGAGATTAATAAAGCATATGCTATATTAAGTAAAGCTCGCGGTCAAATTGATAATTATAAAAAATTAGAAAAAGTAGAAGCGTTTAACAACATTAGTAAATAATTAACATATAATTAACATATAATTAACATATAATTAACATATAATAATTAGTAATTATTAAATAATTATTAACTATTAATAATATAATCATGGCCACTACAAAAAGATTATATACTATAAAAATAGTATTAACAAAAAATAATGATGCTTATGAAAAAGAATTTATTATTGATAAAATGTCCCAAATATTATTAGAAAATTTTGCAGAAAAAACTATGGAAACTGAAATAGCAAAACTCAATTTATTAATGTTAAGAGAAAATGCTTATATTGATAGTGATGTATTACAACAAATAAAGAGTTTGACTTCTAAATCGCAAAATAATAAATATAAATTCATGGAATTTTCCGGTAGAAACGAAGTAGATATAAAAAATGAATTTTATGAAACTATTGGAAATCATTCTCTGGTTGCAATTAGAAATGAAACATTAAAATTTATTTTACAAATTGCTCTAGAATTTTTAAATAACGATGAAGTACAAACATCTATTCAATCTAAAGCAACAACTCCAGACAAGCAAGCAGCCCTACAAAGTGAAAGAGACAATGAAATAACTAAGGTAAACGATTTCATTACTAGGATAAACAGTGATGCTAATGAAGAAAAATTTTATGATGATGTTATTAAAAATTTATTTAGGCTATTAACTAGCAAACCACTAATGTCCGAAATTAAAAATAAATATAATATTATTAATAAAGACAAAACCAAAGACAAAAATAACGAAAAATTTAGAACCAATTTGAGTAACATTATGTTAAATAAATCTTCAGAATTAGATGACACTATTAAATTTCATGCTCATGAAAAATACGAATATTTTTTAGATACAAAATATTTAGACTATATTTTTAGTGCTATAAGCGACAATTTGAGCAAAGCACTAAATCCAGACACTAATTCGGGTATATACCGAACACCTACTTTGTTTAATACTAAGGAAAAAAGAATGCAAATAATTAAAGAAAATGTTAAATATGTATTTCCAAATAAAACCAACATTGAGTTATTAGACGATAACGAAGAACAAACTGTATTACTATTTCATAATATTTTATACATAATTAAAAAAATTTATTTAGTAGATACTACAATCATTAACGCAGAAGATATTGATAGTGGCACCACTAAAAAATTCTACGTTAAAAATCTTAAATTAGAAGAAAATAACCCCTTTATACGATCTATGGGTCCAGATAGTTCTTTAATTGCAACTATTAAATTTAGAGCCGATATAACATACATTAATCGTAATCCTATATTAAAAATTAACTATATACTAGATAATAAAGAAATATTGGACAACACTATCCCATTAAAAATAAGTGATTTTGAACCTAATAATTTCTTAACAAATCCTAGCTCTAATAATTACAAGTCCATATATATTTATGACACAATTGAATATAATCTTTATGATGCTAAAATAAAAAGACTTTTAAATAGCATAAAAATACAAAAAATTATAAAAAATAAAGAAGAAATGTTTTTCAATGAAACTGCATTAAATGAATTTAATGATCTATTAGATATTAAATTCGAAAATCTTGATAAAAAAATAATTGATAGAGCTGAAATAATCGAAAATGACAATAAAATTAAAGATAGAAATATTCCGTTAAATATTATATATTTATTAAAAAATGTGCTTAAGCTATATAATGGTAAGGAAATAAAACATAATAATGATAAATACTTCGTTTATGATACGTTAATTACTTATAAACTTACAGATAATGAAGACACCACTAAAAATACGCCTAAAACTACTCCTAAATTTTATAGTATTGCACAAAATAAAGTTATTGACTATAAAAATATAAATAGCGAAAAAGTTATTAAGCTTTTTAAAAAAAAGAGAGAGCTAATGCTCCCAAATAATCAATCAGCTCCTGTAGATAGTGGTCCTGCTCCTGCTGCTCCTGGTCCTGCTCCTGCTGCTCCTGGTCCTGCTGGTCCTGCTGGTCCTGCTGGTCCTGGTCCTAGTCCTGCTCCTAGACCTAACATACATTTAACAGACAAATTCGATGTGTATAAAATCATTCCAAAAGATAACCGTTTAAGCGATACAAATACTTATTTGATTTTTATTGTTTTTTTATGTTATAAAGCAGACGAGCAAGGTAACAAACCAAATATGCAAAAGCGATTAGTTGCCGAAGTGTGTTTAGAAAGAGCTAGAACATTAGATAGAGCTTTTAACGACTTATTTTATACTAAATTAAATATTCCAGAAACGTATTTGTATACTAAACTTTTAAATTTTAATAAATCAAAAAAAGCTATACCTGCTATACTTGACAAAAAAGATGAAACAAATTCTGACAAAAAGTATGAAACAAATTCTGACAAAAAATATGAAACAAATTCTGACAAAAAATATGAAACAAACAGTTATAAAATGAAAAAAGAAGGCTTTGATTTAGAAGAAAAAAAAATAATAGGTGGGAAAAAAAAATATACACTAAAAATTAAACATAAATAAATATAATTTATATTTTATATTTTATTATTTTATTATTTTATATTATACTATAATATAAAATGGCTAAAGTAAGAATATTAAAGACTATTCAAAAGAATATTCCGTTTGTAAATTTATCCACATCATTCATATATTTAGCGCTAATATTTATATTAAGTATAGTAGCATTCTTCTTTTTTAACAAATCTGTAGAAAATTTAGGTAATTTTGGAAGTTTTGGAAGTTTTGGCAATGATGTTTCAAAATTGCAAAATGATAAATCTGAAAAGAAAATAGTATATTTTTACATGGAAGGTTGTGGGCATTGTAAGGAGTTTACTCCAACATGGGATAAGTTTAAAGCAACATCTCCAATACCTACTTATAAAATAGAATCCAAGGGTGCCGATACTATGTTACAAAAATATAATATTTCTGGTTTCCCAACAATAGTATTATTAGACAGTAAAAATGATTTAATTAAAACATTAAACGGAGAAAGAACACTTGAAGGTTTAAATGCGTTTGTTAAATAATTTATTATAAAAAGTTAGATTTTGCTATAAAAAAATTGATTTTTATTACTTTTCACTTTTTAATTATTATTAATTACTTAATACTAATAATTAAACATATGCTTCATGTATTGCATGATTTGATTTTAGTTAAAGTTGTATCAAGACCGTCCAAAATATGTAAAACTCCTTATGTTGCCGACATAGAACTTAAAGACGGTTCTATTGCTCAAGCTCATTGTGCGTCATTGGGTTGTTGTGGGCTATGTGAAAAAGATTGTTATGTATATGCGTCGCCTATGAAATCCAATTGTGCTAACTCTAAATCTAAGGTTTGCTCTTACAAAATTTATTTAGCCTATTTTTACGAAGAAAAAGAGATTAACAAGCAATTATTTATTAATAAACAATTAATCGGAATTGATCCTAAATTGGCCGAAACACTTGTTGAAAATGCATTAACGCACAACCATTTGAAAACATTATGTAACATCAAAACTTATAAACGCGAGGTTTGCTTACTTAATTCCAGATTTGATTTTGCAGGAATAGATGAGCATGGCAAATATTTTGTATTAGAAGTAAAAAATGTGCCTCTTGCTGATTATGCTGACGTATCTTCTGTTGATCGCAAAAAGATGATTAAACATGGCGACTTTGCGACTATTGCTGTTAATCATAAGATTGCCTATTTTCCTGATGGTTATAGGAAAAAAAAGGGCGAAGTTGTAAGCGAGCGTGCGTTAAAACATATTAATGAATTGTCGGAAATCAGTCAATCAAAAATTATTAGGCCTATTATTTGTTTTGTTATTCAGCGCACCGACATATCTAGTTTTCAGGCGTCATTATTAGATCCTACTTATAAACAAGCTTTTAATGATGCTATTACTAGAGGTGTAGAAGTTATTGTATTGGTTGTTTCATGGAATGCTAGCGGAGAGGCTAGTTTTGTAACTTGTAATTTACCCGTGAATTGCTAAACAATCATAATGTGTTCTTTATTTTTATTTTTATTTTTATTTTTATTTTTATTTTTTTTTTTATTTTTTTACTAAAAATGTAATGGCTAATGCTAATACAACACCCATTAGAGGAATTACAAACATATTGCCCGAATTACTTTCGTCTGGCCTGACATTTTGGTTTTCTTCTTCTCCTTGTCCACGTTTTGGAGCTTCTCCTATTTGTTCTTCACTTTGTCTTTCATCTTGTTTTTCACTTTGTCCTTGTGTTGGTGCTTGTATTTGTTCTTCACTTTGTCCTTCACTTTGTTCTTCACTTTGTCTTTCTACTTTTGTTGGTGCTTGTCCACTTGATACTCTAGATGCTCCTGCTCTTCTTAATGTTGCCTCTTCACCTTGTGCATGTGCTGGAATTGCTGGTACAGGTACTGGTGTTGGATTTGCTTTTGCTGATTTTACTGGTTTTACTTTTGCTGGTGCTGGTGCTGGTTTTACTTTTGTTGGTGCTGGTGCTGGTGCTGGTGCTGGTTTTACTTCTGCTGGTTTTGCTGGTCCTGGTTTTGCTACTTGTTCTATCATATCTTCTTTTATTGTTGTTTTAGCAATAATGTCTTCATACTTGTAATACATTATCTCTTGTATGTTCTTTCTATCAACTGGCCATTGTAACATATTCAATTCGGGTATATTTCTATATTCGCTATTAGTTATATTTGTAGGATATATTATGTTATAGTGATTAATTCCATTATAATGTAACCATATACCGTTATAGCAAAAATTTCCAAAAATTGTAATTTTACTATTAGAACCTAGATCTTTACCAAGACCATGATAATTAAATATTACTACATTTATTTTGGTCATTCTTTTAAAATGTTCTATAATTATTTGATCTCCCCATATACTAGCTTGTCTCATGTTAGCAATATAAGATTTTACAATTTCTTGTTTAACTGATTTATTATTTACATCTATTTGATGTCCCTCGTTATACATAAACTGCCCCAATTCAGATAAAATGCCGGAGTCTAACTCATCTATATTAGCGTTTAAAAAAGTTTCTAAACTATCTACTATTATTTTTCGAAATGTGTGTATATGTTTTGCTACAAATGCTTTTACATCGCCTTCATGATCTTTATGAATTGCACTAAATGCAGCTATATTTGCATTCAATCGTATTAATCCTGTGAATAATGATGAAAATAAACAATTTCCGTCTCCAGGAATATCTAATACGTGTATAATTTTAGGGATACATTCTTCTGGTTTTTTTTCTTGATGTATTAATGCGTTAGCTAAAACAAGGGAGGTTTCAGGATTAACATTGGGACTAGCAGCTTTGGGAGGAGCAGCTTCAGGAGGAGCAGCTTCGGGAGGAGCAACTTCGGGACTAGCAGCAGGTATTATTGCGGCATCAAGACTAGCAGCAGGTATTATTGCGGCATCAGGACCAGGAGGTTTTATAGGGTCAATTTTAGTAGCATCATCCTCTTTATTATAAGTTGGGCTTAAATGTATAATAACAGGTAAATGATCAGATGTTGGTATTTTTAAAATTGGAGCATTAATTTTTTTTACTGTTAAACTAGAATTAACTAGTATATAATCTCCAATGAGCTCATATTTATTTGTATAAGGCTCTTTAAAATTTAAGGCGCAACATGTGGGCGGGGGCTCTTCCTGTAATTTTACTTCTAAATCTTTTAGGCTATCTATAGGCGACTTCTTAAATGGTTTAAATCCATTCCAGAAATTTTTTATTTTTGCATCGTTAAAATCACCAGCCACAATAATGTTATATTTTTCTTCTGTCCATGCAATAGAAAAAGGATTTGTCTTTTTATCTTTAGTTCTTTTTTCCTTAAAACGAGTTTGAGCATTATTTATAGTTTTTTTGGTTACCTCTATTTTAAAACGTTCTGTAATATTTTCCTCATTTCCATCTATCTCAAAAAAAGCATCCATATTTTTAGATAATTCTACCTCGAGACGCTCCTTGTTAAGTTCAGAACCCTGAAAAAGATGTAAATTTATGAATATGTAAAACTCTTTTCTTTCCTTATGTTGCAAATATAAAATATGGTAAGGACGATTATTATAAGTGTCACTATCTTTATCAATAATTATACTAATAAAATCTGTTTTAAATGCTATAAGCCTATATTTATTTTTATTATAAAATGTAACTAAATTAGTGTTACCAAACCTATAATGTACATAACCCATGTCTTTTAATTTAGTAGATTTTTCATGTATCTTGTCCCACTGACTTGCTTCTTGTAGAGCAACAAAATCATATTCTTCGGCGAGCTCATCTATAGTTTTTTTAACATTTGTTGCGCATATATTTAGACCATCTTTAACGTCTGTTGCACAACTTTTTCCAAAATCACGCTGTGTTTGTGTGCCTGGTGTATATTTTACCCCTCTTTTTCTCTCTTCTTCTTCCTCGTTAAATCCATCCATAGCCATCCACAATATATTCCAAGATAATACTATTATGGTTTCTTCTTCGCCTTCTCCTCCTCCTTCCAGTGTTTTTTGCCTTTTTTTATTTTTATTTTTATTTTTATTTTTAAAAGTTATATTTTTCTTATAGTTATTTTTATTACTTATTTTAGTCATTTAATTTATATATAAATTACATTTTAAATTACAAAAAGTTTACATATTAGTATTTATTATGCTATAAATACTAATATTAACTCAGTTAAGCTTGCTAAAAAGAGAGATAGGTTATGTTATATATAAAAAGGATTTAAACATTTTACTATTTGTAAATAATATACACACTAATTTTTTGTATTTATTATGTATAATCTTTTATTATTAGTGTTATCTTATAGATTGCCTCCATTAAATAATGTTTATAAAGGATCATTTTATATTCCATTTATGGGTAATCAAAATATAGAATTTGAGAGATTAAAAGAAAATACTTCACAAGTTAGGTTACATGGACTAATAAATTGTGATGGTTATATTTATAATACTATTAATGATACTATTAATGATACTATTAACGATACTATTAATGATACTATTAACAATACTATTAATGATACTATTAATGATACTATTAATGATGCTCATGACGACGACGAAATAACTATGAGCTATGAGTTAGATAGTTTGCTTAAAAGTATTATTCGCAAGTATACATGTACTATCGAGGCGCCATATTATAATGCATGTAATGATACTATTTTATTTGTGTTAAACATAAAATTACTTGGATTATTAAAAACTATTAAATTGTATAAATGTTTAAGCTAAATGTTTAAGCTAAAAGAAAAAAAAGCATTATAGAGTTATAGATTTATAATAACTATGGACTATTATGTGTGCAATTATTGGGGCAACATACCATAACTCGCCAAAAATGCTATTTAATTTGCTATCCAAATTTGCATGTAAAAATGGAATTGCAAGTAAGCTTGTTCCTAGTCCAATTAAAAATTGTTTGTAGACTCTCAATTTCCTTTTATAAATATTAAAATAATGCATAGGAGTGTGAACAAACGTTAAATAACATTTACTTAGTAATGGACATTTTAGCCATGCATAGTGGAATAATGAGCTGCATGAATATTTATAAAGCTTGTTTTGTATATTAAAGTCGTCGGCAATATGATAAATAGAAAATCCGATTAGTAGGATTACTCGCTGAATGTAGGAACAATAATATATGCATAGTCCGCTTATAAAATTGCTTGCTAAGGTTGCATATGGGCTAACAATTAGGCTGGTTGATCCATGGCCAAATGTCGGAATTAATAGCGGATATTTTATTAACATTACATATATTATAATAATTATTATATTATATATAATAATATTTACGTTATTAATGTTATTGTTAATTAAATATAAAATACATATTAATTATATATAAAAAAAACAACTTAAAGCCAAGCCTATAAACTATAGTTTACACAACATGTCGGCATTCTCCCCCAGAAATCGTTGCACAAGTTCGCCGGGCAATTCTCTAAAATCTACCAATTTTTTATTTAGCTCATATTTTTCATAAGCATTTTCCCTTTTAAGCGCTTCTAAAAATAATTCGTTATTTTCATAATATGCTTCACATGTCTTGGGGCCGCATTTCTTGAAAATTGGATTAATATTATCCGACTTATCTCCTAGCACTATTTTATAAAACAGATTTTTTTGTGGATCGCTAAACACTTTAGTGCCAAGTTTCAAAAATTTGTTTTGAAAATTCACTATTTCGGTATGCTCATCTAAAAGCTGCAAATAATCATGATCATTTGCTATAATATATATTTGCGCGTCTGGATACTTATTGCGAATGTAATTTTTTGTAAGTGCAATAATATCATCCGCTTCCAAATTAGGAAACTGTACTACGCTATTTACGCCTGCTTCATATAAAAGTTTATTAGCGTCTTGATAAACATGCTTGAAAAATGGAGCGCCGCCAAACTCTTCGCCTTTGTCTCTTGTGCCTTTGTAATCCGAATATAATGTATTCCGCCAAATAGATGAACGAGGACAATCACGTGCTGCAATTATTGTAGTGGGCTTTTTATGTATTTTTTGCTTCTTTTTAAAGCCATCTAGAGCAGAGCTAAACGTTTTTATAAACTTTTCCACAAACTCTTCGTTTTCATACGGATTAGTTAATGGTGTTTCTGGATTTGTGTGACCCCACCACTGTACAATGGCAAAATATCTATAAAATATCCAATAACTCGTATCCACTAATATAAATATGTTTGGCATTTGCTTAACGTCTTTAATCATAATATATATAATTATAATGCACTTTTTATATTCTTAATTTTATGTTATCAATTTTTTTTATATTATAAGTATTTATAAGTATTTATAAGTATTTATAAGTATAATTATAAATTATTTAAAGTTATAATTATAAGTTTTATAGATGATTATATGGCCACAAACATAGCATTTAAAAATAACATACTTATAGTGTGTAACATTATTAATGTTATATATCATGTGCCTCAAATTATAAAAACTTATCGCACAAAATCGGTAAAAGATTTTGATCCTTATTATTTATTCTTAGGTAATCTTCATAGTTTATGCTGGGTAATGTATAGTATTTCGGATAATAATTATTTAATGTTATTTAATAGTTGCGTTACTGTGTTTTCTATTTCTTTTGTTAGCTATTATAAAATTACTTCTTATATTAGTGACTATTATAACAAAAAGAATTTAAGTAAACTTGATATTAATATTGAAAATAGTGATACTAATACTAATACTAATACTAATACTAATAACAATAAAATTATTATTGTTAATAATGGCGAATAATTTATTTTTAATAAACTTATAAACTTATAAACTTATAAAATAATGTTTTATAAACGTAAAACACTATTTTACTGAATTTATTCTTCTTTTATGTAACTACTATTACATAGTTTTTTAATTATTTTTTCCTCATTGTGTTCCTTAGTATTTGCTATTGCAACTAATGTATGAGTATAATAGTTTTGTTTATATTCATTGTTTTGAAAATCTGGATTTTCTTTTGTCCATTTACTTAATGCGCAAAATTGCTTTGTTGATACATCTTTAATGGCCTTTCTTATTTTTTCTTTATTAATATCCTTTTCCCAATTGTCATCATCCTTAATATATAGCGATTCGCGTTTTAAATCAGTGCAATGTATCGGTCGCTGATATAATCCTAATTTACTCATATTTTCTATTATTACATTACTTAATCCATTTACTAAACCGTTTTGCTTCGTATAATCTAGTTGCTGTAAACTAACTTGTATTGACTTTATAAAATCACTCATGTTTATTGCGTCTTTACATCGCTCATTAAGAAAAACCTGAATGTTAAATTTATTGTTATTGTTGTTATTTGTTATAAAATTGTTGTTTCCTAATTTCGGCAACATTTCACTTATTTGATTTTGTTGCTTCATCATGTGATCTTGTTGCTTGATAATAATCTCTCTCATGTCTTTATTGTCATTCAGCAATTTAATGATCAAGTCATTTGTTAAGTCATTTGCTAGCGCTAACTCATTATTTGAATTATCCATTAACTTTGCATTTTGCAAAAAAGTACATTTTTTTTTATGAGCATAAAGCCCTTGCCTGCTTTTGTACTTTTTTCCACAATTACAAATAATTTCTGCTAAAAGTTCGGATTTTTTCACGCTAGCTGTCAACAAAATGTCAACGTTTGTATTATTTTTATGTTTTGCTGTGACAACATGTTTATTGTAATCTTTTTTGTCACTCGTAGCATAGTTACAATTTATACATACAAATTCATTGCGGATTTTTGCGGATTTTTTTGTCAACATTTGTCAATAATAATGTAATAGCTATATATTTAATATATATTTTATATAATTTTCCGGATTTTTCCGGATTTTTTGTAAACAAATGTCAATAAATGTCAACAAAAAGTTGTATTGCGCTCTTTTTTGGGGATTTTGCCACTTTTTTCGGTTTTTACAAATAAAAAACGTGACGCTAATGTATTGGAAAAAAATTGCGGATTTTTGCGGATTTTTCCGGATTTTTTATGTAAACAAATGTAAACAAAATATTTTTCAAACATTGTGAAAAAGTGCTGAAAAAAATTATGGTAAGGAGTTTTTTCATGTAAAATGTTTGTGGTGCAAACCTTTATCATGTGGTTTTATTTAAAAAGTGAAAAAATCTCTTTTTTTCTATAAAGGCATGGCCTACTCAAAAATGGACATTTATAAATGTCCATTTTCCAAAAAAATCCTGAAAATATTTTTCAAAAAAAAACACACAATAATTTGTTTAAAAAGATTAAGACCATTTATCATAAGGTTTTGAAAAAAGGGGATTTTTGCCTTTTTAAACATGTATGCCCTTAGCCCCCCATAACATTAAATGTTTATTAATTCATTAAATAAACTTAGTTCTTTTATTACTTTTGTTAAACTGTCATTTGGCTTACTTGATAATAGCTTTACAAAGTTATGTGTTGTATGTATGCTTAATATAATTTTATTGAATTCTTGTGTAAAATTCATATTATATTTGTAAATAAGTAACGCCAATTTATTTATTAATGCGCGCTTTGATAATTCATGATTGCTATATAATTCTAGGCAAACTATTATTTCATCATAAAAGGTTTGCTTTTTAACGCAGCTGAAAAGGTTGAGCATGTACTTTTCCTCTATAAAATTATTAATTACATATTCTAGGTCACTATAGTCGTGATTATAAAATATGTTGTTGAAAAAAATATAATATGCATTTTGACTTTCCTTATTAGGAAATGTGCAAATACCAAAATCAATAAGTCCTAACATATATTTTGGATATGGATCATTGGCTGGATCATTGGCTGGATCATTGGCTGGATCATTAATATAAAAGAAAACGTTACCACAATGCATGTCACAGTGAATGGTTGAATGATACAACATTCCCAATATATTAAACTTGTTTATTAAATAAGCAAATTCTTCTTTTATTGTGTTATCCGCATTTTCAATGTCTTTAAATGTTAGTCCTTTTATATTTTCCATTACCATTAATTCATGGTATTTTTCTGTAATCTCTCTATACACTTTTGGAAACCTGTATTCCTTGTTATTTTTGTACTTTTTTGTGAAGATTTCTAATGAATTAACCTCTTTAATAAAGTCCATTTGATTAAATAAGATTTCTTTATTATCTAAAAGTATGTTGGACAATTTGAGAGATTTAATATATGGAATATAATTGCATATATAAGATATGTAGAGCAATTCATCAAATACATTAGTAAACTTATATACAATATTTTTTTTCAGCATTTTAATAATTACTTTATTGTTGGCACAATCATGTCCATCAAAAACTAAACCTATTATTCCGCAATTTATAGGAATAACATTATTAAGTTTTATTGAATAAGTTTGTTCTAATTTATCAAGTAAATCATAATTAATATCGTTAATATTATACGGAACATTATCAGTATATTTTAGTAAAAATTCTTGCTCTTCGGAATATAATAGATCCTTATTTAAACATAAAGCTTGAAATATTTTAACATACACAATATTTTCATATTCCAATCTTTTAGATATGTTTTTAATTAATATTAGCCTATTATATGGCTTATTACACACATTATTTACTAACTTTATTACATTATATTTTAAAAATTCGTAACTTATTATAGTAAATAGTTTTGCAATTCTTATGATTATACTCATTGTATGAATAAATATCATAGCTAATAATTTAATAGTATATTAAAGTATTAAGTATTTATATATAATAATTACATAATAATTACATAATATTTTGATAATATTTTGATAATATTTTGATAATATTTTGATAATATTTTGATAATATTTTGATAATATTTTGATAATATTTTGATAATATTTTGATAATATTTTTTATAAATTTAAGTTATCAATAAATGATTTAACATTATAAAACATTTTTTTAAACATTAGTCCAATAAGATTATTCATATAAATAGGTAAATCGTCCGCTATTGAAATTTGAAAATCTATTGAAAATTTCACATGTATAAATTTATTATCTTCATGTTCGTGCTCATCTTCGCGTTCATTATTAGCTGATGGTAATACTATTTCATGTACTACAGAAATAACTGTTTTACCAAAATTGAATATTAGTGGTTCATATTTATTATTATCTAATTTTATGTTATTTAAGTAATTGTCTATTAAATCTTTATGGTCATAAATTAAATCCTTATTGTAATATGTAATACTATTATTTAACTTATTCAAGTATTTAGTGGATCTAAACAAAATATATTTTTGCTTAATACCTACTTCTTTTGCTATTTGTTTTAATAGTATACATATATCTGTTTCCCGCTCATTTAATACATTTAAAATATGGATTTTTTCAATTAAATCAACATTTACTTTTTCAAGCAATTCATATAATTGTGTAGTTAAAAGCAAGTCACTGTTCACTTTATACGTATTTAAATTGTTAAACTCAAATTGCAAATTATATGCCTTATTATTGGTTAAAGGCATTTTTATTTCATTTAATAGCATATTTCCTTTGTTACATACTAGTTTTGGATGATACTGGTTTTCCTCGCAATATTTCATAATGTATTGTTTATTATATTATATTTAAATTATTTAAAAATAAAATAATATGGCGGTCTATTAAAAGTATATAATAAAAGGATTTAAAGTTTTTAAAATAATATATTAAATTATAAGACTATGGTGTTAATGTACACTATTGCTGTTACTAAAGATAACACAACAATTTATATGAAGGTGCCTTACGATTGTTTGTCATATAAGCAAAAAATGCATAATGGAATTGTTAAATTAAATATTAAAAAGCCTAGTGGCAGTGTTATTGTTACTAGTAACGAGTTAAAGAATAAAGAATAGAGAATAGAGAGATTGTTTAATGTTTAATGTTTTAATGTTTATATTTTTAATTGTGCAACTAAATCAACTAATGATCTATTTTTTGGAATTAATGGTTCAGCTTTTGCTTTTTCTGCTTTAGCTTTTATAGCCCTTAATTTATGTATTAACCAATTATGTGGATTATCCATTCTTGGATCAATTTGTAAAGTTAGTTGAATAACTTGCGACCTACAATGATTTGAGCAACACAAACAATCAAAACCGAAATATAATGTTGCATGTTCTGAAATAGTTTTATTGCAAAAATCACAAATAACTATCATGCTTTTATAAAGCTATTTATTCTTTAAAATAGCTTTATAAAATTATTTTTAAAACCTTTTTCTTATTTGCAATCTTTCATTTGCAATCTCTCTAGCCTATATATCTAAACTTACAATATTTTTATCACTCTTTTGCTTGCGTTTAGATTTGCTAGGTATCTTACCACCCATTAAATCTTTCAAGTCATCGATGCTGATTGTACTTGCTTCGTTATTTTTCATTTCATTTACATCTATTTGCTTGGTCTTTAGCCCGCTCAATAATGAGGCAATATTTTGGTTCGATTGCGGCACATTAGAAGGCCCCTTCATTTCAGGGCGCTTTATGCGCTCTTCATCATATGGGTTGCCCTCATTGTTGCCCATGCTAGAACCCCGTGCTGCCATAATATCGGGGCGATTTACTATATTTTGCATTCGCTGGCTACGATCCGGTAATTTCGTTTCAATTGGTGCAGGCGGAGGACCAGAATTTACATTTGGAGGCATAGACGATCCGTACCCAGAATTAGAACCGAACCCAGGGTTAGATCCATTTCCATTATTAAATAGTCCATTCATAAACCCGCCTAGACCCGGCTTTGACTGCCCCATAGTATTAACAGCTGCCTGAGTAAACTGCTTCATCAATTCAGGATTTTGGCGCATAATATCATCCATGCCGGGCATAGAAGATTTGAATAATGTATTTGACATATGAACCATCATAGCCGAACCGCCTAACTGAAATAATAATTTTAACTCAGGCGACATTTTAGCCTTTGACTTATATTTTTCATGTAATTCAGCAAATATATCATCATATTCGTCAATATTTTCATTTATTTGCTCACCCCAACCCTCTAATTTAATATCAAAAGGATCAAATTTGGTATTTAAAAATTCTAAACCGGTAATACAAGCCATCATCATTTTTGCTTGAAATTTAATAGCATTGGATTTCTCCTTTTCTGCAATAATTGTTTCATATTCTCCAATCATTTCATTTAAATTGGAATCCATGTTGTAACGCTTGCTTAATGAAACACCCTTCTTTTCTAAATCGTCAAGCTTTCGCAAATATTTGAATTTTTCCTTTAATTCTTCTTCTTTTGTTAATTCGGGCTTTTGCTGTGTTTTATCCAAATTAACCGGAATATTATTAAATTTACCGAAACCATCCCATGTTTTATTTTCATTCATGTTTGCTGTAGATTTTCCAAGATTAATGTTATCAGTGTCATTGTTTTTTGTAACCGGTTTTACTTGTGCTCCATCGTTTTTGGAACCACCAAATAAATCGCCAAATATTGATTTCTTTTGTGCACTTCCTGTATCTTGTTTATATTTTATTTCTTTATTTGTGCTGTTGCTTTCAATAGTTTTGTTTGTATCATTAGCTAATGTATTATAATTTGAATTTGAATTTGTATTTGTATTTGAATTTGAATTTGAATTTGAATTTGTAGTTTCAGAAAGCTCGTTTAATTCATTTTCTAAGTTTGTAATATCTTCAATATCAATAGATGAAGAGAATTTTTTATCGCCTTTATTTTTTTCATTCATTAATAATTCTATACCTCCTCCAAAATTAGCAGATTTTCTTGTTGAACTAATTTCCTCAAAACGACTGTCCTCGTCTGGGTCGTTAATTTTAAATTCGGGCAATACAATATCTTCAATATTTAGAAAATCTGGCTCAATTTCAACAATATTCATATAATCTATTATGTATTAAATAGAAGATTAATTTTTAAATACTCCGCAATATATATTATATAATTTTTAATATATATTATAGTTTATAGTTTATAGTTTATAGTTTATAGTTTATAGTTTATAGTTTTGTTAGTTTGTAAGACTATCTTGTTTATTATCTAAATAATATATTCCTTGAAGTAAACAATCGGCTAAATCGTCTTTCTTTGAATGCTTTACAAAATACGCAAGATCATGCATCATATTTTTATTTTCCAATAATTGTTTACTATATAATATACTTAGTTTCTTTCTCTCGTTATATGAAACCTTTTTCTCTTTTTCTGCAGTCTTATCCTTGTCCTTGTCCTTATTTATAAATGCTTTTAATTTATTTGTTGCCGAAATAAATGCTATATTATGATTATTACAATCAATAAAGTATTGGGCTACCATGCCTTGTATACACTTCATTCTGTTTGCAATAGGGCTTATTTGATTTTCTATAATAATTTGGTCAATGCTAGCAAGGTCATAGTTATTAAATAGCTCATTTAGTTCATTTTTCAAACTAATCCCCAAATCAATGAGATTTACATTGTTTGCATTTACGTTTTCAATAGCCTCAAAACATGTGGATTTCAAGTAGTCTTCCAAACTACTTATTAGTGATGCTTTATTAATAGGTTTTTCAAGTTTTAAATCACATTTTTCAACTAGTGCAGAGAGATTTGCTACTGATTGTTTATGCAAAGTTTTTACATTGCATAGCGGTAAGCTATATTCTGTTTTTTTAGTGTGATTTTTACAATAAAAAGTATCATTTTTATGAAAACATGCTTGCTTTGTGCATGTATTTGATGAGCAAGAAATAAACTTATTGCACAGGTTTATCACGTCCCATTTAATAATTTTAAAGTCTTGTGATCCATTAACAATACTATTTTTATCTAAATTAGCATTAGCATTAACATTAGTAACTTCTAATATAACATAAGCCAAATTTTTAATGCCAATATCAATACTTAAAACTTTCATATTAATAAATTAATTGTTATATTATTAATATAAATTATTTTGTGTTTAGTTTAAAATTAGTGTTACTTATATAATTTATAGTTTATTCTTTATATTGTTTTATTATTATTATTATGTTATTATTTATTTCAATGTTGCTAAACATATAGAATATTGTAGTCTAGTTATTGTATAGCCAAGTAGTATATATAAGAAAAGAATAATACTTGCAAATGTAATATAACCAGACTTTCCATTAACTAGTGCAAACACTACACTGCCAAGACTTAATATAAGTAACCCTAGAAAAAATAGTCCTACTACATAAAAATACAAACAAAAATTTTTACCTAATGGCGACATCAAACTATCAAAAAAATTCATTTTATAATAATAAAATATTATTTATAATATTATTATTATATTATTATTATTTTTATTATTTATAACATAATTTAATAATTTTTAATAATTTTTAATAATTTTTACATAATTTAATTATTTATACATAATTTTACATAATTTTTAATATTATAATATTAAAAATTATGATCACTAATTTGTTAGACTATTAACGTAATGATGCAATGCACATTGAGTAATATATTCTCATTACATAATACATAAAAATATTACTTAACACATTGAGAAACATCATAAACAAGACTAAACCAGATTTCTTATTTAAAAGTGCCATAACCATACCACCGGCGGCTATTAAAGCTAAAAATAAACTAAGTAATCCAAAATAATAAAATAATGCACAATAATTTTTACCTAAAGGAGCCATCAAACCATCGAAAAAATTCATTTTATTATAATAATATAATATAATTTTTTATTATATTAAATTATTATTTTTTATTATAGTAAATTATTTATTATTTTATTATTTATTATTTATAATAATAAATAAAACTAAAATCAACAATTAATTGGGTTTTAAAATATATTTGGTAACATGCTTTTGACTGTCTAGCTGCTGCCTAGTCAAATACAACTCTTTTAAATCACTTGTTTCGTATCCATACGGCCTTATATTAGATAATGTATGATCAAATATATATGGAGTATGCTTATTTATTTCTAAACTTGTTTTACTATAATACGGACATACACTGCATTCATTACATGAATTCAATTGATTGTTACTTATAATAGCCTCAGCATTGATTTGTAAATAATGCCTATAGTCGGTATTAGTTTTAATATTTTTATTTCTTTTAAGCATTTCATCGTTCAACACCGAAGAATAATAATTGCTAAATAGCCGGCTGTCGTCCATTAAAGGAGGAAAATTCATAGCTATATTATTTGAGCCATTAGCACACAAACCATAACTCATATTATTATTATATATAATTAAAATTATTATTATTATTTATTTATTAATTAAATTTATTGTTAATAAAAAATTTAATTAATTATTATTTAATTATTTATTAATTTAATTTACGCATTTTGTAAAATTTTTATTAAATCAGCCTTTTTTGTTTTCTGTGCTGTTTCATTATCTATTAAATTTCTTGTTACAGCAATCGTTTTTAAATCGTCTACTTTCATTTTTGAATAATTTTTCCTATGTGTGTTAGTATTATTAGAACTAGTACTGTCTATTACATTGGTGTCTACATTAGTGTCTTGGTCTAGATTATTTAAATTAATAATTTTTGAATTAGTGTTTAAATCAATATTAAATGTATCTAAATTTATCGGCAAATTCTTTATAAATGTTTCATCGTCGTTATTCGAAAAAAAAGGCTTATTTAAATCTATTTCCTCAAAATCTCCTAAATCTTTAATATTATTTTCTAATTCGCTTTTGGAAATTGTTAATACTTTGTCATCGTCTTCCTTATCGTCATCCTTAGTGTCATCATCTTCTTTGCCATCTTCTAGTTCGTCGTCTTCGTCATCATCTTCTTCGTCTTCGTCTTCATCATCGTCATCTTCATCATCATCTTCTTCGTCATCGTCTTCCTCATCATCTTCCTCATCATCGTCATCATCTTCCTCATCATCGTCATCATCATCGTCTTCTTCGTCGTCATCTTCTTCGTCATCGCTTGATACATTTACCTTGCCGTCATCATGATGAACCAATTCATTATTTACATCAGCACCTCCTACATATTCAGAACATTCATCTTCGGATACACTTATTTTTTCGCCTAAATTGATTTTTTTGATATGTTGACCTTCTTGTTTATTTTTATTAATATATAATGAATTGATGCTCTGCATTTGAATATTATAATTTATAATAAAATTTTGTAGTATTTTTCCATGCTCAATAACACTTCGTTCTAATAAGTTTAATCTGCGATGACTATATAACATTATTGACCCGCATATTAATAATATAATGCCCAATGTTAAGAGGAAACTTGAATCTAGTAATTTATATAAGATTGACATTTATTATTAAAGTTTAACAATATTATTTTAAGTATTGTTTAACGAATAAATATTATTTATTATTTATTATTTATTTCATGTTTGTTATAATATTTTCAGGATATTCTAAATCTTTGAGGACCTTTAACGCTCCTTTAACATTTGAAATACCCTTTTTGATTTTATAAGTGTATTCAAAATCGTCATTGTGCTCATTTTTCTTTACTTTCATGAAAAAATTGTTGTTTTGTTTATTTAATTTTTTGCATAATTTATTATAATGAGTTGTTAACATATAATCTATATTATTCAATTTATTTAAATGATTTAAATAGCCATAAGCACTACTAATTGCTTCATCAGGATTTGTTCCACTATAGAGCTCGTCAAATACGCAAAAATGCGTTTTATCTTTATTATTCTCAATGAGTTGCAATATATTTTTACATTGTCGTGCTTCAGCTTGATATAAACTGTCGCGGCCTCCTGTATCAGGAATGTTAATATAACAATGTATATAATCATATACTTTTATTGATGCATTATTGAAAAAACCACATCCTATTTGTTGACACAATAATATGTTAAATAATGTTGATTTTAATAGTGTAGTTTTACCCGATGCATTTGGTCCCGTAATAATTATATTTTTATCCAATTTATATGAATTTTTTACAATAGTCTTAGTCTTAACTGAACATGGATCGCTTTTTTCAATAGTTAAAGCTTCAATATTATTTAAATTGGCAAAATAAGAATTGTCAAAATGTGTGGGCTCGCTGTTACTATTATAACTACAATAGTTCATGACTTTAGCGCTAATAAATTGTTGCAGTGTTAGTATATTTTTTATATACCCATTAAAACCAAAGGAAAAATATAAACTATTGATAAAACTATCATTTTTATTTAAATAATAAAAACACTTCATTAATTGGCCTAGCTCAACTACTTTACTCATTGATAAAGAATAAGGCGTTAATCTTCGCAATTGGCACAAATATGAATTAAAAATAGCACTATTGGAAACTATAAATTCATTAAACTCCTTATAATGATTTAAATTTTTAGAATAATTCAAAAAATTGTCATAGGTCTTCAAAGTTTCTAAAATATATTCTTTTAAATCATATAAAATATTGTGAATATATTTAATATTATAGAAATACTTTATGCATCCGTTTATATTTAAATATAATTGGAAAATGTAAAAACCAAAGCTAAAAAGTATATATATTTTATTTGTTAAATTTGTGTCACTTAAAGAAGTAAATAATTGACCAATAATATGATTAGAAAACACCGTCTTTAAATGGTTAAAATATAGCTCAAAAGTAACATTATGCCCTTGCAATTTAATTATGAAAAAGGGCAATAATAAAAATAATATTGGAATAAGCAAAGAAACTATGGGTGTTGAGAGATTATATACGCTTAGCGCCTGTAGCACTAGACTATTATTATTAAATTTATTTAATAATGGAATATCAATATATTGATATTTATTTACAAATCCATTATCATATATAATATTTTCACAATTATTATAAACTGCTAAATCATTGACACATGGACTATCGCTAAATTCCACTTTTTTAAGCGGCTTATAGTTTTTAATTAGATCCTGGGTTTCTAACAAAAATTCTTTATTGTTTGTATAATATTTGCTCCACTTATTTATAACATTTTTCTCAAAAATGGTTTTTGGGTCAAATACATGGTAATATAAATTGTAATTGGCGTCATTAGCAGAATGATCTAATGAGTTATTAGTAATTGCTAATTCATTGGCTTTAACTAATTCTAAATCATTAACAATGTTATTATTGATGACAAACAATGATGAAGTGTCTAAATATTCTATAGGTAACTTAAATGCGTTATCATATTTTTCCTTGCTATTGTAATCGCCTTTTTCATAAAAACTTAATATTGCGTTAATTATTTCCATAATATTTATAATGATCAAATACTTTATAAATATTAATATAACGAAAATAATTAAAAGAATAACATTAAATTTTAATATTAGTTATACTTATTAATGATAATCTATGACATAGACTTTATTAATAATTATTATAAATCTATTATGCATGAGAAAATAGATAGTGCTATTGAGAGTTTATTAAACAATGTACTAGAAACGATTAACCTTGAGGCGCTAGTAAATAATTATGAAACCGATAATGATAATAAATTTAAAAAGAAAAACAAATTTAGAAAGTATGATAATAATAATAATAATAATAATAATAGCGTTAATAGCGTTAATAGCTTAAGCTTAAACAATAGCATTAATAGCTTAAGCTTAAATAGCATAAGCTTAAACAATAGCTTGGCAAAAGACAATTTCATTTTAAGCAGAACTATAAAAAATACTTATGTTAACACTAAAAAAAAAACAACAGAAGACAAAAGCAAACATGAAGCAATTAAAAGCAATATTAAAACAATACTAAACAAGTTATCGCCATCCAATTATAGCAAATTAGAACCTGAATTAATAAACATTTATAAAGAATGTTTGGAAAATAGCAATAGCAATAACAATAGCAATAGCAATAACAATAATGACCCACTATTATTGGTTAATATTGATAATTACATAATAGAGCATATATGCTACAACAATTTATCTTATAGCGTAATATATGTAAATATATTATTTGCATTAATTGAGCATACTTACGTTAAAACTAATAGCTTGGACATTATATATATATATAATGCACTTAAAGAAAAATATTATGAAATGTTGAAAATAGATAATATTATAAAAAATAATACAGACGATGATGAGTATACTATTAATAAAATAAACGACAAATATAAGTGTTTTATAATTTTTATAATAAATTTTAATAAGAAAATTTATTATTATGAATTAGAAAACACTGAAAATAAACAATATGCGCAACAATTTTTTATTAATTGTCATGTAATTGAAGACTATGTGGCTTTACTTAATAACTTTTTTATTACTAATTTGAAAATAGAAAACAATAGTTCTTATTGCGAAATCATACTTGAGTTCCTTATAATAATTTATAATGAATTATTTAAAGAGTTGACAATTATGAAAATAATAGATAATAAGCTCAATTTGTATAATGCACTTAAAACAATATTGGCCAATGAGCGTGATTGTGGGCTTGTTAATTTTACAAATAAAATTAAATTTAAATTAATGGATATTGAGGACAAGTATAAAAAATATATATTATAAAAATATGTTTTATATGTTTAAAAAACATGTAATTAAAAACATGTAATTAAAAACATGTTATAAAAAATATATATAATAAAAATATGTTATAAAAATATGTTATAAAAATATATAAATATATATAATGATTGCGTCAAATATAAAAAAAGAGGTTCGCTATATTGTAACAAATAGCATAGATAAAACGGATTTAGATAATGAGGCTTTTGTATATAATGCAAAAATATATAATAAACATATTAAATTTGTTTTAGGTGCTCCTAAATTTGAATATTTGAGCTCTGGCGTTTTGTATTTTAACATTTATTTAGTAAATAATAGTTCAATAGTGTCTAAAATAGGTATTTATGAAACACATAATACTGAATACACTTCTTTGTTGGATGATAGTGGGGATATTGATTTAAACAAACTGTCCGAACCAATTATGTTTCAATTTTCTAAATCACTTATTATGAATAATTATGAATTGATTGATGATTTTGAAACAAGGTCAAATGTAAGCGAAGCAACTGATGTAAGCGAATTAACTGACGCAACAGACGCAACAGACGCAACTGATGCAACCGATGACAATGATGCAAAGAACGACAGCAATATTCCAAACATGAAGTATAATTTAATGGCTTTAAATAGTCAAACTAAAGAAGAAAGCGATTATGAAATTGCCAATTATGAAGAAGACCCTAAAGATAGTTGGGTCAATAAGTTTTTAAGAAGTAATAAATACGAAATATTTGACAATGAAGGCGGGGGGGACTGTTTTTTTGCGGTTTTACGCGATGCTTTGAAAACGGTGAAAATAGAAACGTCTGTAAAAGCTATTCGTGAAAAATTAGCAGGCGAAGTTGATGAAACCATTTTTCAAACTTATAAAGAGTTATTTGACATGTATTATAATAATATGAAAACAACACAAGAACAAGTAAAAGGGTTAAAAACTAAACACAATACTTTGAAAAAAATGATTAATGGAACAAATGATGGTCCTGATAAAATGAAATTAATTCAAGATGCCAAAGACAATTTTAATACATTTACGTCTATGACTACGAAGAACAAGGAACTAGAAAATTTAGCGCAAGAGTTTCAATTTATGAAAGATGTAAATAGCGTTGAAGATCTTAAGAAAGTAATTATAGAAGTTGGTGGGCGATTTTGGGCAGATAATTGGGCACTAAGCTCACTTGAACGAATATACAATGTGAAGTTTATTATTTTATCTCAACATAATTATCTAGAAGGAGAACGCGAAAATGTTTTGCAATGCATTAGCCCGGATATTAAGTTAGAAGAACAAGGTATTTTTGAGCCATCATATTATATTATTGCTGACTATTTTCAAAATAATCACTATAAATTGATTACTTATGATAAAAATGTAAAACGCGGAGCTCTTACATTTAGCGAAATTCCATATAAAATTAAAGAATTGATTTTAGAGAAGTGTATGGAAAAAAATGCTGGATTATATGTATTAATACCGGACTTTAAAACTTTTGCAAACAAAAATGGAGTAGAAACAAAAGGAACTAGTAAAAAAGGTAGTTATGATACATTGGTAGATACTAAAATGCCTAAGTCGCAAGATTATAGTAATAGTATTGTAATTCAAGTGTATAATAAATCAAAACATGCGAAAGTTGGGGAAGGATCTGGTGAAACAATTAAACCCGAATTAAAGATTTCTAAAAATGTGCTTGAATTAAATAATAAAAAGAAATACCCTGATTGGCGTAAAAAATTGGATAATGAATTTTTAGTAACCAACTTAAAAATCGATGGGTCAGATTGGACAAGCGTGAAACATTACATGTTAGGAAGTCGGTTTAATGGCTTAACTGAAATAATTAGTAAGTTTAAAAAAGAGGGATTATACGGGTCTAATGTAGAAGAAGCCCAAAAATTTTATGATAGTCAACTTGCCAAAAAATCTATTAAATCAACAATCGCAAACGATGAAGAATTTAAAAAATTGGAAACCGGACTATTAGAAAAAGCGCTATATGCAAAATTTACACAAAATGATGATTTACGAGAACTATTATTATTAACAGGGAATGCGCAAATCAATAATTTTAAACAAGGTAAAGGTGCAAGTCCATTTGTTGAATTAATGAAAGTTCGCAAATTAATAACCAAATAACCAAATAACCAACAATTTATTTAATTATTTAATTTTTTAATCATTATTTAATTTTTTAACCATTATTTAATTTCTTAATCATTATTTAATTTTTTAATCATTATTTAATTTTTTAATTTTTTAATTAAATTTTTAATCATTTATTTAATTTTTTAATTTTTTAATTAAATAATTAAGTATAAAATTATTATAAATAATAAATTTATATATATAATGAGTGCTCATATAAAGACTGCATCAGATAAAGTTATTAAACAAAACGCTACTAGGAGACGTTTAATAGGTAGAGGCAGTACAACTGTTACTCCTAAACGAAGTAACCCTTTAACTAGAGTTGTGGATAAAGTTAAGGATATGGGTGTAATTAAACAATTTAATAAAATGTCAAATAACACAACAATTGAACCAAAACTCGATAAGTTTACACTAGCAATACGGGAGGTGATCAAAGCACGGGCATTATTGGCTAGGATCAATGAGATAATGTTGGAAGAGGGATTGTCAGGAAATTCGATTGATTGGGCGACAAAAGCAAAGCTTAGGTATTCATCTGTTAAAGAAAAATTTCATGCTTCAGTAGCTAAAGATAAGGAAGAGGGTGCATCGAAGCCAAGGGCCGACGATGAAATAGAGGATGAATATATACGGGAAAGAGATAAGCTGATTAAAATCCTAGAGTTGTGGAATAGAAAGAAAAAGTATACGAATGAATTGAAATCAGCAATTGAAAATGCAAGGCAAGAAGCATTAAAGGAATTTGGGCCTAATTATACATCATCAGAGATATATAAAAGTAAGTTAGTTGAGTTTAAAATAGTTGAATTATCAACTATAGAAAAACTAGATAGAAATATTGCGGAAGCAAATTCGGTTCTGGCAAATATTGATATGAAGGAGGCGAAGGAGGTGGCGGCGAGGGCGAGGGCGGCGGCGGAGATAGATGCGAAGATTGCTGTGGAGCTAGAAGAAATTAATGCGGAGCTAGAAGAAATTAATGAGGCAGCAGAGAAGGCGGCATCAGAGAAGGCGGCAGCGGATAAGGCGGTGGAGTTGGCGGCATCAGATAAGGCGGCAGCAGAGAAGGCGGAGGCGGCGAAGGCAGAGGCGAATAAGGTGGAGGCAGCGAAGCTGGAGGCGGCGAAGAGTGCACAGAGTGCGAGACTAGTAGATACGATGGGTAAAGGAGACAATGGTGTTGGTGTCTTCTTGTCTGCTCCTCTTAAAGATGATACGGCGGAAGCGGCCGGTCCTAAAATTGCTGATCCTGATCCTGATCCTCATGGTCCTCTTGATACTGATCCTGCTCCTTCTGCTGCTGCTGCTGCTCTTGCCGGTAGTAAACTTTATGCACATATATCTCCATCTCTTCCATCTCTTGATGAAAACGCACCTATTGAACCCAAACAAGCGTCTAGTAATACAACTATTGACAACACTAAACAAGCATTATTACAATCCATTGAACTATGTATTGCTGTTCAAAAATCTAACGGTAAAGATGAAGGACATACTATAGACAGCAAAATAATAGTTGCAATTAATGCTACTATTAATTCAGAAAACTACATTTTCTCTAAGAACACATTAAAAAAAGCTATTGAAGCAATAAGTAGTATTACAAAAAATAACGTTACTTATAGTCGAGATGTATCTCGTATGGATATGGTTCGGTTTATAACAGAAACAAAAACCGCAGTAGAAACGGCAGGAACTGAAGCAAAGAGTGTGTTAGGAGAAGATGAGAAGTTACAAGCGCTAGTAACTAGTATTGTAAAAATTTTGCCCTATTATAAAATAGACAAAAAAAATGCATTTTCTATTATTGCTATATTCACCATTTTAGCTGCCAAAGGTCACGTAAATTTTGCAAGCTCTATTCCTCTTACAATTCCGGCGCTCAATTCATTCATGGCCGCCTTAAACGCATACGAAGCATCATTAGAATTAGAAGCAATAAATGAAAATTTAAACAAACAGACTGAAGGGACAGAAGATGATGCATTTATGACGGGAGGGACGTGGGCGCAAAACAAGGAGGCGATGGCTAGGGGGTTGAAGTCGGTTGGGGTGGCGACGGCTAGGGGGTTGAAGTCGATTGGGACGGCGACGGCTAGGGGGGCGGTGGCTGCGAGTGAAAACTGGGATGCTATTGTTGAACCAGCATGGCATGCTATGGCGAAGAAAAAGGCAGAACAGGCTGCACAGGAAGCAGCTATTAAAGTAAAAGAAGCAGAGACTAATAAATCATCAGCATTTGCAGATGCTGCTCTTAAAGTAGCACAAGAAGAGAAGGGTATTGCAGACCAGTTGGTGATTGAAAAGAATAAGGCAATTGAAGATGCAAAAAAAAATTTGCAGGAGTTGATAGATAAATATGATCTACCGAAGGAAAAGGAAGCAATATTAAAGGCGGCGTTTAAAATGGAGCAGGATGAAGCAGAAAAAACTACAGATGTAGTTGAAGAAGATGATAAAGCACCATCACAAACTGATGCAGACATCATACCTCTACAAATTGCACAAGTTAAGGCAGCAAAAAATTTAGCTAGAAAATTAGAGCACTATTTTAATATGTGTGTGGTTCTAGAAACAGAAGCCAATTCATCAGAAAATGAGGAATTATCAAATAAAGCCAAAGCTTTAAGAATAAATGCATATAAATATTATAAAGAAGCTGAAAAAGCCGCAAATGAAAATGAAATAAATAAAACATTAGCATTAGGCGAGGCAAATGAAGTTAATACAAGTTTAAGAATATTAACAAGAGATCGCCTTAACCAGCTTAAATCTGATCGCGAAAAAATAGATAATTATGTTAAAGACATTCAAAAAAGTCAAAACAAAACCACTATAGAAGATAAAATAAAACAATTGATAGTTCACTTAAATTCATTATTAGATAACAAACGCGTACTTTATGATTCTGCAAATACAACTGCAGAATTAAATAATTCTAAAGCAAAAGAAGAACAGGCTTATATAGAAAGCATAAATAAAATTATGAACTATTTAAATGAAAAGAACATTGATTTGAAATATTATTGGATAGAAATAGTTAATACTAAAGATGATAAAGATAAACTTCTAGGAAAATTGGGAATAATTAAGGAACTAAATGGAATAAAAGAAATCCCAGATACTGATGCAGATGTAGCTGGATTATGGTATTTTGATTTATGGATACCAGATGACGGAGGAACTCCAATTTTATCACCACCTGGTGCTGTAAGTAAATATATGAAAGTAATAACTAAAGATAAGAAAACCTTTAATAGTTTTGTAAAAACTATAACACCATCTATTTATTCAATTAGATTTTTGGTAGATATAGACGAAAATCCTATAAAATATGATCCCTATCTTCCTAATAATATTCTACCTGATGTAACCAGAGCAAATATGACAAGAATTGATAAAAAAAAACGTTGGAGCGAATGGTCTAGTGCATCTGGAATAGCAAGAGGATCTATTAACAAGACATCAGCATTTGGCTCGGGTGTTAATAAACATACATTAGGCCTAGGAGAATTTAAAAGTAAATACAAAATTGAAATAGAAAAAATTTTAGATCATGAAATTGATAATGAAGATCAAAAAAAATTATTAAAAACAGTTATTGTATATTCTAATAAAAAGCTATCTATTAGAGACATATTGGCTACTAATATATCATCTATTTTTGCAAAAGGTGAAACTAGTTTGAATGTTTTTAGGCAACAAAATTTAAAGAAAAACTTTGAGAAGAAAAAACCCGATCCTGAGGATGAAGAAGAAGAAGAAGAAGAAGAAGAAGATGGAGAAAAAGCAGTAAAACCAGATGCGAATATACAAGAGCAAGTGACAGTGGGTCAACCGATATTTGAATATAAGGTACCTACAGTTAAAGGAATTAAAGAAGGCGGTGCACTACAAGAAGAAGAAGAAGAAGAAGGCGAAGGCGAAGATGAACAAACAGGTGGTCTGGGTGGTTATGGTTTCCGCAATTTTGACAGAGACGATGCATCAAAGTTTATAACATTTATATTAACAAGTTTATTAGAATTAAAGACTATTAATAGTGATAGTAAAAATAAATTAAATAATAATCAAGCTTTATTATTTGAAAAGTATTTAAGAACGTTATTTGGAAAAGTTGGTCCAAAAACATTAAATGGATTACTACCACAAATTGATAATGCTATAGCTGTATCTGGGCTTGTTATTAAACATTTTAAAATCAGATTAACTAAAGATAATGAAGGTAAACAAAAACCCAAAGACGAAGGCGAAGGCAAAGGCAAAGGTGTAGGCGTAGGCGAAGAAGCTGAAGAAGCTGAAGAAGGCGAGGAAGCAGTTAAAGACGAAGACACTCCTGCCAAACAAATTTCCCAGCTTAATTTTAGTTTGAAACATAATGTTGGTCCATTTGTTGCTGCAATTATTGATATTACTTTAAATACTCAAGAGTTAAAAGGTAGTGAAGGCGAAATTGAAAAATATTTAGATAGAAAATTTGATTTAGCAATGAAAAAACCACAAGATCAAGAACAAACACGAATTTCTAATAGCGAATTGAGAGATGTGTTTAAATCCATTTTTGGACCAAATATGTCCACAATAAATATATATAGAGAAAGAATAACAAAAATGGATGAATTAATAGACGCTATAAATGATAAAAATATTAATAATAAAATTAAAGAAATTAATCATCTCTTAGTTTTTGCTGAAATAAGTAAAGGAGTTATTACTTATAAAATGCCTGATAAAATAAAGGCTAAATTAGAAGAACAACCAACAGATGAGACAACAGAAGAAAAATTAAAACGGGCACTTGCCTTAATAGCAGAATTAAAAGATGCTGAGAATATTGATACCATTAAAGCTAAAGCTAGAGAACAACAATTTATATAATTATAAAATATATTTATAATATAATATGAAATCTGTTAAAAAGAGTATAGCTAAAGCTAATATATACGCTAAAGCTAATATATATGCTAAAGCTAATAAATATACAAAAAAAAAATACAAAACAAGTAATAACAATTCAAAAATTCTACATAATTTTTATGGTGTATTATTGAAGAAGTATGAAAATTTAGATTATAAGTTAAACAATAGTAATAGTAATAGTAATAGTAATAGTAGTATGGGTAAAGTTTTACATGTACTATATAATGAATTTAGCAATAAGCAAAAAATAATAAATGCTATAAATGTAGAAAAATCGCGTTCATATGAAGACAACAAAACTAATATAAAGAAAAAGATTAATGCTATTGTAGAGAAATATTTAAGATCAACCAAATATATTGATGAAACCATAATTAATTATATAACAACTAATGTTAACTGTAAAATAGTTACTTATGAAAATGTAATAAAAGGCAAGACCTATGTTTTTGACTTTATAATTTATACTAATAAAATTAGTATTAAAAAACTGGATTTAGTAGTTGAAAGCATGTTGTTATTTTTACAAGTGCTAATAGCAATATCAAATAATGAATTGAGAAATGGACAACATGTAACATTCTTTTTAACGCCATTTCAAAAAAAGTTAAATTCAAATAACCATATTATATTGGGGGCTAAAAATGTGAATTCTGGTTTTACATATCCTAATTTAGAAAGTGGAATAACATTTATTTACAGAATGGAGGAATTTTTCAAAGTATTTGTTCATGAAAGCGTCCATTATTATGGAATAGACAAAGCATTACATAAGGACTTTAATAGTAATGCAAATTATAATAAATTTTTGGATTTATTTAGTATAAGCAACAAAAACTTTAATGCAATAGGTATAAATGAAGCAATCACAGAATTTTGGACATTTATAATGTATTTATGTGTTATAAGTTATAAAAAAGACATAAATATTAGTGATTTTGTTTATCAATTTGAGAGATTGTATAAGCTAGAGTTAATACACTTAATATTTCAATTAGTGAAAATATTAAATTATAACAAATTAACATATAATCAATTTATAAGCAAATCAAATACACATTATAATGAAAGTTCGCATATTTTTAGTTATTATATAGTAAAAACGTTACTAGTATATAACCACGAAGAGCTATTAAAGTCAAATATATTTGAATTTATTGTAAATAATACAAATAATACAAACAGTCCAAATAATACAAATAGTACAAATAGTCCAAATAGTCCAAACAAATTAAACATAATCTTAAAGCATGATATTAATAGTATTAACAAATTATTTGTTAATTTATCAAAATATGCTTTGGACACTAATTTTATAAAGTTTGTAAATAAAATTAGTATGTTTTATAATAATAATAATAATAATGCACTTACGTCAACATACAAGGAGAGATTTATTTTTAATAATTTAAGGATGATGTCATCTGATTATATTATATTATAATCATATAAAAATTATATTATATACAATAAGTAGTATATAATATAATGATTATTAATGTGAATAAATGTAATCAAAAAAGAACAAACACCCATGAAAATGATGCATCATTAACATGTAATAATATAACGGATTACTATTTAAATTTACCCATAAAAAATAAGAAAGTATGTGTTAAGATTAGTGACAATGATTTTTCTATTCCTAGAATTAAAGAATTTAGCAATATACTAAAATATAATTACAATGTTTCACAGTTAAAAACTATAGCAAAACATTATAAATTAAATAATAGCGGTAATAAAGAGTTTTTAAGAAAACGATTATTTAACTTTTTATATTATAGTTATAATATAATAATTATTCAAAAAAACGTGCGTTATATTTTAATTAAAAAATATATAAAAGCTCATGGTCCTGCTTTTTATAATAGATCATTATGTTCTAATGACGTGGATTTTTGCACTTTAGATAATTTAAATAATATTCAATATAATCAATTTATAAGTTTTAAGGACAGCAATTCGCACATTTATGGGTTTGATATAAAATCCTTATATAATTTATTTATAAAGTCTGGAAACAATAAAAATAATAATAATAACACTTCAAATAATAACACTTCAAACAATAACACTTCAAACAATAACACTTCAATAAATGTTCAAAATCCATTTACAAACTTATTTTTCTCATATAAAATAACGGAACAACTATTGGAATATATTAGATTAACTAAATTATTAAATATACAGCTTGACTTGAATTATGATGAGTTGGTATATGCATCATTAAATAAGCAATTAGAAATGAAAATACTAACATTATTTCAAAGAATAGATAGCATGGGGCATTATACAAATATAAAATGGTTTTTAGAGCTAGACAAATATGGGTTAATAATGTTTATTAGAGAGCTACAAGATATATGGAATTATAGGGCCAATTTATCGCAAGAAACCAGGAGATCTATTGTTCCGCCAAGCGGCAATCCTTTTAATAGTGTTATTATTAATATTAATAATTTACCGCAACATAATTTTATTCAGATTAAGAAATATGGTATTCAAATTATTGATTTATTGATTAATAAAGGGGTTGATGAAAATTCATGTGCTTTAGGGAGTTATTATGTGTTGTGTGCGTTAACAATGGTTTCAACTGATGCGGCTAGTAGTTTACCATGGCTCTATGATGCAGTAAATTATTAACATATTACTCTATTTTTTATACAATTTTTACAATTTTTTATATTTATTTAATTTAAATCAAAAAATTAAATAAATCAAAAAATCAAAATAATTAAAATAAATTATTTATTCGTTTGTTTTTCAACCCTTTAGCAATTTAAAAATAACAATTAATTATTATATATATTAATTAATAAAACAATTTAAAAGAAAATAGTTATATTAGATTATAAAAAATGCCGTCACACAAGAAAAAAACCGAAGAACCCGTTTCAACTGAACCGTCTGTCGAAGTTCCCCAAACACCGGTTAAGAAGCCAAGAGCCGCCAAAGCGGTAGCTGACCCCGTTGTTAAACCTGACGAACCAAAACCTGTTCCCAAAGTCAAAGGTCAGTCTTCTAAATCGGTAAAGGCTGAAACCCAAGAAGTTGTTTTAGATGCCCTCAAAGTTGTATCCGAGGTTGAGAATGTTGTAGTTACAAGCGATTGTGCCGAGCACAATACTATTACATCTGGCTTTTCGGACTTTATTACCAAGTTTCAGTCCATGCTTGCGAGCTTCAATTCGCTAAAAACCGAACTACGCACTTTAGAAAAAATGACTGTAAAGCAGTTAAAAGTTGCCGAGAAGCTAAACAACAGAAAGCGTCGCAAGGGCAACCGTGCTCCAAGCGGATTTGTTAAGCCATCGCTAATTAGTGATGAGCTTGCCAAGTTTTTAGACAAGCCATGCGGTACTGAAATGGCTCGCACCGATGTTACTCGTGAAATTAACAAGTACATTCGTGCAAACAACCTTCAGGATAAAAGCAATGGTCGCAAAATTAACCCCGACAAGCCACTAACAGAGCTTCTAAAGGTTAGCGACAGTGTTGAGCTCACTTATTTCAATCTCCAGAAATACATGGGTCCTCACTTCCCAAAGGCGGTCAAAGTTGAGCCACAAGCAACTGCTTAAATAAAATTAAGAAAATAGAAAATAAAAAATAGAAAATAGAAAATAGAAAATAGAAAATAAAAAATAGAAAATAGAAAATAAAAAATAATTTAATTTTAATATTTAATGCTTAATACAGCACTAAATATTAAAGCGCTATAAAGAATGATATAAAAACGCTAGTATAAATAAAATTGAATAAAAAATTGTTAATAGTTATTAAGTATTAATAATCAATGATTATGATGAAGCCACTAATGAATGCATTAACTTTAATTACCATGATGGTGTTAATTTTCAATATGTTCTTTGTTATTAAAGTTTCTTTAGAATATATGATGCTTCCAGACATAGTGCCATTAATTTGGTTTATTGTTGCTATTCCTACGCCATATTTTGCAACTATGCTAACAGCTCCATTATTAGATTGAGAGAAAAAAGAGGATTTATAAGTAATAATTTTTTTTATATTTAGTATGCTCCATTACCCCACACAGTTGTTGGACTAATTGTTCCTAAAAATTGCGCCATTTTATCATGGCATTCACTTTCCCAACGACAATAAGGAGCACCCGATGCTTTCATTATTGCATAACACGCCGGAATTAGCATATTATCATTTTGAGGACAATATACTGATGGCGCATCACAAAAAGTTCCAATGTTGTTGTAATAGCTACGCCATCTATGACCCGCATTTTCAGGCCACGCCTCGCAAAAGTCTTGTGCTGATAATTCAGCAATCTTAAAATCATAGGGCGTATATCCACCATAATCAATCAATTGCCTAGGTGTATACCCAGCAAGTTTAGCCTCTTGAACACTATAACCCATTGATTTTAAGTTTACAGGATTTGAGAAAGTAATATTATGAATTTCAGAAAGAGTAAATCCTGCTCGATGAGCCTCTGCTTGACCTTGGTATGGATTGGAAGCCCAACCTCTTTCAACAAAGTCCATGCTAGAATACCCTGCTTGTGGAAGAGCCAAGTATTTTTCAATAGATGCTAGCTTACTATCATATTGGACCTGCATCAAATTAACTTGATTTTGCAAATTAGTAATATAATTGTATTCAATAATAAAACTAACAACACAGAATAAATAATACACAAAATTGAAGCTAATATAGCTAGTAACACATTTAGATTTTTGTGAGGCGTATTCCAATCCATTTTTAGAACGTTGAACCACTATTTTAGACGCACGAATAGACAATGAGGTCAAACTCTCGTTAATAGCGTTGTCTTCTTCAATAATCGGAACACCAATAAAGACATGCTCATATTTCTGTGCCATAGTTATAGTGTAACTTATAAATATTATACGTTACATAAAAATAATAATAATCAATTTTTTTAATACAATCAATTTAAATTGTCTTCATTATCCATGCAAAAATAAAATAAAATAAAAATAAAATAAATAAAATAAAAATAAAATAAAAAATAAATAAAATAAAAAATTGATTTAGAAACATAAATATATAATTAGTAATATCTTAAAACACTATGGCTACTATTGTATCAGGAACTGCGTTCAATGTTAACACTGATTATGTGTATACCAAGCCCAAGCTTAATGCTAATAACGGCAAGTCTATTGGTATTCTTAATAAGCACAACATGAAGTCGCTATATATTAGCACACCTCTTATGCTCACATGGGGCGTTAATGAGTGGTCTGATGATAAAACCGGAAAGAAATCGTTTGACTTAGCGCTCCAGTTTCCAAATGAGGAAAATAGCGAGTGCACTGCATTTTTAAAGAATATGCAAGAACTTGAAATGCGTATTAAGAATGATGTGATTACTAATTGCAAGGAATGGCTAGGCAAGCCTAAAATGAGTTCGGATGCTGTAGATGCGCTATGGAGCCCTATGCTAAAATACCCTAAAGATAAGGCGTCAGACGAATATGATTATTCGCGTGCTCCAACACTAAAGGTTAAAATTCCATATTATCAAGATGCTTTTACTAAGGTCGAGCTATATAATGATGCTAATGTTCTAGTATTTCCAAATGATGATAATACAAATATTACAGATTTTATTGTTAAGGGTTCAACAGTGGCAACAATTATTCAATCGGGGGGTATTTGGGTTGCAAATGGTAAGTTTGGAGTTACATGGAAGTTATTTCAGGCAGTAGTTAAGCCAAAAACCAGTTTAAGCGGAAAGTGTCATATTGTGTTATCTGAGAAAGATAAGGAAAAAATGGTTGCTCCAGTTGATGACGACGATGACGATGAGCCTGTAAAGATGGTTTCAAGTGTCACAGAAGTTCCTGATAGCGACGATGACGAAGTTGTTCAAGAAGAAGTGAAAGAAGTGAAAGAAGTGAAAGAAGTGAAAGAAGTGAAAGAAGTGAAAGAAGTGAAAGAAGTGAAAGAAGAAGTGAAGGAAGAAGTGAAGCAAGTAGAGGTAGAAGATGCACCTAAAAAGAAGCGAATTGTTAAGAAGAAGTCAGACGAATAAAGCAAACAAACAATAGCAAACTAACTAACAAATTAAATTAAATTAAATTAAATTAAATTAAATTAAATTAAATTAAAAATAGCATGTTTATTATACAAATATTTTTTTTTCATTAAAAACAAGTTTTTTTATAAGTATAATTTTAATATACTTATAAAAATATTACAAGCTTTAAGAAGCTATGCTAAATGTATAAGAAGCTATACTAAATGTATATGAAAATATATGTCGCCTTTATTACTATTATCTAATATAGCAAGTGTATTTATTTTTGGTATTCCTTTATGCTTTACATTATAGACTTGATACTTTGAAAATTTTAAGTCATTAATATTTATTTCAATAGTTTGATCTGCCAAATCAATAGCTATATTGGAGTTGGATTTAAGTAATTCTATAATGTTATTAAAATTGTTATAATAAGTATAATGTATATTATTATGTTCATCAATAGTAATAGTGTCATCTAATAGCGGCTCAATTTTGATAATATTATTTTCAAATTTCATTTCATTATGCCATAATGGAATATAAACAATAACATCATTTATTTCTAATTTATAAACATCACTATTTAATAAATTTGTTAATTTAGGAGTTAATATATAAATACTATGGTTAGATAGTTTTTCTTCTAAAATGGTTTTTATTATATCTATAATAGTATTGTAAATATTGTTTTCAGTATTTTCAGTGTTTTCAGAGTTTTCAGAGTTTTCAGTGTTTTCATATTTTTCATATTTTTCATATTTTTCATGACTTTTTAGTTTGTTATATTTTAATAAATAGCAATATAAGTCTTCTAAAATAACTATTGAAAAATTGTCAAATAAACTTGTTATTATGGCTTTAATATGAATATTAGCATTATGCTTGAATTTAGTTATATCATCTGTAAAGCCAGTTAAAGCATCATTATTTGAATAATATTTTATTATAAAATTTAAGAATGTTACTAATAGATCATTGTAGTTATTAGTTTTGCCGTCATTATTAATAGCGTCATTATTAGCGTCATCATCATTGTCGGTGCTTATTATATCTTTTAAAACGTTATATGCACTATTTATATTTTGAAATAGCAATGTTGAATTTTCGCATATATTATTTTTATCGGGATGATAAATTAGGCATTGAATATGATAATATTTTTTTAATTCATTTAAACTAATGTTATGAATATTATAGATATTATAGTTTTTAATATTTAATATTATTAATGCCTCACTTATTTTCATTTATTAACTCTATTAAGTATAATGTAAAACTTTCTAAATGAAAAATCGGCCTATAATTATTGTTGTAATTTTTAAGAAAAAAAATACTATTAAAGATCAGATCACCTATTTTATTGCAGTTTATTAATTTATTAATTATTAAAGATTGTATTATGTAAAAGAAACATTCATGACTATTTAAATGATTTATTAATATGTCATATAATAATGTTCTAATATTTGTAATATTATAATTATTATTACAAATTAGATTTATATAAGTATCACATATAGCCGAATGCTGTATAATATATTTCATATTATTTGAAATATCTAAATATGTAAAAATGTTTGGATTGTTTACCTTATTATAAATGTATTCAGCATCTTTCGATGAGAGATTTAATTTCTTAAAATATTGCTTATTGCTCTTATTACATAGTCCATGTATATTTTTTTTGTTTAATTTAGCAAAGTTAAGAATTTTACATATGTTTAATATTTTCATCGGTATAAAGCTAACACATTCTGTAATAATAATGTATTTTATATTTAAAGTGGAAAATAATTCTTTTTGCATATAATTGTATAGTAAGTCCAATAAGTCATAATTAATTTTATCAAAGTTGCGAAATACAATATATCCTCTTTTAATAGATGAAGACGCTATTGAGTTGTATATAATATTGTATATTTCATTCCATAATGATTTGCTATTATATATGAAGTTTTCCACATCAATTTCATAATGAATATCACTAATTTTAATATAAAATTCGGTTTTTGTTAGATTAATATGTAATTTTTTCTCGTATTTTAAATTTGTCGGGCTAAAATGTTGCAAAAGTTTTAACGCGTTTTTATATTTGTATGCACAAGGAGGTCCATAAAAAATGTAATTTATAAAATGCTCATTATTTGTATGTACATTGCTTATATTGCTTATAATGTGTAATAAATCTTTGCTGAAATTATAATTAGGGTTTTCATTAATAATTTCATTATAATTTTTTTTTAAATTCATTATTGACTATTGTATTATTTAATTGTAAATCTATATAATATTATTTCTAATTATTTTTTTACATTATATATAAAAAAAATAATTAGAAATAATACTATAAGTAAAACTAGCTTGCATCAATGATCTGTGAAAATCTAGAAGATTTAAATTACGAATATATAATAATAAATGAACCTATAAAGAACAGCGCAGTCCAATACAATTATTTTTATAAATTACTTTATTCCACACCTATTGTATCATTAACGAGTATATTTGCTATATTTGAACTCAATAATTTGTACTTTGAAAACGATAAAATAAAATTTGACAAAACTCCTCTAAATAATAGTGTTTTCAACAAACTTATAGAATTGGAAGAGCATGTATTAAATTTAGTACGTGACGCTAAAAATAAATTATTCAAACTAAAAGAATTATATGAAAATCAATATTTTAAATATGCTTTGAGCGATGATAATGAAAATCTAAATAACTATAACCATGTAAATGATATTTATAATAATAAAACATTTACAATTAAAATATCGGGAATATGGGAGTCTAAGGAATCGATCGGTCTAACATTTAAATTTATAAAAGTTACCAAGTTTATCGATTTTAGCCAGTAAGCACCGGTGCTTCATCTGTTGAAAAGAATTCTAAACTAATATGTATCATCATTAAAATAATAAGATTTACAAGTGATAATATATATACGGCATTCTTTGATAATTCAACTTTTATAGAGTTTGGCGAGAGCTCCTCATTTTTATCGGTATTAACTAAATAAAAAAAGATATATGTTGTAACCAGTACTATTTGCATTATTGATAACACGGATGACATTAATGAATAAGTGTGATATTCTCGTGTTACTCTGTTAGAGTTTATTCTTTTAAAATAACGGAAATTCAAAAATATTGTATATACTATTACTATTAATGTAAAAAATATTGGAGCTACATTAGAAAATAACATTTCAAAAAAGTTTCCTTTTGTTTCAAATATATTTTTTGTAACATAAATTCCCATAAATAACATAATGCTAATAGCGGTAGCTGTTAAACCGTATCCCCATATGGTAGATGTTGCCGGTCCAGTGTTTCCTAACCTTGAATATCTTTCTGGGAAAAATAATTTTATAACAATCCCCATGCATGCTAAAACAACGACTGTCATAAAATCTAAATTATTATTATGGGATAAACCAAAGCCAAAAATACCCTGTTTATTTATAATTATATTAGCATCTAATTTTGTATTAGGGGGTGCCATAATAATTTAATATATATATATAAATTTAATATATTTAATATAATCCTTAAAAATATATAATCCTTAAAAATATATAATCTTTAAAAATATATAATCTTTAAAAATATATAATCTTTAAAAATATATAATCTTTAAAAATATATAATCCTTAAAAATATATAATCTATAAAATATATTTAATATTATAATATATTAATAAATATATAATTATGAATAGTAATAATCCATTAGTAACATATAAGCACAATTTTGTTTTGGATAGAAAAATATTATTTATTGATAGCAATGATCGCGATAAAGAACGTTGGCCAAATCCCGCAGAATTTGAAATAAATTGTCCTCAAAATTATAATAATGTTGAATCGTTACGATTAGTAAACATTATGTTGCCTAATTTTTTTTATAATATAAGCGAACAATTGCAAACAAATAAGATGATAGTTGATTTTAGTGGCTCGTTACGTAATATTACTTTAGAAGATGGTTGTTATAATTATAGTCAATTACAAGATACTTTACGAACCAAGTTAAAAGAAATACATACTACTTTTGATGTATGTTATAACCCAATTAATCGCAAATATACTTTTTTATATACTCAAAATAATAAACCCGAATTTCATTTTAGATTTGATTTACCTAATAAATACAATTGTATTAAAGATAACTATAAAACAGATGTATATGCTCAACATAGTAATTGGGGCTTAGGTTATATTTTAGGTTTTGAAAAAAATAAATATACTTCTTATGATGTTTCTCATATTTCTCATACCCATCAACAACTAAATGCGCCTAATCCGATCGATTTAGAAGATAATAAATGTGTATATATTGAATTAGAAAAATATAATAAATGTGATGAAATCAAACCTTTCTTATATTATAATTATAATAATCCTAGTTCTGGTATAGTAAATTCGTCATTTGCTAAAATTCCTATTTATTTGTTTCAAGATAACAAACATTTAGTAAATGATGGGTATTTTGAAAATGTTAGTTATTATCAACCTCCAATCGATAAGATTGCTAAGTTTAAACTGAAATTTAGATATCATAATGGCATGTTAGTCGATTTTCACAATTATAATGTTTCTTTATCGCTGGAAATTAATCAATTACGCAATGAAATGAACAATTATGATGTAAGAACGCCTTTTAAAATATAAAAAAACAATATAAAGCGCTTATATATATAAAAAAACAATATAAAGAGCCAAATATATAAAAAAACAATATAAAGAGCCAAATATATAAAAAAACAATATAAAGAGCTTAACTATATAAAAAAACAATATAAAGAGCCAAATATATATAAAAAAAGAATATAAAGCCCAAAGTATAAATTTTACTAGGACAGTCCATTTTCACTAACATAGCATTTCTCACATAATGGAATATATTGACTGTAGCCAATTAATATTTGTAAACTATTTGCAACAGTTCTATGACTAAACTCTGATGCGCCTCCACATAGCTTACATTTCCCTTTAAGCGCATATACTTTTGTAGCACTAGAAACCAAATTCATCATAGATCCGAATTTTTCTCGCTTATAGTCTAAATCTAGTCCACATAATATAACATTCTTTTTTAATGTTTCATTTAAATATAATACACTTTCAAATATTGTTTCAAAAAACTGGGCTTCATTTATAAAAATATAATCTGCGTTAGCAATTACTTCTTTTGTATGACTATTTTTAATAAAATCATCTAAATTTGTAATACTATAACAATCAATGGCCAATCCATCATGTGAAATAATTTTATTTTTACCATAGCGTGTATCTAACTCATAATTAATAGCAATACAATTTTTATTTTTGGTTAGCGTTTCTTTATAAAGTTCAATTAATTTTGTAGTTTTACCAGAAAACATTGGTCCATAAATCAATGTAATACATGGATATGTATTATGACTTAGCATTTTATATGCGTTTATTATATATTACAAACAACATTGTTTTATATAATATTTCAATTTTTATAAAGAATAAAATAATAATGTATTATATAAATGACAGATTGGAGCGAGGATATTGATAAAGTATTAGATAATATTAGGATAAATTGCGTTATTTTGAGCAAGTTACATAAACAACGCTATTTTGAATTACAATCATCTCTCAAATATTACAGAATGCCAGTGATTATATTAAATGGTATAAATAGCATATTTGCTGTAGGTCTTCAACCATATATATATCAAGGAACAATTAGTTTAACAAATTCATTAATAGCTTTAACTTGTGGTATAATAGGTAGTATTGAGTTATATCTAGGGATACAAAAAAGACTAGAGAACGATATGATTTCGCAGAGAGATTATTACCTACTTTCAATAGATATATATAAAACATTAAGTTTAGATAAAAGTAATCGCCCGATACCCGCAAAAGATTATTTAGAAAAAAGTTATAATATATATACAAAATTGATTGAGAGTTCATCGACATTAGCAAAAGTTAAGGGAGATAAATTAATACCTATTGATATACCATTAATAGATGAAGAAATTGTTATTACACCTCAAGCAAGTGGTGGATTTTGGACTAGACCAGTCGAGCACGAGCAATCAATATCAGAATAGTTTTATGAATATTCTCTCAAATATCAAAAAAAATTTATAAAAAATAAAATATGGCTTGAAAATAATAAATACAAAGTAATAGAATATAGAACAAAATATTGTGAAACTAAAAACAAAATAATGCTATATATGAATGGCTATTAGAAATTACTAAATTATGAATATTCGAATAAAACTTGCAAAAATAAAAATTGATGCTTTTTATTTTTATTTATTATTAAATAAAAATAAATAATAAATAGTAAGTAATAATGTCTCCTGGACATGAGTACATTGAAAGCATAAATCCAACATTTTTAACAACACTACAAGGAATATTAGCAGTCTTAGAAGATGATGTAGCACCTGCTATTCCAGAAAATACTTATTTAACATTAGTAAATGATTTACAAATGTTATATAGCATACATAATGCGACTGCTAATCATAATGCTAGCGCTAATACTAGTGCTAGAATTATATATGCTTATGATAGTATATCATATACTTATGATAGTAGTGCTAATTATTTAACGGGGTTCGGACGGATGGTCACTAATTCTTCTTCTTCTACAAATAACAATAATAATAATAACAATAACAATAACAATAATAATAATTATGGAGGACCCGTTCATAGAATTGTTTATCCGCGTTCATAAAAATATTGCATAATGCAAGTTTTTATTTTCTAGCTCTTCTAGTTCTTCTACTTCTTTTGCTTCGTCTGCCTCTTCTAGATTTTTTATTCCTAGTTTTATATAATTTTTTGCCCATGGCATCCCTACTACTACCGGGCCATTCTTCCCATGAACGTCCCGAAGGCAAACCTTGCAATCTTTTTAATTCACTTGCAGTTTTTTTTGTTGTAGGTTTGTATGGATGATGACTATCCTTGCTCCTTCTTTCCCGCTCCTTCACCCTATCTGCCCTTCTATCCTTTTTCGACATGCTGATAATATCCGCCATACCCACGTCTTCATTTGCCTCTATTACCGCCTCATGTAGCTTCTGCTTTGCTATTCTGTCCTTTGCCGCCGCCTCGGCCTCTGCCAACGCTGCCCATGCCTGCGCCAACCCCGTCTTCGCCCTCGTTACCCCCATCCTCGCTTCTGTGTAACGGTCCACCAACTCATCGGCAGTCAAACTGTCAATTTCTTCTGAAATATGCTGTTTTCCTGACATTTTATTATATATAATAATATATAAAATAAATTGTAAAAATTTAAAAATAATGCTAAATATAAAAAATAAAAATAAAAAATAAAAATAAAAAATTTTAATTATTATAACTCAAAATTATTGTTAATAAATTGTGTCAATATTTTATAATCTTCAATAAATATATTTTTATTGCCTTGATACTTAAATATTATATTGTTTTTTTTTACTTCAAGTTCTGTTGGTGGATATAACTCATTCCATGCCAATATTATGTTTCTATCTATAACATTTGAGAGATTTAACAATGGATAACTATATTTCATATACGCAAGTGATCTGGCTATTGTTCCGCGAGAATAATTACATGGAACATAATATTTTTGATTTAGTGTTTCATGAACGAATTTCTTATTACTACGCAAATTGTTTGTATAATAATTTGTTAAAACTATATTGTGCATGTCTTTATTTGCCTTGCTATAATGTTTTGTAAATGATTGAGGAAATATGTGTTCTGCTGTTAAATTATTATATTTTGTATAATTTAAATTACTAAAACTATTAAAACTATTTAAATCACATTCATCGCTGCAATTACAAAAATCATTATATAAGTCATAATAAATATTGTGCTTGTAGTAATATTGTTTTATAGTTTTAATAGAATAATATTTTGAAGGCAAAACACGAGTAACATAATTATAATTTCTGCTCAATAAAAGACTAACAAACAATTTAGTTTGAGAACAATAGTTAAAAAAACGCATGCTTAGCTTTTAAAACTAATATATATTTTTACTAAATATATAAATTAAGTTTATAAAAAATGATATAAAAACATGATAAAAAAACATGATAAAAAAAATTGATAACTATTTTTTTTATGAATACATTAATCATTATACAAACATAATATGACCGGTCATAGCATTAATGCACCACAAAATCAAGAATTCTTATCAACAATGCATACTATGATTGATGATTTAGATACTATTTCTTCCGCTATTGATGAGCATACTTATTTAAGGTTGGTAAATGGACTGCAGCGACTATATAATATACATAATTCGACTATACAAGCAAATACGAGTAATAATATAGCCCAAAATATTAGTAGCGCGTTAGTAAGACATTATGAACGAGTTAATGACATTAGTGGTATTCCTATAAATGGTGATGCTTATCCAGTAAATAGCAATAATGTAAATACTGATGTTTATCCAGTAAATAGTGATAATGTAAATACTGCTATTTATATTGTAAATAGCAATGCAAATAATCAAAACAATCATAGTATGCATTGGATAGAAGCGGCGCTCAGAGAAGGGGTAACGCGAGCATGAGCTTTGTATGATTATACCAATATTGAGCAAATATTAGAACGCGTAAAATAAACTAGTTAGCAATTTTATAGTATAATAGTGTTGTCGTGCTAAGTAAAATACCGCCCCATAATGTGTCTAATAGCACTAAGGAAGGAGACCAATCCTTAAAAAAAGCATAATTTGTTGTTTCATATACCCCATTTATAAGGACGCCTAATAAAAACGCATCCTTAGGAGGAGCCTTTTTTCTTATTATAAAATAATATAGTCCAGAAACCAATATTGTATAGCATGCTAATGCTGATCCAATATTAACTTTAACGTCGGCTTTTTGTACATTTTTTAGTATTGGTAGCATAAAATCTTTGAATAAATATAAGTAACTAAAGTCTAAAACCAACATTGTTAGCGCAATAATAAATAAGGCTTTCCACATTTATTATTTAATAATATTTTTAAATAATAGTTTTTATCAATATTTTTAAATAATATTTTTTTATATATATGAAACATCGGCGTTTTGATTTTATAAGGAAAAATGCTAAAATAGTAATACCTATTTTAATAGCTATTATATTATTTTTTTCATTTATAAATCAAAATAAAAACTTAGAAGGGTTGTCTAACTTGTATTCCATTGATGATTTAAAAGCCGACCCTGACCTTAATAATGTTAACAATAGTCTTAATTATACTGTATCACAAGCTCAAGGTTTAGGAAGAGGAGAACGCGGGCTTTTTGCCAAAAAAAATTATAAAAAAGGCGACATTATAGAAGTTTGCCCCACACTAAAGACAAATGGATCTGAAATAGATAATAAAAATATATTACATACATATTTTTTCACTCCGCATGACAAAACAGTAAATAATAGCTTATTAGCTCTTGGATATTGCGGTTTAATAAATCATTCGATCCCTAAGCAAAATTGTAGTTGGATCGTGTCAGATGATGATAATAACGTAACAATGTATGCTACTAAAGATATAGCAAATGGTGAGGAATTTTTTACTAATTATGGAGACAATTATTGGGCATCTAAAAATAATAAAGTAGAATAACTATAGTCCGTATTTTTCTTTAATCCATGATTTCAAAAAATCCAATGAGCAAGTTATATAATCATCCTTAAATTCGTTTAATTTTAAAAACTGTGGCTTTTTCATAGTTTGTGTTTTATAAAATATATAATCTCCGTATTTTCCTTTTCTAATTGCCAAGTCATCTGAAATTTTGCGAACTAAGCTATTGCCTTCGTTAACGCGATCATTTAATATATTTAGTGCATCTTCTATTTTTATTTCTTTAATTGGTACATTTATTTTAACTGTGTTGAGAGATTTACGCAGGTCTCCGCATTCTAAAAAGTAGCCATATTTTCCTCTTTTTAAATATACTGATTGGTCCTGAAAGCTTCCTAAAAGTTTGCTATTTTCTTCGTTCGTTTCTATTATTTCTTCTAATTTATAGTGTCCGGCTTTAAGTTTGGTTATGTCAACATCTTTTTTAACTCCATAAAAGCCGAGTGTTCCGTCTTCTTTTGTATATTTAATAGTTGGCCCGTGTTTTCCTATTAAATAAGTATGTTTAGCGTCTATTGCTATTTGTATTTTTTCTAATGCACTAGTACTAGTACTAGCATTTGCAGCTAAATTGTTTGTTTTTATTAAGTCGTTAATAAAACCATAACACTCACCACATAATTCATAATATGGCTTCGCTCCTTGCGCAATATTATCAAGCTCATCTTCCATGGATTTAGTATAGTCATAGTCAAATAACTTGCTAAAATACTTAATCAAAAATTCGATTACAAATATTCCTGTTTGTGTTATTACCAATTTATTTTTCTCATTGCCAAATTCTTTAGATCCGCGTTCTTCTATTATATTAGTTTCTATTAATGTATAATCTAGGGTTTCCAATTTTTTACCGTCTACGTTTTGCTTTGTTACATAATTTCGTTCCTGAATTTTTTCAAGTAATGATGAAAAGGTTGATGGGCGACCAATACCTTTTTGCTCTAATAATTGAACTAAGTGAGCTTCGCTATAATGCGACTTTAAGTCTTTCAATGTTTGCTTACAAGTTATTTTTTTATAGCTAATAAGGTCTTCTTTCATGTTTTTAAAATAGTCGTAATATTTCTCTTCTTCTAATCCACACACGGCTTTCCAGCCTAGAAATGTATTTTCTGATGCGCAATATTTATAGACTGCGTCATGTGGTGCGCTTATATTTACAACTAATTGTAAATATTTTGCAGGGGCCATCATGCTTTCTAGGCTATTAGTCCATATTAATTTATATAATTTTCTATGCTTTGCGCTAAATGTTTCTTCGTTCAATGGAATGTCTTCAATATTAATATGTGTGGGCCTAATTGCTTCGTGAGCTTCTTGTGCGTTATTGTCTTTACTATTGTCTTTACTATTGTCTTTACTATTGTCTTTACTATCTGGCTTTTCTTTTTTAGCCTTGGTTTTTTTAGTAGCTTTTTCTTTAGCCTCTTTTTCAGCTTCTTTTTCAGTCTCTCCTTTATCTTTGTTTTGAATTAATTTATTTATTTCAGGATGAATATATTCGGGCCTATACTTTTCGGTTATATAAGTTTTGCCTTCTTCTATAAATTCTTCACTATATACTTTACAATCTGTTCTCATATATGTAATATATCCACCTTCATATAATTTTTGCGCTAACATCATAGTGTCTTTTGGCGAAATATGCATAACATTGTTTGCTGCTTGCTGTAGTCCTGATGTAGTAAATGGACAAGGAGGATTTTTAATTAGCTCGCGCTCTTTTGCTTTAGTTAAAGCATGCTTATGCGTTTTGCTTTGTTCAAGAAAATCTTTCATGGTTTCGTGACATTCAAAATTTTTATTTAATATAAATTGAATATTTTTACTTGTAAAATATCCGCAACTATTAAAGCTCAACTTTCCGGGTGCTTCTTCGATTTCTTTATAATTATCATATACTAGGCGAAGGGCCGGTGTTTGACAGCGTCCCGCGCTAAGTGCATTTTTCGCATTTGAAACAATGTATTTCCATAATAATGGTGTAATTGTAAAGCCAACAATTAGATCTAAAATTTGCCTTGCTTGTTGAGCATATACTAATTTTAAATTTAGCGTTCTTGGATTTGCTAGCGCATGTTTAATGGCGCGCTCTGTAATTTCATGAAATACAATTCGTTTGGTTTCTAATGCTAGTCCAAAAACTTGCGCAATATGCCATGCAATAGCTTCGCCTTCGCGGTCATCGTCTGTTGCTAATATAACTTCTTTAGCTCCTTTTATTGCTTTGCGCATTTTCTCAATTTGCGCCTTTTTTGTTTCTATAATAGCAAAACACGGTTTATAGTTATTTTTAATATCTATTTGGTCTAAATTAGAGAGATGAGTAATATGACCGTATGAGCCGATTACTTTGTAACCAGATCCTAAAAATTTCTCTATTTTTTCGCATTTGGCAGGCGATTCGACAATTACCAAAATGTAACTCATATTATTAAATAAACTTATTTGTTTATTTAATAATTCAATTATTTATTTATTTATTTATTTATTTATTTATTTATTTATATTGCGCAAATTAACGCTGAACAAATAAAACACCGGATATTGCTAATGTTATAACTAATAATATCCCTAAAACCATGTTTTCTCCATTACTGTCACTGCTTGGTTCGAGTGACCCGCTATAAGGCTTTTCTTCAACTTGTTCTTTAACTGGTGGTTTTATTACTTTGTTTTTTGCACCTGATGCAAGCGATTGTTGTCTATCAACGTCGTCGTCCACGCCGTCGCCCCTGCCACTGCCGGCGGGCTTAGCGGTGGTGAGCTTAGCGGTGGTGAGCTTAGCGGTGGTGAGCTTAGCGGTGGTGAGCTTAGCGGTGGTGAGCTTAGCGGGGGTGAGCATAGCAGAAGCAGGCAGCTGAGTAGGCTGAACAGAAGCAGGTGCAGCAGCAGCTGCGACAGTACCAACGAGTGCGGCAGGTATATTCGTTGTGCTGCTAGTATCGGGAACAGCAGCCGCAAGCGTGGCAGTGAGCGCTGCGGCTACATTTGTATCGGGTTGACTAGTGTCTGCTTTTGCTTCTGCAACTCCAGCTGCTGCAAATGCTGTACCTAATGCGTCGGCTAATTTAGTAGTATCATCTGTAGCTGCTTTGCTAGGTTCATCTGATCGTTCGTAAAGATAAAGAACACCTCTAGTATCGGGTTTGTAATTTACAATGTCTTCGTGATCATTCGAACCTTCTATATCTATTAAGTTTGTTTTAGAAGTTCCATTTAATAAAGCAGCTTTATTACCATTATCATCGTATGCTATAAAAGCCTCATGTGCGGAAACTTCCCTTCTTTCTGCTTTATGAATTATAGCTCCTCTTAACTTAAAATCGTGATTTGATAATTTAATACTACTATTAGCACTTATACTATTATCAAAATTGCCCTCTGCGCGATGTATATAGAATAATAAAATTTCTGTTTCTGGGAGTAATATTATATTATCGTTCGTTAAATAATTTTTGATAATCATATCTTGTAAATTAACATTAGTAGCATTGTTAGGAATGAATATACAATTATCAAATGTTAATTTGTATATCTTTGTATCTACATTATATGATAATAAATAAAATTTATAGCATTTTTTTATTTTAAGGAGACTAGTATAATTTATACTCTCAAACAAATAAAAAATTAATTTGATTAATATGGTAGTGTCTCTTGCCTTCATAAGATTTGCATCGTTTATTTCTTCACCATCCGTAACTGCCATACACCCACGAAGTATATCTACAGAGTTCACAAACTCATTATCCATATTTTTATGTGTTAATTTTTCATCCATTATAGCAACAAGGTTTGAATCTGATATTTGTTGTAGTTTTTCTACGTCATTAGAAGGGCGCTTAAAGAGATTTTTCTTAATAGCATTAAAGCCATCCACGGTATTTTTTCTAATATCAATAATTTTATTATTATAAGTTTGAAATATAGATTGTAAGGCTAAAATAATATTCAATTTATTTTTAAAATCATTCTTAAAATTATCTGGTAAAAGGTCTTCTATTGGTATATTATTACGTGTTATACCATTTATAGCAAGTTCAAGAATAGTATCATCAATATTTGGAACTACCTTTTTAACTGCTTTTTCTATTATTTTTTTTTCTTCTTTGTTTTCTTTATCTTTTTCTTCTTGTGTCATTTCTTCTAATTTTTTAATATCTTCTGCTAGAGTATTTAATAAATAATCACGCAAACAGTCAATATTCCATAACATTTGGATACCACTATCCAACCAACATGACATAAGGCCTTTAGTTTTAACTCCAATAAGATTGTCAAAATCATACTTTGCTCCGCCATGTTGGGATAAAATTGGCCTTGCTTTTTTTTTCTTCTTAAAGCTATGCTTTTTCTTAATACTTTTTATATTAGTTATATTAGTATCCATTATATTATTATTAGTACCCATTATATTATTATTATCCATTATATTTATAATAATATATAATTATTTTATATATTTTTAAATATTTTAACTTATATATTGTTTTAATGAAGCTATAATATTTTTATTTAATTTACGTCCACTTGCTAGCTTAATGTTTTCAAAAGTTGCATTTGCGTTTTCATCTTTGAGAGATTGCAACAAATTTTCCATAGTTTTATATTCATTAGATAAAGCCAATGCTGAAACACTACTAATACCCGGAATTTGCATAAGCATAAGTTGAAATATATTTTCTCTATTTATATGTGATTTTTTACTAGTTTTAAGTGTTGCAATATAGTTTTCACAATTATTTTCTGTACTATTAGACACGGAGCCTACATTTGTTACATGTTCACTATAAAAACATGGTTTATTTTCGCGCATTAGTTTTGAACCAAATGCCATAAGCATAGTAGCTGTTTCTATTTGATTTAAAGTATTAATTACTGAAAACCCCTTATAATAATTGAGAGAAAATAATGTAGAATATAAGGTGCTTCTAAAAGCAACATCTTTATAATTAATAATTGCTCCTTCTAATAAATAAATAATGTTATGATTGTGAATAGGTAATTCGTTTAAGCGAAATGATTGCTCTTTATAGCGCCCGTCTTTAATTGACGATTCTAAATCACTTAGAGACTTGCGTTCAACAATTAATAAAGGTTTATCATTTATTTCATCGTAAAAAACATAGTCGCCATTATCTAAATTCTTTTGAATTATTGTAATTTTATTTTTAGTCTCTGCTTCGTTTAATGAAATAATAAGATTAACTAAACTATTGGGCTCTCGTAAGTCAATTAATAATTGCATGAGCGGACTATTTTAATAATAGCTATTAAATAGTTTTCTAATATTATTTTAAATCGTTTTAAAATAATATATTAGCCAGCCCACCCTTCTTTATTCTTTTTTTCTCTCTTATAGTCCTAAATTTAACCTAATAAACTTCTAGTGCGAACAGGATCAAAACGAATGTTTATTGGATTAGGGTTTATGAACTTTAAGCACCTTGTTCCATCTTTGCATGTTCTTAAGAAACCGCAGCCGTTTTCTTTTTCGGTCTGATTTAATGACGCGCCAGTATTCCAATCAACACCGTTGGCCGCAGTGCGCAAATATTTGTAACCATGAATTCCGGTAATATTAGGTCTTACACCGACAGTTGAATTAAGACCAGCCATCGAGCCAAATTGGCAGGTGTTGTTTGTGTATAAGTTGCTTCCTGTTAAGTTTTTAGTAATTCTTTTACCCGGCATCTTTTTATAATAATAGATTTTATTTTATTTTTTATTTTTAAAATAAATTAAAATAAATTAAATTAAATTAAAATAAAATAAATAAATTAAAATAAATAAATTAAATAAAATAAATTAAAATAAAATTGCCTTAAATACTTTATAAAAACATTATACATTATAACATAATAAATGCTTAATGTTAATTTAAATAGCAATAATTGTCTAAAAGACATTAATAGCGAAGATGACACTAGTTCAGATAGCGATAACGGATCAACTAACTTTAAAAGTAATGACGATATGCTTTTCAATCCCTTTAATAGTAATAATCAAGAAATTACTTGCATAAATGTCCAAGAATTACTATCAAAATACGGAATTGTTGCTAAACCATTTAATATGGAATTATATAAACGTGCCTTTATTCATAAATCCTATACAAAACGTCCTAAATTAGAAAACGCAATGGCAAATGTTGTTATTGCAAATAAACCAGAACATTGTTTACCGCTTAAAACCAAATCCAATGAGCGCCTTGAATTTCTGGGTGATGGCGTTTTAGAACTTATTACAAAATATTATTTATATAAACGCTTTCCTAAAGCAGATGAAGGATTTATGACAGAAAAAAAGATTGCATTGGTTAAAAATGAGCATATTGGAAAAGTAGCCCTTGAAATGGGCCTAAACAAATATTATGTTATTTCACGGCATGCAGAAGAGAAAAATATTCGCAATAATTTGAAAAAATTGGGATGCTTATTTGAAGCATTTATTGGTGCTATTTTCCTAGACTTCAATCGTATATCTATTAACGATGAATATGGGTGGTTTACAAATGTATTTAATTGCGGTCCGGGATTACAAATGGCGCAAATTTTTGTAGAAAATGTATTCGAAAAGCATGTTGATTGGACTAATTTAATCAATAATGATGATAATTATAAAAATAAGCTTCAAGTAATTATTCAAAAAGAATTCAAAATCACACCTGACTATGTAGAATTGAAAACTCCTAAAATGGACGATGATGAAGATAATGACAAATTATATGTTATGGGTCTTTATATTTGTTTTGGGCAAAATATTCATAATGCAAATATTAGTAATGCACTTAATTTTGAACAATTGGGGTCGTTTAAAGCAATTCATGAATTACTCGAAAAGCAAAACAAATTATTGGTGTTTGTAACAAAAGCAGAGCATAAAATTAAGAAAAAGGCAGAACAAATTGCGTGTGATCAAGCAATTAGATTATTTGAAAAGTAGGTTGCTATATTTGCATTTTATATTTGCATTCTATATTCTTTTTTTTTCATGATTTCTAAAATTATTACTTTATAAACGACACGGCACCTATTCCTAATGTACATAGTATTAAAAAACCTATTAGCATACCTTGTCCGTTACTGCCTTCAGGTGAAATGTCAAAACTTGGACTAGGATTGCTGTTAACGGTGCCATTAACGGTGCCATTGACATTAACGGTGCCATTGCCATTAACGGTGCCATTGCCATTAACGGTGCCATTGCCATTAACGGTGCCATTGTCTACACTACCAGGTTGTGCTAAATCTTTTCTACCTGCTTGTCTTGATCCATTTTCTTCTGTTCCATCTCCCACTTCATCTGTTTCCGCTTCATCTGTTTCCGCTTCATATGTTCCAGCTTTTGCAGCTTCATCTGTTTCCGCTTCATCTGTTCCAGCTTTTGCAGCTTCATCTGTTTCCGCTTCATCTGTTCCAGCTTTTGCAGGTTTTGCAGCTAGCACTTTTGTGGGTTTTGCAGCTTTATCTGTTCCATGTTTTGCAGCTTTATCTCTTATAGATTTTGTATCTTTTTTGCTGGTACCTTTTTTGCTGGTATTTGTTTTATTAGCATCAGTATTAATAACAGAAGCAATAGCAGCAGCATTAGCAGCAAGAGGAGTAACAACATTAGGACTTTTGCTTGCTTCTGCATCTGCTTCTGCTTCTGCATCTGCTTCAGCTTCTGCTCCGCTTGCTATTGCTTCTGCACCGTTTGCTTTTCCATTATAAAAAATGCTGCTAGTAGTTTCATCACTTGGATTATTTAAGAGTATCTTTCTAAAACTAGCATAGTTTTCTGGTCCATTACCTGCAAAATAAATAGGAAAAGCAATTACATCAAAATCATCTTTATATTGTATTAAATAATCTTTGTATAATGCAGCAACCTTGAGAGGAGGATTATTGAAAGCGCCACATCCAAATGCGCCTAAAATAGCATGTCGTAATCCATTTTTCCTAAGTGTTTTAAATTGTGCATGAATAATTTTTCTCATTTTAGCTTCATTAAACTGTTTAGGATCGCTTATACGTACAGCAGCACACCGTAATTCATAAAATAAAAATTTATCGTCATCACTGAGTTTACCGTATCCAATATTTTGGGTACCTTTGGGAGTATTACCATTTTCGGGTTCCCAAGTTTCCTTATCTTTAATACATATACGAGGATTTTTTACATCTATATATGTATTTTCACCATCTTTAGCACTTATTAGATATTGCATATGCGGTTTATAAAAGTAATAAGATTTATCCTTATTTGGGTTTAACATGCTATCTCTATTAATAGAAAAGTGGCAATTTGTTCTACGAAACATATTCTCTTCTTGTGCTGCTGCTCCAGTCTGATATCCTCCGCCGGGATTTTCGCTATTTGCCATATTTAAACAAGCAAATATTGAACCATATTTTTTTGTACATTTTAATGCCATTTCTCCCCAATCACTTTTTACAACTATAACTTCAAGACCATTCTCGTCGCGTGGATGTACTTTTTTACACCATTTTAACATATTTTCTTTTGCCAATTTATAATAATCGGGTGTCTTCGTTTCAAACAATTTAAGTGTATCTACAAGTATTGCTACGCGTTTGGTTCTTACATAATCGGTATCTGTTTTTTCTATATTTAAGACTTGACGACGTTCTACAATAATTTGCCCAAATTTTGTATAGTCTAGATCAGTTGGAGGCTTATAATTTTCAAGATCGCTTTGAAACTTTGTAAATATTTCTTGTTGTGTTGCTGCTGCATCTCCTGGACCTGGTCCTGGTCCTGGTCCTGGTCCATCTTTTATTTCTAGTGCAGCATATGCAGATTGTAGAGTTTCATACTTTGGATGTGTTTTCACTTGCGCAGCTTTGAACTTAATAATCTCATCTTTATTGATTTTATCAATGTTTTCAATTTTAATAAGAGCATCCTGATCTTTACTAAATAGTGTTACTAATGTACTATATTCTTCGTTGGTAAATCCATAAAAAAAAACATCAACTACATTCCCGAATATAATTGCAAAATCAACAACGGCTAATATACCAATATTTATGACACTTTCAAGACCTCTATCATTATCACCGCTTCCTCTGAATATACTAGATGATAACAAACTGAAGGCAATATTAGTACATCCATGATCATATGCTTCTTTCATGGAATTAAAATATGCACTATATAGCAAAAGATCAGCTTCGGGCCACTTATCATTATATATAGTGTAATTAGGTCCTACAGCATGAATACACAGACAAGTATTAAGATATCCACCAATTGTTGTTTTAGCTTGCCCAGTGGGACATCTAATATCTTTTTTAGCTTCTCCAGTGGGACCTTTAACACCTTTTATAATAGGTAGGGCTGTACGTGCTTGTAATAGTTTGGCGCCGCCCTTAATAGCTATTGCCCCATCAATACCTCCACCACCAATGCATTTATCGTCCGCAGCATTTACCATAACATCACCTTTAAAATCAACCAAAGTGCCTTGTATTGCATATAATTTCATTTTTTTAGTTGTTTTTGGAAGAGTAATTTCTTTTATTGTTTTCTTAGCATTAGGAATAGGATGTAAAAATGTGGCAATATCAAATTTTTTCGATCCACACTTTTCAGGTAAGTCTGTAATAATTTCTCCTATAGTTTTTAACCCTGTACTATATGCAGGACCGATCGTTTTATAATGCACTAACATAACATCAATTGGATAATCGTTGTATTTTTTAAGAGCTTTTTCTATTGCATCAATTATCCAATTTGGTTTATTACCAAATGCACCACCACCAATAAGTGTTAGGTAGCATTTGACACGTGTTTGTGCTTTTATAGCAATTAAAGCTGCTATACAAAGAGTTGCCATATATGAACCTTCCAATATACAAGTTGCAAAGGGTGCCCATAGATCTATATTTGTTATAGAAGGATTATATATACGAGAAACAGGTAACGCAGATGCATATACTTGACATACGCGATGATTAAGAGGTTTTTTTTTTGTAGCTATTTTTTGATTATCTACAACAGACGTTGACCAATGTACGCCTACGCGTAGCGCCTGTATTATATTTTTTCTTCCAACATCTTTGAGTATTTGATTTGATATATCTCCTAATTTTTCATGATTGTCAACAATCACATAGCCGTTTCTCATAGTCCAGTATGTTTCATTCATGTTTCCTAACAAATCACCAATATCTTCTAAATTGTCAATTTGACGAGTACATTGCCCATTATGTTTATCACCATTTTTAGTGTGCTCAACAAAGTAGTTGCGATACACTAGTGCAGCCGGACATGCCATAGCGCAAGCGGGTCCTTGTGTATGATCATCGCTATAAATAGTTACGCCTATATTTGGTGTTGCATCTGCACTTCCCATCTCAAGACAATTGAACTGGCTAGCGACTTGAAATATTGCCCCTTCATTCTTTGGATCACAGTGTAAAAGTGCTACATCTTGAGTTACAATATGCTTAAATGCAAGTCCTTCGCCTTTTAGTTTTTTAAAATTCTCATTATATTCAGGAGAGTTAATGCATTGTTCTAGTTGAGCTAGATTTGGCCGGTCAAACATTCCAATGTATTGTTCTTTAAACCCTTGTGGAGCATTAGTAGCATCACTACATATTAGAGTATGTTTTTGCACTGTTACTTTTGTATCACCACTAGAACTTGAAAATAATGCAGATAATGAAGATAGATAATCTTTAGTGTTAGTGTCATTTGCGTCAATAGTTTCTGTTTTAATTGTGAAATAATTTTCTAGATTAGTAGGATTATTTCCTGTAAGTATGGCATTTTCGTCAAATCCAAATATATTTCGAAACCATGTAGGAAGCGGATTAGCACCACCGGTTTGACTATTATTATTATCAATACTTAAAAGCATAGATTGCATGTCATTTTGCTTTGATTTAGTTTTATTTAAAGTATGACTTTTCTTAAAGTCATAATTATGCCTTGTTTTTTTTTTCATTATATATATTTATATATATTTATATATTTTATATATTTTATATATAAATATATGAACTATTATTTTTATATATAGTATAATATAACATAATATATATATAATATAACATAATATATATATAATATAACATAATATATATAATATAATAACAATATTTATGAGCTTATGTAAATATAGAGATATATTTGCATAAGTTCATACATTAAGACTATTTAATGTTGCAGTTGTGGATACATTATTAACATTAAACATTAAACATTAAACATTAAACATTAAACATTAAACATTAAGTAAAATATTAAAAACACATATATTTATTATTATATATTATTTAAATATATATAATAATGATAAATGAAACTTTGGAACAATTAAAAATAAAACCAATACCGAAAAAACCGCAACAATTCAATGTTATACTACAAATACCAAGCGAAGGTGTTGGACCAAATATTATAGATAAAACCAGCGAACGCTTAATAAATAGAGAGCAATTTTTTAGTGATCTTCAAGAAAATTTAGGAGTTGTTCAAAAAGATTATTACAAAACAAAAAAACATAGCACAACTATAAAAGAAGAAGCATCTCAAAAATCACAGCTAACTAATAAACCACCAGTTTATAATGCAGAAAATACTTTAACGCATATTGTTAAGACAAAACAAAAAATAATTATTAAAGATCCGTCAACAGAAGCATTAAAAAAATCTAAAATAAATTTACCATCACAAGAGAGATTAACACCTAAGCCGGATCAAAATACAGAAAAACAAGATAAACAAGATAAGCATGACAAGTCAGAAAAAACCAAAAAGTTGCATCCCGAAACAATTGACGAAACTTTAATTATTCCAAAAGATCTTCGAATAGGTAAAACACTTTATAGTTCTAGAATACCAAAATTAGAGCCTAATGTGTTAATAAAAGCGTCTAGTTATTATTTATATAATAGAGAGATTTTTATTAGTTTTATTAATTCTCTCTTTGAGCCGTATAAGCAACAATTATTAAAAGAAGAGCAAGACATGTTATCAGGTAAAGCATCTATTAGTTGCGAAAATAATAATAGCGCCAATTTTTCACTCTTAATTCATCAAAAGATTGTGCGAGATTATTTAAATATTTATACGCCATATAGAGGTCTCCTATTATATCATGGTCTTGGGTCAGGTAAAACTTGCTCTTCTATAGCAATTGCCGAGGGAATTAAAAACGATAAAAAAGTATTAATATTGACACCCGCATCACTGAAGGACAATTATGTTGAAGAATTGAAAAAATGCGGCGACTACATGTATAAGAAAAATCAATTTTGGGAGTTTATAGATACTAAAGAAAATCCACAATATATTGAATATTTAAGCACTTTATTAAAGTTGTCTCGTGAATATATAATTAATAACGGAGGAGCATGGTTTATTAACGTTAAAAAGGAGCCTAATTATGACAGCCTTGATTTTGAGGATCAAAAGAAAATAAATTCTCAATTGGATAAAATGATAAATTACAAATACCAATTTATAAGTTATAACGGATTGCGAAGCTCTCATTTAAACGGAATGACGCATGACGGCACAATCAACCCGTTTTCTAATAAAGTAATAATTATTGATGAGGCTCATAATTTTATTAGCCGAATAGTAAACAAATTGACCCGCAAAACGTCGCTATCAATGCGATTATACAATTATTTAATGGACGCGGAAAATTGCAAAATTATATTATTGACCGGTACACCAATAATCAATTATCCAAATGAAATAGCAATATTATTCAACATTTTACGTGGCACAATTAGAAGTTATAATTGCAAGTTAATATTAGATAAAAAGACCATGACAAAGGAAAAAATAGAGGGCATCTTTAAGGCAGCAAATATATTAAATTATGTTGACCTTATAGAATACAATTCAGTAAGTTATGAGGTCACCATCACACAAAACCCTTTTGGTTACGTTAAATCCGAAACAAATAAAAACAAGTTGGCTTATACGAGTGATGTATTAACAAGCGAAGAATTTTTACAAAAAATAAAGGCCGCATTAGAGGCGCAATCTCTCAAAATTGCGGGCAACAAAATAAATGTAAACGGGTACAAGGCTCTTCCCGATAATTTTGACGATTTTAAGGCCTTATTTATTAGCCCAAACAATTCGATCAATAATCCGTCTATGTTTAAAATGCGTATAATTGGATTAACGTCTTATTTTAGGAGCGCACAGGAGCAATTGATGCCTAAATATATGCATTCAAACAGTAATGACTTTAAAATAATTAAAATTCCCATGAGCGACTTTCAGTTTAACATTTATGAAGAAGCCCGCGTTCAAGAGCGCAAATTAGAGGATTCCAATAAAAAGAAGAAGTCTAAAAAAACGAAGACCGGCGCGCAAGGTGACGACCTTTACAGTGATAGTGTGTCAACATATCGCATTTTCTCGCGCGCATTTTGCAATTTTGTATTTCCAAAACCCGAAATAAGGCGGCCAATGCCAAATAATGATGAAACATTAGAGGCGGCATTGGGTGTTATTGGGTCGTTAGATGATGACGACGCAATAGGTAAAAATCTCTCCGAAGATGTTATTGATAACCTAAGTATTTCTGAAAAATTGGACAATATTGATGGTAAATATGACGCCGATGATATTAAGGATTTGGAAAAGGACGCAGAAAAGAATGCAGAAAATCCGAAAACGGGCGACCTAAGTTATGGTAAGCGTATTGCAGAAGCACTAAAAGAGCTTGAAAAATATGGAAGCAAATATTTATCTAAAGAGGGATTGCAAGTGTATAGCCCCAAATTTTTACATATTTTGGAAAATATTATTGATAACGACCACAAAGGCATTCATTTATTATATTCACAATTCAAAACATTAGAAGGCATTGGTATTTTAAAATTGGTTTTGAGAGAAAATAATTTTGCCGAATTTAAGATTAAAAAAAATGAGACCGGCGAATACATTTTAAATGTAGCCAGCGAAGATATGAATAAGCCCATGTTTGCTTCTTATACCGGCTCGGAAACTCCTGAAGAGCGTGAAATTATTAAAAATGTGTTAAATAGCAATTGGAAACTTGTTCCGTCGTCGTTAGTAAAAGTATTGCAAACGCTGTCAGATAATAATTTTATGGGGCAAATAATAAAGGTGCTAATGATTACGTCGTCGGGTGCGGAAGGTATTAGTTTGAAGAATGTGCGTTATGTCCATATTACTGAGCCTTATTGGCATCCCGTGCGTATTCACCAAGTTATTGGGCGAGCGCGGCGTATTTGCAGTCATAGCGACTTGCCAAAAGAGCTGCAAACTGTGAATGTGTTTTTATATTTAATGGTTTTTAGCGAGCAACAATTGTCTAGCGACTTATCTATTGAATTGAGGCTAAAAGATATATCGAAAAAGGATAAGAAAAAAGTGATTACAAGCGACGAATATTTATACGAAATTTCGAGCATAAAAGAGGAAATTAACGCTTCATTGTTGCAAAGTGTAAAGGAGTCGGCAATAGATTGCAGTATTCATACGCGTGCGTCAAGCACTGAAAAAGATGTCAAATGTTTTGTAATAGGTAATCCAAGCGAAAGCAAATATATATATACTCCAAATATAGAGGCTCAAGATAAAGACGAGGGCATGAAATTAAACAAGAAAAAACAAGTATTAAAATTGAACGAATTAATAATAAATAAAATTAAATATGCATATAATAAGGAAACGCAAGAGCTTTATGATTATGATAGTTTTGCGAAAGACGAATTATTGCTTGTTGGCAGGTTGGTCAAGCAAGATAATGGCACATTTAGGTTGGAGAAGGTTTAATATTTAATATTTAATATTTAACATAAACGCCCATATGCTATAATATAACTAAGCATTAATAACGTCCAAATTAGCCCAATAATTAACAAATCTTGAAGCATATCTAGAAAAGGGCTAGTGTACATTATTTAATGTTATTGTTAATGTTTAATGCTAACATTAACAATAAAAATAAAAATAATTAAATCAATTTTTAATATCCAATTTCTCCATTATTATATTTTGATTAGCTAATACTTGCTCTAATTGGCTAGACAACTTTTCTATTTTATTATGTAGATCATGCACATATTCTCCATTTTGTGTTTTTTTTAAAGAATTGTTTACATTAAATTGAGAGTTTTGTTCTTCTTTTTCTTCCGCTATAAGCAAGCCTTCATTTAAATCAACTACTTCAATATTAGGCGGTGGAGGAAGAGGAATAGGAGGAAAAGTAATAGATCGCTCTTTTTGTATTTTTTCTAATAATTCATTCATGTTATTACTAGATAAGGGGTCGTCTTCTTTAACATCGCTAAAATCTATTACTTCGGGTTTTTTCAATGTTATAAGCTCATTAAAACTCGCTTTTTTAGCATTAAGTTCTTTATCAAATTCTTCTAGCTTTTCGGCTTTTAAAGTTTCTTTGATTTCAATAGGAGTTAATAATGATTTTTTATAATTAGCTATGGTTGTTACCATATTTTGTAATATAATTTTGTTCAAGTCAATAATATTTTTTGTGTCGCTAATAGTATTAGTCAAAATCTCTCTATTTTCATCTAAACTTCTTAATATTGTTTTTTCAAATAATATTTGAATATTATTAAAATTTGTTTCGGGTATATTATTAAACAATTTATTGTTATATAACACATTCCATAAAACCTCTTTATTTTCCTTACTTGTTATAAAATTAGCCATGCTATCTAATTTTGCATTGCTAGTTAAAGTTGTTTTGCTAATAAATTTTGCGTTGCTATTTAATTTTGCCATAATATATTATATACTACATAATTAATACTTTAATTTATAATTTATAATTTATAATTTATATAAAAATATAATTTATATAAAAATATAATTTATAAATATAATAATAAAATATACATTATTATAATATGCTAAAATTGCTACTTATATTTTTAGGAATATATAAAGGATCGCCTTTTTCTATCCCGCCAATTAGTCCTAAAACTCAAGTAAATTTACATTTGGAACGATTTAATAGTGACTTTAATTTATATCATATTGGAATTAGTTTTAAAAATAACAATAGTGTATTAAGATACGATTATCGTCCTTTTTGCGAACCAAATAAGTGCGAATTTAAAACACTAAGTAATAATGTTAATGCAAATAATGATAATACTATAAGTGTAGCTGTTTCAAATAAACAGCTCACATTTGTTGATAAGCTATATAGATTTTATATACCCGAAAATGTTCCAAATAAAACCATATATTGGGGTGAAACCAGTAAAACGTTGGAAGAAGTGGAACAATTTGAAAAAACTCTACAAAAAAAATATATATTAGGTATTAACGATTGCCGTCATTATGTAAATCGCATTTCGCTATGGGCACTTAATAAACGCACACCTATATGGAGCCTAGAAAAATTATGGAATATGACACATGTAAACGATAAATATTGATTTAATCAAAAATTGAACTTACTTTCATGTTTGCTTCATTGTAATATTTTTTTCTATATTTTTTCATTGTGCTATCTTTTATGCGAGTAGTCTTAAAATATTTGTATGTTTTATTTTCTTGCAATAATTCTATTATAAAATATAATGAATACATACCGCATTGGCCGTCACTATATTGATGAGTAAAACCCTCATTGTCGTCTACTGTCAATTGAATATTTAAACTATGCGCTTGATTTACTATTCTTTTTATTAAAACTTTTACTTGTTTTGGCATTCTTGTTCCATTACTATCAAAATAGAAAATGAATTTTTTTGTTAAATCAATAAATAAGGAGATCCAGTGTTTTCCGGATTTATTATGAGGATCGGTATTAAATATTACTCCTATTTTGCTAATATTGTTTTTAATATGTGTTTCCAAGTTAAAATTACATAATTGCTCCCATACGCATGTTGAAAACATTTCTTTGGAATCGAAATCAATAGGAGACGGCCCTATAAACTTGAAAAATTTATGAGATTTTTCATATTGTTTCATTATTTTAGTTATATCAACACTCGAAAGCCAAGTATTGGGCTTAGACGACCAACTTTCGGGAGAAAACGGCTTAAAGATTTCTTTTACTAATAACTCGCTATTGTTGACCTTGCTTAACGATGTTTTTTTTAACCAACATAATTCGTCATAACATTGTTTATTCAACTTTTGTTTGAAAAAGCTCCATATTTCTTTACTATTATTTGTCAATATTTTGTCATTACTATTATTTGCATTCCAAACGTTTTTAAATAATTGCAAATTATTGCGACTATAGCATGTATATTGCTTTAAATCACCATCTACATATTTACTTTGATATGGTGAGCATTTAAGTTTGCTAAATTTACGCGTATTTTTTTTTGATTTACGGCTTGCTTTCTTAAATGTATTATACATAGTGTTTATTATTTTATATTTAATATAGTAATATAAAATAATATTTTTAACTGCGTTTTTGTGGAAGTATTTTTCTTTTAGCATTTGAGCTTTTTCTAACAACAAACAAATCTAAATTTGTTATTTGTTTTTTTGTGCACATATTATCCAGTGTTGCATTATATATATTAAAAGAACTTAAAGAGGCGTCGTCACAATAATTGTTGTTATTATTGAAGTCTTTAAGCTCTTCTTTAATAGAGTTTTTTATTTTTTTATCCTTTAAATGGCTTATTAGGTTTAATATATATAATAAATAAAACAGCTTATATTTCTCTCCGTTTATTATTTTAGTGTCATCATTATTTTCTATGAGTTTTTCTAAAGTGCTATTATTATATTTGAGTATTTGATCTTTATAACTGGCTATGTTTTCTTCTATATTAGCATAAATATCTTTCAATAAGTAATTATTGTTTAGTAATTGATCTAATTTATTTGTTTTTAAACACGGGTTATGGTTTTGATTTGCAAAATAGCGTAAGTCAATATTGTTTATTTGCATGTCGGATTTTTCCTTTGCTAAGTTCTCTTTTTCTAAGCTCTCTTTTTCTTTTTCTAATATTAGCCTTTCTTTTTCTTTTTCTTTTTCTAAGCTCTCTTTTTCTAAGCTCTCTTTTTCTTTTTCTAAATGCTCGTTTTCAGTAATTTGTTCAACCAAATCTATACTTACAACATTCATGTGCTTTGATTTTTTCTTATTTTTTTCTTTATTTTTTTCCTTTAATTTGGTGTTATTATTAAGCATATTACTATAAACCTATTATATATTTTTTAATTGAACTCGTGTCGCATTGTAAAATAATTCGTTTCCAATTGTAGGAAAATTATTGGGATTAAAGTCTTGAAACTGTTGTTCTCTAAATAATAAATGGCCATCTAAATTTTCATTATTTGTAATAAAATTTATTTTGTTTTCATATAAATCGCTAGTGCTAGATGGAACATAAGCTCTTTGATCAGCTTTTTGTAGAGCAAAGAATTGGTTTCTCAAAGTTGATTCGCGATCTACATTAGAAGCAAATCCGCAAAAATGCAATTTTCTAGTTGCAGGGAAAAAACTAGAGCTAGCATCGTAATTTCCATAATTTTGTATAGGTTCTGTTGAAGGTGCTATTGGTGCAACTGTCGGCATAAATGTATATTTAGTATTTACAGGTCTAAATGAGAAATTCATGGTTATTCCGCCAGATGGAACAAATCTATTGGCTATTTCATTATTCATAAAATTTTGCTTTTCAAAATTTTGTAGCTTTATATTATAAACATCACTATCAATAGTTACACTCATTATTTTTATAATTATATATTATATTAATTTATAAAAATTATATAGCAATTTATAAAAATTATATAGTAATTTGTTTTTAAAGTTAATAGTGCCGAAAGGAAAAAAAACCTAATAACTATAAATTATATTTTTATCTCTATATTCTTTTTTATAAACATTAACTAAGGCTTAACGCTTATACTCCTTCTTAATATTATAATTAAAATAATATGCACCATTTAAAGAATTATGCATCTTATGTGTCTTACCACTAAACAGCGACGCTTTGTATTGCCTTACTTGACATGCACTATTTGCATGTTGCTCCTTCTTGTTAAGCCGGTTTTGCTGTTGCTTCTTTAAATAATCCATATCATACATGTTTCTCATAACATTATTATTGGATAACAAGCTCATTAACACAAGCGCAGATGTTGCCATATTAAACTTATAATTCTATAAACATTAAACATTAAATTCAAAAGAAATCAATTTTTTTTATGCCTTTTTACTACGTGCCTTAGCTTTTCGTGATCTTGATGTAGATCCTTGAGCACTAAACTGATCTATTGGGACATTGCTTAGTCCATGATCAATATTTGAATTTATATAAGATTGAAATTTCCATGCATCAGGCACCGCCAACTCTTGTAATTGTGAAATAGGTGTTTGTAGCTTATCCAAAGTATAATGTTTAAAGGTATGTATATTTTTAGTTAAATGTGTAAATAACTTTTCACGCACAATAGCGTTAGCTCTAATGCTGTAAACTAATTTCTCACGCTCAACTGGATTATCCGATAAACTAACTAATAATTGTTTAATCTCATAGCCAGATAAGTTAGTAATAGTTTCAGTTTTACTTTTACTTTTACCTTTACCTTTACCTTTACTTTTATAATTAAGTTTTTGTGTTCTATTATTATTATTATTATTATTATTCCTAATCCTAAATGTTTTTTTAATCATATTAATATATAGTATATTATAAAATAGTATATTATATATTATTATAATAATAAATTATGAATTATTATAAAAATCAATACTAATTAATTTAGAAATCATATTTATAATAAAATTATTTGTTTTAAATTCAAGATATCTTCCTAATTCTGTATCAAATACTATTATTGTTTTATGGCTAAAAAAAGCCCAAAATTTATCTGATAATGTAAAATGTCTAATTTTATTTTCTTTTATAATATATTGTCCATTAAGATGTTGTAATTTATTAATATCATCCTTATGACATATTTTATATTGAAAAGCTAATCTTTCACTTGTTTCATTTATTGCCCCTGCATGAACTATATCCGCGTTAAATAAAACAGCACGTCCACCTCCGTGTTTTCTCCCATAAATAGTTATTGGATCACTAATAAAAAAATTTTGTTTATATGAATTTGGACATATATTTATTAATTTAATATTGGTTTTAGTAAAATAAATAATTACTGTATAAGATGGATATAATAATTTTTGATAATTTTGACTAGATGTTACATCTCTATGATATGTATATAATGTTGAATTTATAATTTTATATTCGTAATTTAAAAATTGATAATTATTTGGTAATCTTTTTAAAATTAAATTAAATATTTTTTGTTTATCTGTATAAAATTTATTTTTATTTATGTTAAATACTTCAAAGCCTTCATTTTTTATAGAAAAATTTGAAATCATTATATTGATTATATTGATTATATTGATTATATTGATTATATTGATTATATTGATTAATAAATTTAAATTTTAACTCATTTTAATTGTTATTATAAAAATATAAAAATAACATTAAATAGGAACTAAAAAAACATTATATAAACAAAAATATTTTAAAAGGAAAAAAAACACAACACAACACAACACAACACAACACAACACAACACAACACTTCAAATGTTCTTAATATGTAGTAATAACATTTGAATTGATTAACGTTGACAAATCAGCGCATGCATCACGTTTAATAAACACTTGACCTTTTTGGCGAACAAGAGGCGGAGGAACCTTGAATACACGCGGAACATTTAGAACGCTGATAACAGGCATGGTCACAAGGTCGCTGATCGGATTATCAACGCGCTCAACGCTAGTCAGGCGCTCAACGCTAAATGCATCAAAAACCATGACAATGTTGGCGCTTGACATTTTTCTAGGCTATAAAAATAATGTGTATATATGCTAATCAATTTTTTTTAGACATAACAACATTATGTATTAGATGTTTTATCATTATTAAACCACGTCATTTTAATAGCATGTATATTATTTGCTATAATTTTATATGATACAGCCAGCGCATAAAAACTCATTAATTTGTAATATTCTTCTTTTCTTATCCAATTTAGCACTTCATAATAATTATTATAGTTATATGAAATAAGTATTATGTTTGGTAGAAAGTGTTGGATTTCTTTGTATCCAATAGCTTCAATATCTGCCCATTTCTCGTTTTTTCCAAATAATTCATAATTATAGTTGTCCAATATATATTCATCCATAGATCCATAAGTCTTTATAGAATAATTGTACAAATCCAAATAATTTGTTATGTTATGTTCATTCATAACAATTAGCTCAACGTCTTTTTTAAATTTCTTAATCAATGCGTCATCTTTGATCATTTTTGAATACTTTGTTTAAATACTTTGTTTTAAATACTTTGTTTTAACTTATTCAATTTTTTCTATTATGTTTTGTTAGCTCATTATTTATTTCAACAATACATTCACTTGTAGATGTTTCAAATAAGTCCGGTATAAAAGCATGAATTAGCGCTTTTACGCTAGATATTAATAATATAACAACATAATTTAAAGATATAAACATATGTTCAAAATAGCCCATATTCATGGCTTTTAAATGCTTAAATTCAAAAAACATAATATATAATATATATTATATTATTTATATAATATATAATATATAATTTATAATATATTATTTATATAATTTATAATATATTATTTATATAATTTTTGCTATAAAATAATATGATATAATGTATAAGTTAAATATAACAAACTAATTATTAGTGCAACAATATTTCTTGATAACGTATAAGGCCAATAAGGTAAAAAATATGTTATTGCTAATGCTATTAGGCCAAATACATATATAATATTATTATATGCAAAGTATTTTTTTACGTTTAATAGTGGATAAAAACCAGGAGCATGCATAATTAGTCCAGCAAATAGAATACCTAGCAATTGTTCTCTTTTACTCTTATTATAGCTGTCAATTAAACCAACTATTCCAATTAATAAGAAAATTAAACTCACATATTTAATATAAGAATTATAATAATATATTAGCACTAAAACGCTAGGAACTAAAACCCAACTTAATTCACCACGACCTATTTTATAATGATAATAATATATATTATTGTTTTTGAATGTTAGTTCCATATACAATATTATATATAACTATTTTTTTATAAGTATGAAAAATATTAATAAATTATGAAAAATATTAATAAATTATGAAAAATATTTATAGTTAGTTATATAATATGACATCCAAAGTTGTAGGTGAAGGCACATATGGTTGTGTATTAAAACCGCCAATTTTATGCAATGAAACTAGTAATCTTGATAAACAAGATTATGTTAATAAAATATCCAAAATAATGACTAGACAGCATGCTATTAATGAAGAAGCAGAATATAGCGCAATAAATAACATACAAGGTTTAGATAAATATGCTATTACTGGTCCATTATTATGCAAGCCTTTATTAGACAAAAATTTCAATGCTAGCGTTAGTAAATGTAAAACGCTAAAAGTTAAAACCGCGTTTAAGAATAGTAAGGATGATTTACGGATGTTATTATTAGAAGATGGAGGCTTAAGCATATATGACGTTATAACTAAAGTATTTATTCTACAAAGCTTAGACGAAAAGAAAGTCTTTTTGACCTCATTAATAAAATTGTTTGACGGATTACTCTTTTTTCAGTCTAACGAAATTATGCATAGAGATATTAAATTAGCCAATATGGTATATAATGTAAATAATGGTAGAGCAAAATATATTGACTTTGGACTAATGACAAACTTCAAAAGATTTGCTAAAAGATGTAGAGAAAATACTGAAAGATTAGGAATAAGTCACACTTATTATGCTCCTGAAAATAGTTGTTCAAACAAATATTCGTTTAATTCTAATAAATTAAAATGCACCAAGGTAAAAGAGCATTTTAAAACACATGACGAGTTTATTAACTATTTACAAAAATCTTTTGACATATATTGCTTGTGTTTAGCATTATTAAATATGACATCTATTTTACATAATAAAAATAATGGACAAAAAAAGCATACTATTCCAGGGTCGTTTTTTGAGGAGTTTAGTATATTATTGCTTGATTATATTAAATATGATGTTAGCAAGAGAAATATTAATATAGCGCAACTTAAAGAAAAATATGTTGCCTTACTAAAAAAACACAATTGTTATTTAAAGAAAGTTCAATTGCCTTCTCCTGAAGTAATTGATGTTATTGATAAAATAAAGAAAAAAGAATTTAAAGCCGACTTAGCCAAAATTTGCCCTCCAGCTAAGCCAATATTAAATCCTTCTACAAATAGATGCGTTGTTGACTGCAAAACAGGGTTTATTAGAAATAAGAGCTTTAGATGCGTTAAAATGAATTTAGCAAAGGATTTAGCAAAGGATTTAGCAAAGAAAAATAGCTCTAGCACTAGCATAACAAGAAAAAAGCATCACACTAGTTTAGTAGTTAATAGTTCTTCAATTGCTAAAAAACAACTTTGTATAAGCAAAAATAAAGATTATAATCATATTACAAAACGTTGTAATGCTAAATGTCCAAAACATAAAACACGTAATTCATTATTTAAGTGTGTTTCTAAAAATAAATAATAATAAATAATACTAGCTAAATAACATATATTAAAACATATTAAAGCGTAAAATATATGTTTTATTTAATAAGCTATGGATATAGAACTCCTTCAGCAAGCATTAGAAAATGATGCTAATTTAAATATTATTAATACAAATATTCAAGAAATTAAGCGCAAGAAAAACGAAATTTTGCAAGAGCTTGGATTAAAGCGTGATGATTTGAAAAGCTTTCATAAAAAATTAAACGGTTATATGTATGTTGACAACATAAAGGATCTAAAATATGGGCGAAATATACGATGGGTAAATTTAAAAAAAATAGACCACATTAAAATAACCAATGGATCGATTTTATGCGACATTAAAATACATGACAAAGGAATAGCTCTAATTTTAAAAGGCTATAATCACAGTTTTATTACGCTATATTTAAATGAAAATATCATATTTCAAAAAATAAATGATGAAGAAAAAATACTCCTTAAAGCAGTCGATTATTTAAACAACCAAAAATAGTATACTAAAAAAATTGATTATATATATATACTTGTTTTTTCTATTATACACAAGTATACACAAGTATACACAAGTATACACAAGTATTAATATACCAATGATATGTGGACCATGTGACTATTTAAACATTAAGGAATTGCCTGATGATGTTGGAGTAATTGTGTGTGGTCACCTTTTTAAAGATTATCAATTTCTCGCAAAACTTAAAACAACATGTAAGGCGTTGTATAAAGCTATTAGTGTGTTTGCTATTGCTAAGCAAATGTTGGTTGTTAAGCTGGGACAATTTAGTTTTCGCGAATTATGTGTAAATGTTGATTGTTATGATGACACATATGATGTGTTTACATTTATTCACAACTATTATTATACTCGCTACTTACACTCAAGACAATATGCGTTAAATGCTACGATTATCATAGTTAATGCGAAATATTATAATTTTAATTCTCATTATTGTTGCGAGTGCTTGAAAAAGTTTGTGCTTGTTGGGTCAAACTCAAATGTAATAGAAAACTATCAAAATAGCGAAGAAGTTAATATAAGTTTTTAAAGCGAAAATACATAAAAAAAATTGATTGTTTTTTTCTCTCTTAACAAACTAATTATAATAGTGAATATGGAAGTCCAAACGTGTGCCTACGCAAGTCCTAATGTTTCTAACTCTAACTCCGATTATTATGGAAAAATTAACATAACTTCTTTTATATTGTGTTTCATCATTATTTATAGCACAGCATTAAGTATTATATTAAGCATAATACAACTTATTCAAGTTATTAAAGAAGATGAAGATGAAGATGAAGAAGATGAAGAAGAAGATGAAGAAATCATTAAGGAAGAAGAAGTCATTAATGAAGAGGATAAAGAAAAGAACGAAGAAGAATTGTTGCTTGCCAATTATAATGCTAAAGAAAGAGCATTAGCATTACAAGCAGCATATGAAGAGCGCGCTAAACTTACATTTGAAAAATGGCGCGAAGCATTTGTTAAATTATATAAAGCTAATCCGGTCCACGTCGAATCCGCCACCCACCAGTATCGTACCCTTTTGTCAAAAATGCAAGAAGAATATCTTGAAACAAATGAAAAATTAACTCGTTTAGAGGCATTTAATGCCTTAAAAAAAGCAAGAACAATAGAATTAAAACATTATAAAGAGTTTATTCATTTATTCAATTCTTAAATAGCAATTGTTGTTATGTTTTTTAAAAATTGAATTCTTTTTTTTCAGCATTTATTAATAGCCCCCACAAAAAGCACAGAGCAAAGAACAAAGCACTCAAAGAGCGAAGAGCACTATGGCAAGCAGCATCTGCGATTTGTCAAGCATCAATTCGAGCGACCACGTTTCATTTTCGGTCGCACAAGCGCGGTTGCAGGAGTTCTTTGAGAAGTTCGTTCCATCCAAGCGCATATACTGCATCAATCCTGACTGCGTGAAGGAGACGGAAGCTGCTGTGCTACACATATGGGAGGAACACGCGTTGGATTATGAGCATACTGATCGGCAGGCGGCGTTGAACGTTACAACAATTCGGGTGAACGGAAAACCGCATTGGGTTCAATCACATTATTGCTGTGAGTGCTTCAAGAAGCATGTTTTGGTGGGACACAACAAGAATGTGTCGCAGCACTACGGGAATTATTGTGACGGAGTTCAAGAGGTGGACGTCTACTTTCATAAGGAGCCCCAGCCTTCTACGTGGTACAATCGTGTTACAGGCGAGGATCAAGTGCTAACCGAGTTTCAAGAATACATGTTGGCCCCATGGAGAGCATGAAGCGTGTGTCTTTTGGTGGGTTTTGGTAAAAAAGTAGAAATACTTTTTTATTTTTATTTTTATTTTTTATTTTTATTTTTATTTGAAACAATTATTGTTATACTTTTTAAAAATTGATTACTTTTTTTTGTCATTTATTAATAGCCTCCACAAAAAGCAATCAAAGCAATCAAAGAGCGAAGAGCAACCACTATGACAAGCAGCATCTGCGATTTGACAAGCAGCACCTGCGATTTGACAAGCAGCATCTGCGATTTGACAAGCAGCACCTGCGATTTGCCAAGCAGCACCTGCGATTTGCCAAGCGACCACGTTTCATTTTCAGTCGCACAAGCGCGGTTGCAGGAGTTCTTTGAGAAGTTCGTTCCGTCCAAGCGACATTATTGTATCAATCCTGAGTGCATAGAGGAGACGGAAGGTGCTGTGCTATATATATGGGAGGATCGCTCACTGGCTTACATGCATAATGAACGGCAGATGGCGTTGAACATTACAACCATGCAGGTGAACGGAAAACCACATTGGGTTCAATCACATTATTGTTGCGAGTGCTTCAAGAAACATGTTTTGGTGGGAAACAACAAGAATGCTTCGCAGCACTATGGGAATTATTGTGACGGGGTTCAAGAGGTGGACGTCTACTTTCATAATGAGCCCTGGCCTTCTACGTGGTACAATCGTGAAACGGGAGAGGTTCATGTGCTTACCGAGCTTCAAGAATACATGTTGGCAAACGATACACCGATCGGCAGGTGGCGTTGAACATTTCAATCATGGTGGGTTTTGGTAAAAAAGTAGATATACTTTTTTATTTTTATTTTTATTTTTATTTTTATTATTGTTATACTTTTTAAAAATTGATTACTTTTTTTCAGCATTTATTAATAGCCCCCACAAAAAGCACAGAGCAAAGCACACGCACTATGGCAAGCATTAAGTCAAGCGACCACGTTTCGTTTTCAGTCGCACAAGCGCGGTTGCAGGAGTTCTTTGAGAAGTTCGTTCCGTCCAAGCGCCATTACTGCATCAATCCTAACTGCATAGAGGATACAGAAGGCCCTGTGCTATATATATGGAAGGCTAACTCGGTAACATACGAACACAATGAACGGCAGGCGGCGTTGAACATGTCAATCATCTGGGTGAATGGAAAGAAGCAATGGATTAGGTCTCATTACTGTTGCGAGTGCTTCAAGAAACATGTTTTGGTGGGAGACAACAAGCATGCTTCGCAGCACTATGAGTATTATTGTCCTGGAGTTCAAGCGGTGGAAGTGTACTTTCATTATGAGCCTGTGCATTCTACATGGTACAATAGTATTACAAAACGCGATGAAAAGTTGAGTGAGCGACAACTTTGCATGCTTAGTAGTGAGTGAGACTAGTGTGTTGTATGTGCTACAAAAAAATTGATACTTTTTTTATATATTATTTTTTGCACTATTAACAAAATAATAAAAGCTTCAAAATGATGAATGTAAGCAACATCTGCGACTTACCAAGCGTCTGCGACTTACCAAGCGACATTATACTACTTATTATTAAACAACTTGGCAATTACGAATACACAATTGGTCTAAACATTACTTGTAAGTCGTTGTCTAAGTTAATTTCAAAATTTGCTGTGGCAAAGGAGATGTTTGCTGTGTTGTTTAGCAGATTTAATCCACATGAGTTACAGAGCTACAATCAACATCGTAAGTATATGGCAAGATGTGTAAATGAGCGTTGTAAAGAGGAAACCCATAATGCATGTATATACATATGGGAGGCTCACGATGGACTTGGTTATGTACACAGGAAACAAGATGCACAAAACACAAATTTAATGGTAATTAATAAGAAAAAGTTCTGGTTTCGCTCGCCTTATTGTTGTGAATGCTTTAAAAGACACGTTTTAGTAGGAAACAACACAAAAGTGGCGCAACATTACGGAAATTATTGTTATGGAATGCAACAAGTAGTTGTAACCTTTAACACAACACAACCCTCAACATGGTATGATTGTGCTAGAGATTGGTATGCTCCATTAACGGAGAGACAGGTGCGCTTTTTAAATGGTTATTATGAGCCGTCTTATAGAGAGTGCGCTCTATGATGGCATTAAATGCTATAACAACATTTTTATAGATGTTGTTATACTTTTTTAAAATTGATTTCTTTTTTTTGCAATTTATTTATAGCCCGGACAAAAAGAGAGAAGCGAAAAGCGAAAAGCGAAAAGAGAGATGATGATGTGCCAAGCTTGCGAGTTCAAGATTTGCGAGCTCAACATTTGCGACTTGCCAAGCGAGATCATTGCACTCATTGTTGACCGGCTCGGAGACAAAGACTACCTCGTTTGCTTCAAGGAGACGTGTGTGTTGTTTAGCAAATGTGTGAGCCAGTTTTATATTGCCGGGCAGATGGTGGCTACATTGTACGGAGTGTTTACTGAGCGCTATGTTGACAAGCGTTTTGAGTACCAGCATGTGATGGGTGACTGTGCGAACGCAAACTGCTACTACGATACTGAAGCAGTGTGCGAGTATGTATGGAATTATGGACACAGACGCTACTATCATCGCATTCAAAAGCCCATGCAATGCACGACCATGTTTGTCAATGGAAAAGAGTATCCGGTCAAGCATCATTATTGTGCTGAGTGCTTTGTGAAGTTTGTATTGGGTGGGTCAAATCCAAACATGTCGCGGCACTACGGGGACTATACTAGCGACGGCGACAAGCAAGTGAATGTGACCTTCAATAATGAGCCAACGCCTTCGACGTGGATACATTACCAAACAGGAACAAAGGAACCACTGACCAAGTGGCAAGTAGATGCTCTAAATGGTAAGTTTCCATAGCATGGTGTTGTGTTGTGTAGCGTTGTGTTCTGCATTTTCTCTTTTTATTTTTCTTTTTTAACTTCTTTATCTTGCATTTCTTTTTTAACTTCTTTATCTTCTTTTACTTCTTCTTTTTCTTTTACTTCTTCTTTTTCTTTTACTTCTTCTTTTTCTTTTACTTCTTCTTCTTTTACTTCTTCTTTTTCTTTTACTTCTTCTTTTTCTTTTACTTCTTCTTTTTCTTTTACTTCTTCTTCTTTTACTTCTTCTTTTTCTTTTACTTCTTCTTCTTCTTCTTTTACTTCTTCCTTTACTTTTTCTTCTTTTTCCATTCTTAATGAATATAATGAATATAATTGAACTAAAACTGAAATAAATAAATATCCTATAAGCTCAATTGTAGCATATTTTAGACCGTTTGATCTAATAAAACAACATAGTATTATTTGAAAAACCATCAGAATAACTCTACAAATCATCTTAGCAAATGAATACTCATCTTTAACAGCAGGACCTATTAATGGTTCAAGGGCAGCCATTAAAATACCAGATATAATTAGTAATTTATCAAACAAACATAAAGATGTTATTTTTTTATAATCTACTATAAAAAATAATAACACAAAAGAATATAATAGCGAATGTTCATAAGGTTTGCTATAACTTTCTTTATTTCCAAAACTATGTAGTATATTAAGTAAGTAACTAATTAAAAAAAATAGTGGTTCTTCTATGCTTAATGACATAAATAAAATATAATGAATGCCTTTTAAAAATTCCATTAATGTATTATTATTAAACGTTTGTAAAAAATTATTATCTTCTATATCATCATATAGTTTTACTGCCGCACCTGCTAATAATGCCAATAATGAATACGTATAATTTTATATAAAATTATAATAATATAAAATTGTAAAATAAACGAAATAATTATCTCTCGTAACTATTCAACCAATTTAAAACCGTCTTGTATAATATTATAGTTAAAACCCCAATCATCTATTTCTTGTGGTGTTACACATCCATTTTTTAATGCCTCATTATAATTCCAATAATGTTGCGGCTCAAGTATCCATTGCTGACTATTTAAATCGATCAATCCAGAAGCATCAAAATCAAATAATTTATAAGTTCCATCCACTGATTTAGCCAAATTATCAAATTTCCAATCTACATACATAATTCCTAGGCCTTGTAAAAAAATCTTTACTTTTTCCATTAGTTCTTGTATTTCAATTAAATCATCATAGCTCGTCGGTTCAAGACAAACACAACATGAAGCCGATTTTTCAGTGAATAATTGTTCCATAGTAATATAATCATCTGTTATATCATAATAGTTAACAATGTTTGGATGAGGATGATCCATTAATATTTTAACAATGGTTCTTTCAACTTTATTTGAATATGCATGGTTTTTAGTGCGTGGAGGACCATATTTTCTAAAAAAAGGAAGTCCGTCATAAGTTTCGTCGGTTTTTGATGTGCTGTCACTATTCATATCATAAATGGTTGACTTATTCATGGTGTTCTCACTTTTTTGGTAGTTTTGTTTTTAAATAATAATTGTTCAATATCTTTAAATAGTTTATGTTTATTCTTCTTGCTGGCTTTAAGCTCCATTTTTTTTTTACAACTGAAGCCGTTTATTTTTAAATGTTTGCGTTGTATAACGCTATAAATACATATACCAATAGCCCGGCTTTCTGGATTATTTGCATTTGGAACTTTTTTGATACAACTGCACAACTTTTCAGCAATAATGCGCTCGGCCAATTTTTTAACATAGCTATAAGTCGTATTTTTAAATGCTACATTATAATAATCTAAAATTTTTATGTAGTCTGTTTTAGTTAAATTCATATTAAATTATATTATATTATATATTATATATTATATATATAATATAATTTAATATGAATATTAAAAAATTGTTTAGTTATACATTAGTATTATCTATATATATTCAGTTACTAACATTAATAATTGGTTTATTTGTATCATATAAAAATATTCCACCGGAATATGTGCTAATCAAGGAGTTGTTTTTCTTAGAAGTATTTGTCCAAATAATCGAAGGATCTTTTTATATTTGGCTAGCTTTAAATTTTAAGAATGTTGTAAATATTACACCTACAAGATACATGGATTGGGTAATTACCACACCAACCATGCTTATAACATTGATTTCATATTTATTATTTTTACAAGCAAAGGTTACAAAACAAACGCACACTCTAACACTAACTTCAATATTTAAAAATAATTATCAAACGCTTATTCCAATATTGTGTTTAAATTGGTTAATGCTCTTATTTGGGTATCTTGGCGAAATAAAGGTACTTTCACTATTTTACAGTGTAATGCTGGGTTTTATACCATTTTTAATTTATTATATTATGATTTATAAAAATTATGTAGTACATAATAGTAGAGGATTTAATATATTTATATATTTTTTCTTTTTCTGGTCGTTATACGGAGTAGCAGCATTATTACCATATTATACAAAAAATATATTATATAATATATTGGATCTATTTGCTAAAAATTTCTTCGGAATATTTTTGGTATATATTATTTATACAAATAATTATTAGTAATACTACTTACTCCGCCTTGAATAAGTGATTTTGCTTTGGTTTGAAAATATTGCTCAAACGACCCAATTATTGTAGTTGATAATAATAAAAATATGCCGGATGAAAATACTAAACGTCTATCAAATTCACCAAAATCGTGGTTCTTATATGTGAAAGGGTTGTAGGTTATAACCAGCAAAATCCCTATATATATTTGCAAAAATGTTTTCAAATAGTGCAAATATTGTGGCGCAAAACCACCTATTCCTAATAACACAATAATATATAATACAAAACTTATGTTTATTGAATATAAAAATAATAATTCGCTAAATTTTTTGATTTTATACATATTACTAATAATACAAAATATTAATTATACAAAATATTAATTATACAAAATATTAATTATACAAAATATTAATTATACAAAATATTAATTATACAACATATTAATATTTTTTACCAAACTTTTTCATGAATTTTTTAATAAAAATTTTTAATAAAAAAAATTACGGAAAAATATGGAAAAATATGGAAAAACATGTGAAAAACCACAGCATCAAACACCTTACCATGTATGGTAACAAATTTTCAAAAATAAAACAAAACAACGCAGCAAAAGTTTAAAGGTAATAATCTCTCTTTTTTCCAAAATATATTTCAAGAATTTTTTAGGATTTGGACATTTATAAATGTCCATTTTTACTTTACACAACCCTTTATAGATTTTTTTGTTGAAAAACATGGTTTTTTCAGGTTTTGCATCATAATGTATTAACAAATTCAATTTTAGGCATTTAAAACATGAGACCATGATTTTTTTAGGCCCATTTTTAGAAAATTTGCGCGTTTTTTATAAGTATTAAATACTTATAAAATACTTATAAAATACTTATAAAAAACGCGCAAAAAAGCGCCACTTTTTGGCGACGCTAAAAATCCTTACCATGTAAGCAGCGAAATATATTTTTTTTCAAAAAAACACAAGACCTTATTTTTAAATACTTATAAAAGCGCTTTTTCGCGCAAAAAGGATTTAAGGATTTTTATATATACTATAATATACTATAATATAGTTAGTAAATGACCCATAATAAGGATATAGTTAAGGATGATAAAAATAAATATTTGTATAAATGTAACTTTTGCGATTATAATACATTTAAAAAGGGAGATTATGGGAGACACATACAAACAGACAAACATAAAAATAATGAATTAACTGTAAATAGCACAGAAAAAACATACAACACACCTAATAAAAGTTATATTTGCGAATGTGGCAAAAGTTACAAACACAACCAAAGCTTATATAATCATAAAAAAAAATGCGCTATTAGTACTAATTTAGACCAAGACAAAAATAACAATACAAACAATGGCGAAGTCCAAGACCTAAATAAGGATAATATTAGCCATAACATGATATTAAAGCTTTTTACCGAAAACAATGATATTAAAAATTTACTATTAATTCAACAACAACAAATCATGGAACAACAAAAACAACTAGGAGAACAACAAAAACAATTAATAGAATTTGTCCCTAAAATAGGCAATATTACAAACAACAATACACTTATAAAACAAAATTTTAATATTAATGTGTTTTTAAATGAGCGTTGTAAGAATGCCATAAACATGAACGATTTTATAAAACAAATAAAATTAACATTGGAAGATTTAGATTTAACAAAAAACAAAGGTTTAGAAACTGGACTAAGTAACGCAATTATACAAACAATAAATAAATTATCCCTTTTTGAGAGACCGTTACATTGTACCGATCCAAAACGCGAAACATTATACATAAAAGACAACGACTTATGGGAAAAAGATAGCGATAAGACAAAAATAAAAGGGGCTTTACATAATTTAAATAAAGCACATTTTAAACTAATTCAAGATTGGATTGCCAAAAATCCCGATTTTAAAGAAAACGACGCAAAGCAAGACTATTTTGCTTATTTATTGAAAACATGCTCTGTTAATTTAAAAACAATTGATGATAAAATAATTAAGAAAATTTGTCTTTGTAATAATTTAAAGATCAATTTAAAAGAATTTGAAAATATTAATTATGATTAATTATGATTAATATTTCAAATAATAATATACGCTTATATTAGTAGTTTAATATAATATGGATGGCAATTATGAGGATATGCCGAGGAACAAAGCACCTATTCAACAACCACCTAACGTACAAGCACAAGGAACTAATGGAAAAGCCGCAGCAGACGCAAAAGCTACTATGAAAGATGAAATGTTTAATAAGCTAAATTTATTAAAGCGATTTAGTCTAGCAATTGCAGTATTATTAAGAAGAATATATAAGGTAACAACATGGATTATGGATCTTTTTACCAAATTAAAAGCAAAACTTTTAGATACGCTAGGAAAGGCTTCTGGAAAATTTAAATTAAATATCGATAGAGTAACTTATAATAAGCCTTTACATGCGACAAATGTATTTCCTGGTATATTAACTGGTTTAATTGTACTATTTTTACTACTTTTTTTATCATGGGTAAGTATACAAGAATTTTTTAAATGGATATCAGCTGGTTATATTGACTTACCAGATTTACCGTTTTCATTTAACAAAAATGTAACACAAGTAGTATATTCTTTATTTTTTGTAGTTACAAGTATTTATTTAATATTTTATTTATTGATTGATTATTTACCCAGAATTAAAGACGAATTAGATGTAATTCAAATATTTAAACAATTAATTGGATCGTTGTATATATTATGGCCTATTGCTGTAATCGTAGTGGGTTCTATAATTGCAAAAGCATTTTATAAAATGTCGTGTGGACAAAATAAACCCAATTTATTAAAGTTTGCTAAAATAGTGGAGTCGTCACTATTATTTATATTAGGTATATGTGTATTGATTATGGTTATATTATTAATACGTCCAATTAAGTGGATATTACTCAAAATTCCTGGTTTATGCAATATTATTGAAAAACTTAAGAGTTATACAGCAATAATTATAAAATTTATTGTAATTTATATATTATTGCGATTAATAACATTAATGGTTGAAGATGTTGGTTCAGATAAGTTAATATTTTTTATTGGTGTATTGAATAAAAAAATAGAACCTCCACCTGTAGATTGTAATATTCCTAAAGATAAAAAACAAACCAGCAAGCAGATTTTTATGGAAAAAATATATAACTATATAATAGGAATAATTGTATGTATATTACTAATATTTATTATAGTTCTTCAAGTTCCACATCCATTTATGGCTATAACTAAGAAAATAGATTTTACTGTTGGTCTAGCATTAAAAAATTTAACAGTTAGAATTACTAATTTAATAAGTGAAAATAATTGTGATACTGATAGATGTTACGGGTTTGGTATAGCTAGTAAAACGGGAAAAAATTCAGGAATGTTTTCAGGTATGGCGTCTAAATTTTCTGGAATAATGGGGGATAAGGCTGGCGCGTTAAGTAATATGACAGGTAAGTTATCAAACATGAAGTCTAAATTTAGCGGAATAATGGGGGATAAAGCTGGTGCGTTAAGTAATATGACAGGTAAGTTATCAGACATGAAGACTAAATTTAACGGAATAGTTGGGGATAAACTCTCTAATATGCCTCCTGCTATGGCGCAAAATATGCCTCCTGCTATGGCGCAAAATATGCCTCCTGCTATGGCGCAAAATATGCCTCCTGCTATGGCGCAAAATATGCCTCCTGCTATGGCGCAAAATATGCCTCCTGCTATGGCGCAAAATATGC